TTGATACCTGATATTATTCGCGAGGAATTCAAGGATGCACAAGTGATTAATGAGCACAACAGTAAAGAAAAAGTGATTTACCAGGTATACCTTATTGAAAACCACGTTGAATTTACCATTCGAATTATCGCTTCATATTTGAATGATTCCATCACCATTGTTGCTGACGAGGGAAGTATAACAATCAGAGCTTATCAAGCCTTGCATAAAAAACTTGCAAATGAGGCATTAGATTAAAAGAAGATTAATTTGGACTAAGTGAAAGTGCTAGATTACTACGTCAATATTTAAACGCCATCTCAATAGTTTTGCCTTTTGATGGTAAGACATATTGTCTTAGATAGAAGTAGCCTGAATTATTTCTTAGGGTATAAAATCGAAGAGTTTCAGCACCGAGAACAGATCTTGAAACGACAATTCTCTGATCCATATATCTATGATAAATACAATCGGCAAAAATTCTTTGACACATTTGTTAAAAATAATTAATTGTAAGGGCGTGGGTAACCACGTCTTTTTTTGTTTTCTATTTATAGTATAAGAAAGTTGAATGATAGATTAAAATGTAGTTTAGTCTATGAATCTAAATAAATATCACACATTGACCTATGGCTCTAACAATGAAATTAAGAGTCTGCTAATTTAAAACAGTTAGATTTGTATCCTAGTTAACTACATATGTGAATCAGGCGATGATACCGCTAATCAAAAATCATCGCAAACTAACCCAAAAGGTATCTCAAGCACATATATGAAAGGTATATGATTTTATGCCAAAAGATGGTACAATCAAGAACGTTAGAACATTTTACTACTTGTTTCACAACTACATAATAATTTTAACTGTGCATCGTATTATGAGTTCACGTTGAAAGGGTGGTTTATCGATGAAAATTACACCCACGATTAGAGCAGAATTGGAACAATTTCTACAACAAGAAAACTTAACATTATCGCAATTTGGACAAATTACAGGGATGAATAGGGGAATAATAAGTAGCATTGTAACAGGTAATAAATCCATGTCTATTAACCAGCTCGACCGAATTACTGAAGCTATGGGTTTACCAGAAGGCCACTTTTACGACTTGTTTATAGAAAACTACATCATAGACACTCCCCCGAATATGAGACGGATCGAGCCATTTTTATTTCGCTGTGCGGAGTTGGACAAGTTAGATGCAATCCGTCGAGTGGTGGGAGCCATCATGGACAATCTGCTGTATTCACCCAAGCTATTTGAAATTGCAGAAGAATTATTGTCGCAGGGGCGACATGAGGCTGCATTGATACTCTATGAGGGGGTAGCTGAAGCGGAGAGATATCAACATTCGGAACGTTTGGCAGTCTGTCAATATCGCATATTCACGATTCAAATCGGAGACGATCAAAGCCGTAATATCAGGACAGCAGCAGTGTTTGAGGCTTTTGTTGAGCGCCTTGATGAAATAGATCAACTTGACGCGCTGAAGGATTTAGCTAACGTGTATAGGTCTTTGCGTAAATGGGACAAGGTTGATGAAACGGCGAAAAAAATGAAGCAGAAAGCAAAAACTCAATATTTGTTAAAACATCAACATAAGAATCGAGAGTGTGACGAGTATAAGAAGTTGAGTCGCCCTTTGTTTGTATACATTTCCTATGCTGACCTGCTGTGTGCAGGTGTCTACGAAGCCCAAGGCGATTACAACCAAGCTCTACAATATACATACGCCTATGCTGATTTAGATTGGGTTAAAGAGACAGACGAAGATACCAAACACTGGATCAGCTTGTTTCAACATTGGGCGCAAGCTAACGTTATTGTGAACAAGCTTTTATCTGGGGATATGAAGGTCTTAAATGATTATGTAGAATATATTGCTGCATCGTCAGATACAACTGACCAAGATAGGGTTACCCAACTGCTGAACATTATGATGACGGCAAACCGATACCAGATAGACGTAAATGATATACTTCAGCGTTTTGAAACGGATGTTAATTCACTTTTGCAATTGCCTCAATTTAATGATGTATATACTCAACATGTGATTCCAGAACAATTTGCACGTTTGGGATACGAATTGGCTTATTATTATTTACATCAAGGTACATACGACGATGGCTTTAAATACTTGATGTATTCACTGGTAAGTTATCATAGACTAAACAATGAGACTTATTTCATAAAATGTTTGGTGTTGTTTGAGCGTTTTCGAGTTTATGCAGTATCCGAAACCAAGGCAGCATATTTAGAATTTATTGAAAGGGTGTGGATAGCTGATGTTAAGAAAAATGGCGCTATTGATCGTCGCAACTAGTTTTCTGTTTATCGTGACGTTACCTGTTCAGACTGATGGTCAACACCAGAATATCGTTCTTTATGATCAACATGGGGGAGCTTAATAAAACTTATTGAAAAGGTGTGGTTAGACAATGTTGAAAAAAGTGGTAATGCTGATCGTTGCGAGTAGTTTTTTGTTTACCTTAGCTGTACCTATTTATCTGGACAGTCATAATGGAGGATTTCAAGTCTTTGCAACACATGGAGGAGCATAGCAATATAGTTGGAACATTTAGGTTTATTGCTAACTATTTGATTAGTGCTAAATTAATTACACTTAATCACGGTGTAGAGGTTTAGTGATAAAAAAAGGGGAACCCTCATTAATCTTGAGAGTTCCCCTTTGATTTTACTGTTTTACTGGTGTTGCTGCTACTGACGTATCCAATAATCGGATACCTTTATGGACTAGAATTTCGATTAACTTCAATTCTTTATCGGTTGGTGTAACTTCCAGCCTATTCAACAATCCATCAACTGTTTCAACGGCTACCTTTTCCTTTTGTTCAAATGTTAAAGTATCATTGGAATAATTATGTACATATTCAATTACTTCACTTGCCACATCTAAAACAAAATTAGCTTTGCCTTTATGCTGTTCAGCAATTGGAAGAACCTCTAAAATCAAATTGCCTACATCGACACTCCCAAGAATACTATCCGTATCACTCAGATTAACACCTCTTTTTTTAAACCAAGCAATAACCAATACGCCTAATAGCACAAACAACACTGTTCCACCAATAATATAGATATCATTCACTTTACATTTCTCCTTGTTATAAGAATAAAAAGAGAGGAACCTTTGTCCCTCTCTGTCTAAAGCTATTATTTATAATCTGCGACATACTGTTCAGTATTATATGCTCGTGATCTTCCTGCTGAAACATTCTCTGTACGAAGCGTTCTTTTCTTACTCCAAGTCGTTCCTTCTTTTGGATTTTTAAGAGGAGCTATCTTCTTTGTTTTTAGTGTTTCTATCTTACCGGGATCATACCACATATTTTTTATTTTCATTAGAAGTTCTTCACTTTTATTGGCCCATTCATCTCCTAGTATTAAAAGAGCTAGTTGTTCAATGGTTGGATTGCCAATTCCTCTGACTTCGAAATACTTGTGCAACTTTTTAAGAAATTTACTATAATCTGTTGCTTCTGGCATAGGTGGGAATATTATTAATCCAACCATTGATCTAATCTCATGCTTTAGTGTATGTTCGTCAGCTTTATTTTGTAGCAACGCAATGCCAGAACTGACATCAACCGCCCCTTTAATAACATTGAATCTAATAATACATCTCGAACCAACATGTAGTGTTCTTCCAGTTATCCCATTATGTAATACAAAGTTGTGTTTTAAATTGGGGGTATGACATAATTGACATCTATTACTGAAGTTATCCGAAGTTGCGTCTATAACATCAATAATATCGAACTCTTTTTTTGCTTCATCAAAATTGTTAACAGAACATTCTTCTAGCATGTTTCTTACAATTAGGGGACTGGGGGTCGAATTCTCCATCTTAGGATCATACTTAATTACAATACGGTTCCTATTTGTAAAATTCTTCAGTTTCAATCACTCTCCATACTATATTTAGATGACAAACATCTTACGAACTCAATATATAGTATAGCCCAGAATTTTCCGACTGTAAACGACAAATTAAGATATTTTATGTCGATTAATGTCGAAATGTAGATTATTTAAAGAATCCTTTGCGATACATCACAGTAATTAGCCGATAAAAGTCATAACTACCGCCAGAAGTTGTATCTACAGCGCCAGCATTCTTTGCAGCTACACATGCCTCCATTGCCCATTCTGGAATCTTATCCATAGACAACTTGGAGGTCAATTGTTTTACTTGTTCTTGCAATGCTTGAAAGTCTGCTTGTTCTTGGATTGTCATAGGTTGATCTCCCTTGCTAATATTTTTATTTTGACCCTTCAATCTATTCAATTCTTCCTGTATCTGAGGTAGAAAGTTCTTTTTAGCTGCTGCTACTGTATTCCCATCTCCCCAGAAATCCGTACCCGGGCATGTCTTACTTGATTTGCCGGGAGTGAAATCCCTCAAACGTATACCTGTCCTAGTAAACCAACTATGGTAAATAATATGATCAGTATTAATAGGAAGGTTAAATCTCTCAGCTAAACAGGCGTAGAGGTGAATAATCGTCTTTTTCTGTTCGTCTGTGATTTTATCTCCACCAGAATCGAAGTTTCCAACATGTTCGATGCAGATACATTTATTATTAAACCCCCTGATTCCAGCAGGAATTCTATTTAGGGGTCTATCAAGACTAATTGCAATTTGTCCATTTTCTAAAGTAGTGATATTTTGTCCAGTAGCAGCCCAACCTTCGGACAAATGATAATTTCTCATTCCCTCTAAACATTTAAATGTGTCTTGTTGAGCAATTCCATTTACCATTTTCCTTGTGGAATAATTGGGTGAAGAAGTGTGATGAACTTGTAAAAATTGAATAGGGCGAGTAACAACCTGTTCCTTTAACCAATTTCGAAACTCATCTCTCTCCATAAGTAAGAAGTTACCTTGTTGAATCACTTTAAATTATTCCTCCTTGTCGTCTTTTAATGCTTCATTTTCTTTTCCTTTTAGAATACGAATAGCTTGCTTAATCTGCGGTGGTAGATACCATCCCATTCTTCCGTAATTTTCAACTAAGCTAATTAATTCGTTACCTATATAGAAATATGTCACACTAGTCATTAAGCTTAATGCACCTGTTAAGCCGAGCATTATATCTACGCGGTAGAGTAGGGCAATAGTGAGAAACATAAAAACCTTTTTGAAGATTCCCCAGAAACCTTTACTAGAATTCCATCCTTTATCCTTATCATTTGGATTTCTCCTACCTTCAACATACGCTGCTGCTAAACCAGACAAATAATCCAAAAATACTAGAAACGTAAGTACAGTCAAAGCTTCGCTCCAACCACCAAATAAAAATGTTAGAATAGAGCCACCTAACGTATAAAATAAAAACTTACCAACAGATTCAAGCACATAGTTTTCCTCAATTCTTGTAATATAAAAAGACTCTCCGGTGAGAAGAGTCTTCGTAAAATGTCTCTTTTATAAAATGTACCAATACACACCAGATGAACGCCCCTTAACAATAATGAAGCTGCTTAAGTCGCTTACATCTCTTTTTCTAATCTGAGCAACAGCATTTAAATCATTCTCTCTTGCCAACCTTGGATACAGGAAGCCGCCCAAGTCTGGTCTACTAATCATTACTTCAGACTCAACATTGTGGACATTCTTGATGTCTACAGTTGAATCCAAATCACTCTTCTGGCGAATATCGATTGTTGCATCTAAATATTCACGGTTCTTTACATAAAGAGAACCCTCGACATCGTAGAAGTTCTTTACCTCAATCCACGATCCTAGGTCTGGACGTGAAACAATTGCATTGGCTTCTCGATAATCAAAGAAAGGAACTTGAACAAATGAATCTAAGTCATTATCACCGACAGCTCTGATAACAACACTACTGCCCAAGTCAGGCTTATTTACAATCAAACTGCTATCAATATCTGAAAATCTTACGCCTTGGATCATTACAGTAGATTCTATATCGCTGTTAATACGCTTATATTTGGATACGGTTAAGCTTGCATTCATTTCTGGTCTTGATGCAGTAACGAAGCTGTCGGTTGTAGATTCTCGTCTGTTTGCAACGGTTAGTTCACTTTCAAGGCTCACCTTAGGATCAACTGTTAACCTTGCTCCCAAATCAGGTTTGGATATCATTACCGATGAGTCGGGTGCAGATGTTCCAAAGTTAGCAACACTTATAGATGCAGATAGGTCGCTATCTTTGTGATATACAACTTTTAATGAACTGTTTATGTCTGGTCTGGAGATTGCCAAAGTTGAGTCGGTATCATGCTGCATAAAGTCTTTGTACTTGTGGACATATAGAGAAGCAGGGAGATAATTAAACCCAAAATTACTTTTAACCGTGAGACTACCTGTTACTTCTTTTCTACCAGCACCATAGATAAATAGAGTAGAGTTTAAATCCCCTCGTCCAAAACTATAGTTCTGTGACGTAATATATTTAAGCTGAAGAACAGGGGGCTTAAGCGATTCTCTAGTATTGAAATAGGTTGGGTGAGAACTTTCCGATTTAATTATCAATCCGTAGTTGATCAGCGATTCATCTTGCCAGCGTTTGACCAAATCAAACACATCGAATTCAATGTACTTATTCGTTCTGTTAACTGTATAGGAATCCAGTAACAACTCTATCCCATAAGGCTTGTTGGCATATGTTATACCATACTCACGCCAAAGCGTATTCGGCTGATACACTTTAATATCCGTGTCATCCGTAAAACTTCCACTATAATATAGTCGTAACTTAGCTTCTTCGAGTTTATTTAGATCTGGTACAACAACTTTCAAATCACCGAAATTCACAAATGACTCAAACTGCTCAGTGTCCGACTGTCCGATCATCATGGATTGCGTGTCGCCATAGTTGACCGTTTGCAAGTCTAAGCGACTACGTGTTGTAGCATCCTCGATTGGGTTTAAGTCCTTGGTGACTCTTGGAGCTTCCATTAATTCAAACTTACCTAGTAGTCGATTGTGTGGTCTGACTTCTAGTGTTCCAACTAGATAGTTGACTGAGGTTGATTCTAATACTGAATTGATTTCAGCATTACCTCTATATTTGATATCTACCAGACTGCTAACGTCTGCTGATCGCTGAACACGTATAGTAATCGTTGCATCTACAGTTGATTCTCTACGATAAGCAACCAACATTTCAGAATTCACTTCATTTGTTTCTTGCCGATAGAGTACAAATTTACCCTCCATACGATTGGAGGGCGATTTTATTAAAATTTCACCGCCTAAATCATTGTATACATCCAATTGCTCACTTCCTATCACATTGTATTGTGATTAAACTACCGCGCTTTATTTGAATTGATCTTGAGTTCGAATATACCGTTTGGTATTGGCTTTGCTTCAATATCTGCAACAATCCTCACATAGAATTCCTGTGTTTCTAATGGCTTGGTAAGCCCATATGTAATATAATCTGTTGCTAAAAATGGTGACTGTGTACGCGATAATTCTATTTTTACACCTTCAGGCAGTTTCTCTTTATTCACTTCTAACAATAGATTATCAATTGGGTATCCTAATTGATTTTTGATTACAACTTTCTGATCCAATGTGGTCTGACCAGCAAATATCATACCAAAATCCAAGTACTTCAGAATTCCTCCAAATGTATCTGACAGATATTCACCTGACTCATCCATAAACATTAGCCCTGTGTATGTTCCTGCAAAGGTTGTTTGCCAGTAATCTGTGTTGCCCCAATAATCCTTAAACTCTACACGCAGTTTATTATCTTTATCAAAGAACATATCTCGTTCGGATATGTTGAGATTGATATCAACAGGTGATGGTGCTAAACGAGTAAATGAACCATCATTCGGGAAGTAGGGGAGATCATTAAGCAACACACGATACTGTACTTTACCCTTATCTTCATCGTTTATTTGTCCAAGAATCTTACCGCTGTTAAACGTAATTTGGATTGTCGCTTCAGTATTGAGAACATAAAAAGATAAGTTCTGAAACTTGGTATTATCTACATTTGATTTTATTGCTAGTTGTGTGGCGTCAATTTTTGTGGGGTTTAGGGACTCTTGTTTTCTGTCTTCTATGTAATATCCGATTCTAATTTTGTCTCCCAGATTATTAAAATGGCTTTCAACCAGCTTAGATACTTCTTTATACGACATTGCTTGCTTTTTAATTGTGTTCAAATCATCAACAAATACATCTACCCACTTACCATAACGATATGCCTTCCATGTCAAACCCGAATCAAATGACAGCAAAAACTTTGCGTTATCACTGGCATTCTTTATTACAGTGATTGCCTGTAGGGAACCGGGTAGAGTGAAGTCGTTAGATTGCATAATGAACTGACTGACTGGTAAAGCACCAAGCGAGAGACTAAGTGGATTATTTGATTCATCTGTCCACGTTACAACTTCAAAGTTATTATAGATATCATCCAAAGGAGAATAATTGGCATTATACTCTAAAGAGGCTGTTGTTTTAGTTAATTCATCGGTGTAGTAGAGAACATCAACGTTATCACCAAGTTCATCGTAAAGGATAGAAGGTTCAGTTTCCAATGAAATGAGCGATTCAAGTTTTAGCAGATCGTCTGTATATTCAATTAATTTAATTTCTTTTCCCTGCCATTCCTCAGCAAGTGTAAATGGTTCAGTGTCAACACTAAACTTTATCGTTTTCTTATTCGAATTGTCAGAGTAATAGGATAGCTCAATATCGGTACTGAAATAACTCCAATCTGATTCATTTATAGTAGATACATTAGTGATTCCTCGATTTATATATGTTGATTCTGTAATAAGATCTTCAATTGCTTCCCATCTCCCAGAACTATATGTATAATAAGCATCATTAGCTTTAACCAGCAATCTTTGTAACTCATCTAGTTTGCGATAGCCATTTGGAATTACGTACTTAAATGCTGAGCTTCCAAAGTTAAACTCACAGGATGAAGGATAATAATTACTGAAAATCGGGTAAACGGGTGTATCAGTTGGAATGCCCGTGGCAACAGTCCCTTGAGAAGCACCATTCTTATAAAATGTAATGGAATTGGAAGTATAATCATATGCGATCCCAATGATATCCCCTTCTTTATAGGCCATTCCATAAGCTTTAGCACCCGGATAAAGTTTGCCCCCATCTCCATAGTAAGATACATAGTTTACATAACCCAGTGTGGCGATGCCTAACTGAGTAGTATATCCGCCAGTCTCGCCAGCAGCACTATATACTTTTGCTTCCCAATATACCTTATCTTTGGGAAGAGGTAGATTAGTCATAGCCCATGAACTATGATTCGCAGCATCTGAGATGGTCACCTTTAAACCTGAAGAATCGATCACAACAGCATTTGTCGATCCATTCTTCGATTTACTTGAATCGAAAAGGTAGGTAGTCATTTTGATACTCCTTTCTTTAAAATTTGTGATTGTCATTAATGCTACAAACTATGTAACATCTAAACTTTTTATTGGTAATATGTTTGTATTTAATTTTTGCTCGAAAACCTTACCTGAACCAATCGTTTTTGTATCTTGTACAATAAATTCACGGACATTCATGACTTCATTAGTTTCAATCACATATCCATGATCTATTCCGTTCTGCACAAAGCCTTGTTCGGTTGAAGGGCAATGTAAAAGGATGGGAGGCATTAGTCCATAAAATTGTACAGAATAGATACTAATCCAGTCATTACCCGTGGTCGCCAAAGTCGTCTCTATTTTGTATTGAGTATATGACTGATCATTCAATATATCGAAAGTTTGGGTGTCAGTTATGTTTGCTGTTAAAGAACTTTTAATGTCCAACACATCCCAATTAATCCCGTTATTTGATGCCATAAATCTAAATGTCCTTAAACCAGCCCGAAAAGAATACCGTTTGACACAAACAGCTTCATTAAACTTAAATCCTATGAATGCTAGATTATATGCACTTGGAGTAAAATTAGTGGTATAAGCAGTGCTGTCATCACCATCAAAAGCTTTCCAAATATATCCTTGTGAATAGCTAGCTGATCCAATTACACTACCATTTGGACTATCGAATCCTGACATTGTTGGAACTAGGGGCTTTTCGGCTTTTTTATACAATGAATAATACTCATCTGTATTAGTTGAAATAAGAAACTTACTTTCATACTGCTTAGCACACATCTCCATCTCACTTATTCTTAATAAACCGCCACCATTATTTTTAGTTATATTAATTCGGTAATATGAATAAAGAGTGCTATTTGTGAAGTCGAAACTTTGACTTAGATTCGTTGAAAAACTTATGTTACTGCGAGTGTCTAAAACAGACCAAGCAGCACCATCACTAGACCCTTCAAATGTCCAAGTGTTTGGTGATTCTGCATGAGAGCCACTTCTCATTGTGATTGTGTATCTTGTAATTCTAATACTAGAAGGGAATTTGTAGCACAGCCATCCAGTTGTATTACCACTTGCTGCAACCCACCCATAATCATCAACCAAATGATCGAATGCATTCCACGCTTTCCAACGTTCTCCGTATTCTGTGCTTGCGCTGGCGATACCGCTTGGAGTGGTATTGCTTGTCATTGTTGGAATTAAGTTTTCACTGTAATTTGCCACTTAAGACTTATCCTCCTTTATTAAACGTTATACTATTTACTCTGTACCGATTCATTTCAATAACATGCGTAAATGTTTTGCCAGCACCAAGACTAACGTTTGATGACTGAATATCAATACGTTTACTTAAACGGTTGCTTAAGTTTAATGCACTGTCAAAATTCATTCCGTATTTTTGAAACGATGATTCATTGCTATCTGGCATTTCAATTAGGCTTGGGATACTCAATAATTCAAACAACTTTAATTCCCCAATGCTTGTATAGTCTGTAGCTCCATTATTTGCTGTCCAATTCAATCTGTACATACTAAAAGAATTGATGTTATCAATTTCAAATACCTTGTCAGTTGTGGGTGTACTCCAAATTTGTTTGGATTGTCTGTCTAGAACTTCCCACTTCCCATCAAATCCATTTGTGCTATCATTGGAGCCTTCAAATGTCCAATTTCTAGGCAAGCGCTTATAGTAGTTATCCAGTGTTCCATTTCGAACTGCATATTTACTTATAATTTTAGGAGACGTAAATTTATATCCTAAGAATCCAACACCGCCTGAACTACTTGTAGAACAGTAGCCTTCATTTTCATCTGTTTGATTGAAAGCAAGATAAGCTTCATTGACCCCCATCGCACCTTTTGAAAAAGCCAATCCAGACGGTGCAGCGTTGTTTGTCATTTTAGGAACGACTGTTTCGTTTGAAACTTTTTTAGGAATAGTAGAGATAAACTTATTATTCGTTTTGAGTATTACCTTAATATATTTGAGACTTCCCCATGCATAATCGCCATTGTATACACCGTTTGTGGTTGTTTGAGTAGTCGTGTAATAATCAGCATCAAAAGTAGTCACTATGTTTCCATCATCAGACGTAAAATTATTGGCTATTGCACAATTAATAAAATCCTTAACAGCAGTATCTTTACTAGAAAAAACAGGTAGAAAAGAACAATTAATATATTCCAATTTTCTAACTGTTGCACCAGAAGAGTTACCAGAAAAGATAGGATATGTTGTGGGAGCGTGAGGTTTATTATCCCATACGCAATTTCTAAACGAGAGATTAATGACTGAGCCATCAAAGAAATACTCATATGGTCTGCCATCATTACCCGGAGAAGGTCTCTGTATGATAAGTCCGATAAATGTATTAGTCTTATTCATTATGAACCCCCCAGCAGTGACATTTGTCAAACTGAGGATGACACGTTTAGTCTTATCTCTAAGTGTAATTGTCGCTATAGTGATCTCGTAATTAGCATTAAGCACTGATGTAAGTCTTGGCTCTGTATATGTTCCTTCTTTAACAATATAGATTAACGTTTTATCAGTAGTAACTGAAGCAACTGCTTTAGATATTGTTTTAAATGGGGAAGTAGCAGATCCAGTATTTGTATCCAAACCCGATGTGCCATCGACATACAGAACTTTTGCGAATGAATCAATAAATCCACCAAAACTAGCCATATTTATTCACCATCCTTTCAATAAAATCGTTATTTTACTGTAATGCTTGTAATGTCAAAATACTTCTTTAAGTCTATAGTTGACTTAAAAACTTTGCCTGATACCAGTGTCCCAGTATCGCTCATGGGTTGAGAAATTGTTTTAACAGTCCGATTTAGGATACTTAGATCATCCATACCCTTTGTCATAAAGTTATCTTTAGTAGGGGAGGATGTAGTAACTGTTTGCCATGCTCCATTTAAATAGGTTTTATAAGTTCCATTGTCATTAATTAAATGTTTTTGCATTACGTAAAATCCTCCTAACTTTGGACACTTGATAGAGAGTCAACTTTCTTCCATGTAGATTTATCAATTGTTGTTCTATATAGTTTCCCATCTTCAGTCCAAGTTGGGTCTGTGACATAATCTAGCGTGTAATTACGTTTCATCTCTAAGTAATCATTGGATGTATTTAGATAATCATTGATATAGCGATCATCGTTAAACTCATCGACGGTGAAGTTAAGATTCTCAGTAGGAGAACTGAACAGCTCAATCTTGATACGTGCATATGTATTTGTAGGTGATTGGATAGAACCATCGGTACCAACTTCTGCATAAGGAGACCATTCGATACCATCAATTGAAGATTGCGTATAAATTTTAAATGTAGAAGTTGTACCATTAACAATTGTATTCTTCACTACTTTTTCAAATGATTTAATCTTATCGGCAATGTAAATCAACTCAGATTGCCAAGAACCATTTGAAGCATAAACTATCTTACCTGTGTCACTTTTCTGTAGTTCTACTAGTTGAAGCTTACCGTCTTTATAAACAGTGTTTTCATATTTACCTTTGGATAAATCTATGGGTATACCAATCTCACTTATAGTCATTTATCTCAGCTCCCAATTCAAATTATTGCTCATATTTGCAAGTAGGGGAGCATGTAATTCTTCGGATATGAGTCCATTGTTACGGATAATTAATTTCCCGTCCAAATTCTTATCAGAAGTGACCTTGATTTGAAAATATATAGCATCTCGAAAAGGAATGGAACAAATACATTGAAAATTTATGTTCACACCTTCTAATTGCATTTGTTTTTTATAACCTATGTTATATTGCTCAATTCTACTATCTAATTTCCCATATTCTTCTCTCGTAAGTAGATTGGCATCGCTTGAAGCGTTTTTGTATTGAATAATATCGTTATAGAGAAAAGTCCTCCCCGTTAACGGATATTCTTCTTCTTCAGTTTTATAGGAGATCATGAAGCGATAACCGTTAACATTGAAGATACCATTAGCTACATCGAAGTAGATCTGAGTTCCTTCTCCAATATAACCAAAGGCAAGCAATTTATCTTTTTCGATAGAGGCGAAATCATTATGTTTGTTGTTATGTGCGTCGTATTCAAGAAGGGATGTAGAATCCCAGTAGTCTGCAACCCAGATAAAATTTTGATAGGGAACGGGCGAACGACTATATTGCATATTACCTAGAATCATTTGTAACCTCCCTAAAAATAGAAATAGACAGGGAGAATATCCCTGTCTCAATCACTAATACTAATTTACAATATCTTACACGTATCTATATGAGACACGCAGCTTAAAATTCTGTTTGCCTGATGAAGCATCCAATGGTACCGCACATTGCAAGGTAACTGTTACATAGTTACCTGCTGCATCCACTGGTGTGCCGTTATTAGCTACACCTAGAATCTCTTTAGCTCCCGGCTTGAATGGTGTCTCATAAACTGTACCATCCCAATTTTTCGTTGTACTTCCTGTTGTACCGATTGGCTTAGAAGCAATTTTACCAATCTTTGAACTATCTTGATCAAGGTCAGTCTCCTGTAAAGTATCTACTTGAGCATGAAACCAACTATTTTTAACTACTTCTACTACATTGCCTACTGTATCGCCTGTACCACCTGTCATGTCACGAGTGGTTATTGTACAGTCTTCCATTTTTGCTACGTCTGTTTTACCTGTGCCTTTTGTGGCATCATATCTGTTGTTCCAAATATTAAAAGTAAAAGGTGAAGATTTAGTATCCGCATCAATAACACCGAAATCTTGTGTAATTATTTCAGTTGCATGCGTAGAATTTCGCCATTCAATTATTGGTTGAAGACCCATATGTATCACTCCTAAGTTCTAACTGTTATTGTTACTGTTAAATTTTGAATATTAATTCCATTCTTAATTGTGTTAACTCTAAAAAGATCTCCTGCGTTAACGGTCTTTGTTTTGATTTCTACTGATTTATCATCGAAATGCTTTAGTGCTTCAAAGTGAATCTTTTTATTCAAGATACTAGTCCAAGTATTTAAATCTCTTGTTTTTTCTATGTCTAGCTCTGTTTCTGTATCTCCATATGTACCTAAGTAAGCCTTGATTTCTACGATTTCTCCATTGAAAGGGAAGGCTGCTAATCCGAAAGGTTCTACAAACACATAAGAATCCTTACATAAGACAATAACTCGATCTTGTACTTCTAATGGAATGTCATTTACTTTTTCGAATAGAGCTACAGTCATCAGCCCATCTTTATCTTTGCTTACAGGCAAAAGGTTATCGCCTATTTTTTCAACTGGAATCCAGCGATTTCCATCATATCTATGTACAATTCCATCTTTACTTGTCTGAACTGTCCAACCAACTTCAGGATGTGGGTACATTGAAACTAGTTCCTGCATATCTCTAACATAAGGTTTACGGGCTATTTTTGTCGTTTCTGCTGCTCTAGTTGCATTGTTAGCTGCATTATTGGCTAAATCTGCTGCTTGATTGGCATTGTCTGCTGCTTTTTCTGCTGTACTTGTAGCAACTTGAGATTGTCTAATAATCTCTTCGAGTCTTCCAATTGCTAATTGAGTGTCGTTTAATCGTTGATATGCTTCATCTACAATATCTTGTAGAGTTTTTACAATATCAGGATGACGTTGTACCATAGCATAGATACGTGATGCAGGTTGCATGACTAAGCCTTTGCCCATATAGCGACAAAGTTTAGTTGTACCTTCAAGGGAAGGATGGACTTGGATTGCTCCAGTCTGATATTGAACAAGGAATTCATTTTCATTGAGGAAAGGTCGATTTTCAAATGTTTGCTGACTAATTTCAGTCATTCCTGCAATTGATACACCGTGAGCAGATGAGGGAAGTTCAAGCAAAGTTATTAAACCATTCAATACTACAAGTGAATCAGCACGAGATTTATACGGATCTTCGGGTGTCCCTTTGCGTGTAATCATTATTACGGGGTCATTTAACTCTAAATATGTATGTAGTTCTGGCAATATTTCACCTCCTAACTTGATATATTTATCTTTTCATTTCCTGTTTCGATAGTGGTGTTCGTATCCAACATGGTTTTTACAGGTGAACCAACCATTGCAACAGCCTTACCTTTATAGAAAACTTTAGAGCTACCTCCTGAAACTTCACCTTCACCAGAGCCGCTTCTACCGGGAGAAACTGATTTAATGCTACCTCTGGGAGCTGATGGAGCAGGGTTGGCAACCCAATGTTCAGATGTTTTATCACCAACAGTAGCTATGGGTACATTATTTATAAAAATTTTATTGTCAGAAGAAACTACGCCTTCGACATCTGCATCGGTTGAACCATGACCTGTATAGTATCTAGTTTCATGTCCACCATCGCCATCACTATGTCTTTCACTCCATTCATAGGAGAATTTTACATAATCATTTTTGGTAGATAATTTTGTTGTTGAACCATTCAATGCTACTCCAGCCATATATCACACTCCTAAATGCGTTTATATTGATATCTCCATTTAATATCTGCGTCTCCATCGACTTTGAATACATTTTTCCCAACAGGCAGGTTTAAATAGTTGTCGTTGAAATCTTTGTATCTATACGTAACAGCAAGTGTGGTTTCAATATCTTGGCGTTCATTGTTTACATACACTGTTTCCCCATCGACAAGCCCAGTAAACTTGAACTGTTCGTTATGATGAGATGTATTAGTCATGGTAAAATCACCGCTACCAACTTTTGTGATCCATATTTCAGGCTGGCAGGGGAGGTCACCTTTGTTGTGAAACACAAGTACTGGTTGAAAATGTAGGGTTATATTAGGATCAAAGAAGGGGTGAATACTGTAATCTGTCGTTTGAATGATTACACGAATACTTAATTTGGTATTGTAGAGAGGAGTGTCTTCATTTATTTCTGGTATTTCTCCACCGTTAACGCAGTTACGCCATTCAGACCAATTGTATCCATCATCTGATCTGCGAGACTGAACAACAATAGTTGATCCTTCAGGCTGTGTCTGATTCCACGATATTTTGCTTAATGCACCGTCTGTAACAATTGGAATAGTGACGGTAGGATATGTATAAATGCCATTTTTATTTGTGAGCGAATTCCAAGTAGCCATAGTTATTCAATCTTCCCATAGGGTCTAAAGTTAGATGCCACTCCAGCTTCTTTCCACTTCAGCATCTTATAACTAACCCATGAAGCATTCTTGTCATAGATTGTTTGACCATCTGCTAATCCCCATGTAGGCTCAACGTCACCTGATTCACCAGCTTGGAGACATACATAAAATCGACCATTGTCAATGACAGGAAGAACGATATCATCTTTTTTATATTGAGTAGTTGCTTGCCAAGTATTACTGCCTCGAACATCGCCAAATTCTATTTCTACTGACACTGGAAAGACTGGTTCAGTTAACCCAGAAAACCCAGTCTGGATGCATCTATAAATATGTCCGTTATCTACAGTAGGAACAATTAAATCGCCATTGGTATATTGTTTGAGTTTTTGCCATGTTGGAGCACTTGTCCCTGAACGGGTGTTTACCCATCCGATATAGTCGCCAGATTTAGGCGTTTTCTTATAGAATCGCTTTGCAATTGGATATGCCCCAGATAAAGGAAGGGAATCAACATAATCATCGCTATCATCATCTAATTTTTGAAAGTTGTCAGCTAATTCGTTTAAAGTATTCTCGATATCATCTGTTGTAAAGTTGGGCTTTTTAAGACCTAGTTTTGTTGTCGTTGTTGACATAGACACTCTCCTTTCCTATTTAGTTTGAAATTTCATACCACTTCTTCCCACGAAATTCAGTCCACATTGTCTTATTAGGATTTAAGGTAAGCTTACCATTCTCGATAATAACCTTGTGTTTATCTCCGCTTGTATCGTTAACCAACACATCAAAAGGTTGATAACGCCACTTATATACTGGTGGATTATAAATAGAAGAGTAAGCGTAGGGAGCATCGCATCTAAAAGTAAGAGTGACATATCCTTGTCGCGCACAATTATGAACCAGATTTATATCGTCCACACAAAGAGCATAATATATTTTTTCTGGATCATCAGAGAAGAAGAGAGGTTGATAATAAGATTGTTCAGTTAGCCACTTAGCAACTTCTCTAATTTTTACATCATCCCAAGTATCCTCAAAAGCAAAGGATACGTTAAACTTAAGTGGTTCTTTTTTTGTTTGTTGAAAGTATGGCTTGTCTCGACCTTTAATGGATACTTCGTTAATGGATCGTGAGGCTGCGAAGATTTCTTCTTGCATGCCAGACGACATATTAATGTTGACGATTCCGTAAAAATCGGATTGGATGCCAGCATAAGAGAAGTAGAGGGATTCGCGTATTGAAATGTTAGACCACCTCCATATTAAATTTGGGCATAATAAAAAAGCCTTTGTTTATAAGGCTTTTAATAGGGGAGAAACACTATAAAATTGGGATTTTACAGACTATTCTCGTCTAAAAAAGACGAGTTATTGAGGGATATTTCAAGTTGAAATAAGCCTACCTAATTTCACTTAACTCATCTAAAGTTTTTCGATATTTTTGTTGGCCCTTTTTTAGAGATTTTAATAAGGTGGGGTCAGAAATAGAATTGTTGTCAAGCTGCTCATGAAACTCCTTAACTTTTTTAGATGCATGATTCTTCATAAACTCTTCGTTTTTCTTTGATCGTTCCCAGAAGCGTTCAGCATCTTTTCCTTTTAATTTGGGTCTGTTGCGGATATTCACTACATTACTCTTCACTTACACACCTCATTTCTTTAGATCATACAGCACGAAAAATGCGTAATTTTTGCTCAGTACTATCTTTGGCATTGGCAACTCAATTTTCGTGTGATAAAATATAGTCAAGAAGTATATACTAAAAAAGAGCAGAGATGCGACATCATCTCCACTCTAAAACAACAGCCGCTTATAAGGGCGGTGGCTGCAAGGCGAGTCAGAAATAGACCGTTACCTTTGGATGAGGCGGTCTATTTTTTATTGTGGAAAGAAAGTATTAACACAACCAAAGTCGCAAATGAGATCATAAGCGTCAATGCTTGATATACCTCCACTGGCATCACCTCCTTTGCAGGAGACTAGCCGACCGCCCATCTAAGCCATTCCGTTGTTAGAGATAGTATAACATATTATTACGATACGATAGAACTAAGAATTAACCGCATGTCATTACTTGTCAAAATAATAAGAAATCTTATATTCACCAGAGAAATTATCCACATCAAATGTGACCTTTTTATAGACAGGAGTACCCAACCCATTTGTTACTTGCATGTCATATAAGAAGGAAAATGAGTGTCCAACTTTATTGTCTCTGATAACTAATTTTTCACTGTTACTTTCAATTAATGTGTAGTTTTTATCATTCAGATATAGGTCTTTCATTTTCTGTAGGTATTCTTCCAAATCAGAAGAAAACCTTTCTTCGCTCTCATTATAAGAGTCTAAATCAAAAGTCAGAATATCCTTACCATCATAACTCAGCCCATGTCTTGTATTAACATATTTATAATCCAATACATTAGCATAATCATCAAAGCTTCCGCTTTTAAATCCACCTACATATTTTCCATGTTGCAAAGCATTTAGATAATTATCTACCGTTGCTTTAGCTTTTTGTTCAGGAGTATTAAAATAAACTGTTATCGCTGAAATTACCAAGAAAAGTATTAAGGCAACTCCATATACTATCTTTCTTGGTGTTAATAATTTCTTTTTTGGTGAATTATCTTTAGGTAACTCAGCTACCAAATTCTCGCCAGTGTTATCAGATGTGTCACCTAATTCTTGTTTGGCTCCACATTTGTTACAATATAAACTTTCATCCTCTAGCGAATTATTGCAATTAACGCATAATTTCATTTAAAATAGTCCCACCTCTCAAATTATACCAATAGTTTACCATGTCTTGGGTAATGGGTCTATAGTATTATAGAAAAGGTGAGTAGTGGGACTAAATAAACAAAGCAACCTCTAGAGATGTTGAATATTTTCCCCTTGATACATATGTGTCATAAATAAGTTCTGGATCATCCGTTTTGAAACGATTGAGTTTGAAAGGCTCCATAGGCTCTTGAAACAATTTCTCCAACGCTGCTTGTTTGTCCCGATAATAATCGTAAGTAAATGTTGTCTTGTCGGTATATCCTTGTGAATCGATACGTTCTTTCCTTATTAGAGTGAGAAGGGATAGTTCACTTATATTGGGTGTCTTACGTTCAAGAAACTCGTTGAGTTGTTCAATTGTGTTGAGCATAAACTTCATTGAGTCGATGATGATCGTTGCTTTAGGTGAGATATCAAGGAAGTAGCAGAGCTGGTCTAGTGTTAAGTTAGGATGATAAAGAACTTTCCGAGTTTGTACAGCAACAACATTTACGATTGACATATGTATCTTCTCCTTCAATTTGGATTAAGATAGAGCAGGGTAGACAGGGACAGGTAAGATGTTTAGTTGGGCAAGTTTTTCGTTAAGTATTGATTCGATGTTGTCATAATCCCAGTAGGGAATGCGTATCAACGGGATGTTATGTGACTTACAGTAGTCGTCTTTGATCTTGTCTCGTCTTTTTTGAAGTTTAAATGATTTTTCGCCACCAAAGTATTCTATTGGTTCGTAGTGTTGCTGTCCATCAAACTCAATCAGAAAAAGAGGAGGTTCATCTTTTTTCTTCAATACAGCAAAGTCAAATTTAAGAGGAGTACGATCTCTACAATCTTCAAAGTCAAACTGAGGTACATAGGTATAATTATTATTCGATAAGTACAGACGAATCCGTTCTTCACCTTTTGATTCTGATTTCTTAGGTGGTCTACATCTTGGACAGCGCGCGCCTCCTTGAACGAAGTTGGAGGGCACAGTATTGTAAACATGTCCACATTCAAGGTGTTTAAGCTTTACCTTGTCTGAATCTGTAATATATTCGCTGACTAATTCGTAGCATCCATTAGTCAATAATTTAACTTGATGTGCGAATACTTTAGTGTCTTTCTTAGTGTAACCGTGGCATATGGGACAAGAAGCACCCGTCAGTAGATTATGAGCTGCTATTTCAAATACGCAGGCACAGTCAAAGTGTTTTATCTTCATTTTAGAAACTGTACTGATATATTTACTTAAAATTCCGTATTCGTCCATGAATTTAGGTCTTTTTGAAAGCAAAACATTAATAAAATCTTCATGGCTGTAAGCAATTCCACCATTACAGTAATGGCATCTTGCTCCACTTAAAAAATGTGAAGGTGTTGTTAAATAAGATTTACCGCACACATTATGCAATACTTTTATTTTTTTGCTTGATCCATGATATTCAGTAAGTAGGGTATACTCCGTACCTACCAACGACAATACTTCTTTTTTGAAACTTCCTGTTGTTTTCTTTGCAATCCCAGCACAATGAGGACAACCATTTTTTGCTCTGCTATAAATAGGAGCCTTCCATCTGTGACCATTTGTGCATTTCCAATTAACTTTCAAACGACTACTTAATGTTACATCAGAAGGTAATACAGAATTGCTTTCATAATCCCATTCAGATAGCAAACTTGGAGAGTTACTCTCCAGTGAGTTTGTGATATTGACCCGACGTCCAACACAATAAGGACAGCTACGACCTCTAATTCTTTCGTATGGTGGCATATCATAATTGCTATTGCAAGTTGGGCAATTCCACCAAAATTTTTTGCGACTAGAACCATAAACTTCAAACGCAGAAATTCCGTTTTTTAAAATGTCCCACTCGCTCAGCAATTTTGGACCAACAGAACCTAAAGACCTTTCTAATGGTACATTTTCTTTTTTTGTATTTACTGATTTAATTCTTGAGCATTTGTAACACCTGTCTAGGCCGTCACCAGTACTTCTATTTTTTAAGATCATTCCATAACTTGAATTCTTTGTTTCAGATCCGCAAACATCGCATATTTTAGTAACCTTATATCTCATGGTTGTAGGGGGAAGGTCGCATACTTTCACTATAAGTTTTGTTCCGCTTGGAACAGCTATTCGACCTTTTTTGTCTAGGCTTCTGGGAATAAGATATCCAAGACTTTCATAATACGTAATTGTTTTTGAGATTAAAGTTACTTCAATATGTTCTTCTTTGATACCCAACCGAATACTTCCTTTCTTTATTAGTTATATAACCTATATAACTAATATAACCATACGATTGTTTGTTGTCAATATAAGTTGTATAACTTATAATACTTTGTATCGGAGGTGTGCTTAATTTGGCAATTGATAAAGATAAAAATACTCAAGTTCTTGTAACTTTTCCAAACGATTTACTTGATGAAATAGAGATGTTCTGGCATGAAAACAAATTAAAAAACCGTTCTGAGACGATCAGAAGATTGGTTGAAATAGGTTTAGAAAAGAAAAATACTGAGAAATAATTTTATATTGAAGCGAAAATAAGAAAAGAGCCTATAATTAGGCTCTTTCATTTACCTACATATTCACTTTAATTACATCATGTATATCTTCAATGAATCTCGCTCTGTGGAATTTGGTGCGGCGTAATCAATTGGCATTTTTCCATCAGCATCTTTTAGTTTTGGATTTGCTTTATAAGTCAAACCTGTTAATTCGCCTTGATAGAAATTGTTTTTATCAATAATTGTTTCGTGCAAAGGACTTTGTTTTTTATTATTCAAAATATTCACGTTCAACGCATTCTTCTTGATCACAAGGTAGGTCGCATAATCATTCTTACGAATTACCCAGTGCAAAATAGAATCTCCATTAGCATCCTGACTGTTAATCGTTAGTTCACCACTGGCAATGGCTGCTGCAATCTTCTCGCTATCCAGTTTATCTCCTTTTGTGTATTGATCCACGTTGAAGGTTTTGCCTCCTTGCTTAACCGCTGATGTTGCTGGCTCACTTTTTGTGGTTGTTGTAGCAGATGGGGGAGAGGAGGGAGCAGGTGTTGCTCCATTGCTTTTAACCAGCTCAATTTTACCGCCACTAGCGCTTGCTACATTATAGCCCATTGCACTTGCTGTATCTCTAAGTGGAAGATACGCTTTGCCATTCACATTGATTGGGCTATCGTTTAACTTAGCTTCTTGTCCATTGACCACAATCTTTGTAGGTGTCAATGTTGCTTTTAAATATGTACTTGCTCCTGCTACGCCACTAACTGCCACTGCAACGCCAAATATTGCACCAGCGAGGAACGTTGGTATCCGTTTTTTCATTGTACATCCTCCAATTATTCGATTAGCATATGATTTTACACATACTTACAATATATATCGGATAGGAGGGAGTGGAAGTTTATAGAAAATATAAAAGACCCTCAAAATGAGAGTCTTATCAAAGAAATATTAAAAAGTTTTTTTAGCGTCGATTGGTTTTATTTTAACAAATCCATTTGTGTCAAACTCTAGATTTAGATTATTACGCAAATCAATGGATTTATTCTTTTTAAGTCTGTTTATCATTGGTGTATCAGAGAAGGGATTAGCTAACTTTTTTCTTGTCAATGAGTTATTTGCTTGTTTGACAGTACTTTTCATAAGAAACCCTCCTTCCCTTATGATTATATCACACTTTAGGGGAACGTGCGATCCTATAATTCCTTGATGAATTTAGCTAATTGCTTATAAGCAGCTTCCTTTTGATCAAGAATCTTGAAACATTTTGTGATTCTTGATGCTTTTCCTGTCTTTTTCGAATGGCTGTATCCTTCAATCTTCCATTTTCCTGAGTCTTCGCAAAGACTTAGTGTCTTAGTGGTCTTATCACCTTCAAGTGACCACTGTTCTTTACCATCATTAATTGAATATAACCAATCAAGATTATCTGAAACAGCACTAATGCTATTCATTAATTCCAATACAGTTTGGTATCTTTTAGTAGTGTCAACTTCTAAAGCCTTTTTAATACACTTTCTCAAGCTGTTTGGTATATGAGGAAGAAACTTATCTCGTAATGGAAAAGTTCCCTTCATCACGTTCTCTTCAGAAAAAGATGCACATTGAGAATTAAAATCCTCATTTCCGTTACACATCCGATATAGCGTTAATCCAGCTTGATAGATATCATATTGGTTGGTAAGAGAAGTGGTTACCAATGCATCTGGAACTAAATGTTTCATATAAATTTTATCAGGAGATGCAAACCCATTGGTATCAGTGTATTTAGTAAGACCAAAATCGGTAAGAAGAGCTCTGTTTGAATCGTCAATTATAATATTGGTTGGTTTGATATCAAAATGGACAAGCTTCTTCGTATGTACAAAGTGTAGCCCACTTAAAAAATCAAGCGAGTATTTAACAATTTCTCTTACGCTCAAAAACCTCTTATTCATCAGAGTATTCAGTGAACCTCTTGAGTGATACGGCATGGATAGATATATTTTATCAACATCTTCACAAGCGTAATTAATTACCATGATATTAGGATGACGACTGCTGTACAACATTTTAGACTCATTAAAGTAATCTTCTTTCAATTCAAAATCCGATTTTAGAATTGATTTTACAACTATTTGTGAATCGAGTTGAATATCTCGGGCAAGAAATGCTTTAGAATTAAGTCCTTCGCCACCTATCTCTCTAATGAATTCAAAAGTCAATTGAGTGACAACCTGATATGTCATAGAATCACCTCTTCTTCTAATTCACTAGCTGCAATAGCGGTGATAATACTTTCCCTTACGCTCTTGGCTGATTTACTAACTCCTTCAACATTAAGCAATTCGTTATCACCATCAATAAAATCTTTTACTTTCTGAGTAGACTCTTCAACCAAACTTGCAATTTTGGAAATTGTACCGAGAAAATACTTGTGTATACTGCAATCGGCAAGCAATTCTTGAATTACCCCTTCTAGATAAATTCTCTCAATGCTCACATTCTGAGCAGTTCCTTCGTGAACCCTGATACCAGCATAAGCAACCGAAAACTCAATGAAAATAGAATTGAGGTTGGTTCTTATATATGCCAGTTGATCGGGGACTTCCAAAGCTTTTGGGATAATTATTTTATCGTGAGTTAGAATTGTTATCTCGCCTTCGATCTTTTCAGTTATACAATAAAAAACTTCTGATGGCGAAACTCGTATTCCTATTGATCGCAAAATTTATCACTCTCCTATAGTTCTACTATACGACATATGGGAACATATTCCTACAGAACAAATGTTTGATATAGTCGCATAGTAGGAGGGAGGAGAGAGAAAGATAGTAGTCTTAAGGTTTACATAAAGTCGTAGCGAGTACCATTGAAGGTGATTTTGCCATCAGCAGAGAGGACGATGGAAGCTTTTCCGTTGGATATTTTGATGTTGCCTTGATCACCAATGATGTTTACATCTTTGCTGAGAACATTAAATTTCCCCGAGTCAGATTTTAAAAGAATACCTTCATCTGTCAACTTCAAACTTCGTTCTTTAGCGGTATTACTAGCATTATAGATAAAGTCAAAGCTTCCATTTGGTTTCTTAATCCAGCCAATACCTGATCCACCGCTACCGCCATCACCAATACCCATTCTCCAAAATGGAGTACTACTGTCTCCCGAACCTTCGAATCCAGCCTCCATTTTTGCTTTTTCGTCCATCTCGTATTCAAGTACAGGCCATTCGGTTTCATCGGTAGTCATTTGTCCTGATTGAGTTGAATTTTTCCAATATAAAGGCTTGCCATCATCTAGAGTCTTCTGTTTGCCAGCACCTTTAACTTTGCCAGTAATCCATTTTGCGGTATTACCTTCGATGCGGATATAGTTTGACCAATCTGATAATGCAGCATTAGTCAAAGTCGATAGGCGTCCTGCTACCAATGCAGAAATATATCCCATATCAGATGTAACCATGTTTGCAGCAATTAATTGGGCATCCACTCGACCTGCACCCAGAATATTCCACCCATCCATGTTTAAATCGCGTGTAGCTGTGTCTAACAGGAAGCGACCATTTGGATCAGTTAGTTGTAGGTTTTTAAATCTGGCACGACCGTCCATGTAAATAGCAGCCGGAGCACTATCATCTGTTGCACCTACACGAATACCGTTACGATCAATAACGACCACTCTATTACCACTACCAACCTGGAATTTACTATCAACAACCAGCGAATCTGACAATTCAGCACCAGTCATCCAAACTTTACCGTAGTAATCCGCGTGAAATGGAGCTGAAGACCAATTTGAGGAGCCTAATGCCAAACCGTCCTTATCAATCCTAAATACTCGCTCTCCTTCGCCAGCTTGAAAGTTACCCTTCATAAACAAATCGCCATCGGGAGAAGTATACAATGTCTTTTCGAATGAGCCATTTCGGTTACGTTCTAATTTGAATCCATCTTCATTGTCGAACGTAAACTTATTTAAAACTTTATCATTTCCGCATACGTTTGGTTCTTCAAATCGATTGAATCTTAAACCAAACTTATCTGGATTTTCCTCTAATAGCCCAAGCTTAACGACTTCACGTTTACATCTATCCTGAATGGTTAGTTTAGAGCCTTCGATAGTGAATACACCAGTCGTATCACCGATTACTACACGTTCACCAAGGATAATTTTTCCAAGAACTTGCTCTGCCACTAGGCCGTCCGCGCTGATACAAGTTTCATACTTGTTGCCTCCCGAGCGAGTCAAACCCATTGCACCGTGTGTTAGCTTGAGCCATCTCATAGGATCTTTGTCGTCAACAATTGTTATGCCAGTGTGATCAAAGGTAACTGTCTCATTAATCGCCATCTCTAAACGTTCTTTTTCTCTATTCCATACATTCTCAAACAGCTTATTCATTTCACTTGAATCAAACACAGCTTTATCATACTTGAATTTATTCAGATCCAACGTAACTCCATGAGTCCTTACATCTTGGAACAACTTATCAAATTCATTGCCCATTCTACTTACGTCTTTTACATTGGATATTGTCAGACTAATATTCGACTGTTCATAATCATACTCAACCTTAATTATTCTTGCCGTGACATCTACGCCAGTCGGTTCATATTTGATGTTAACGAAATCGCCAAGATTCATCTTCTTCCAATCATATTGTGCTTCAATTATCTCTAAGAAGTTAACAATATCAATTTCCATGCTTAGTTGTGGACGTAGCAATTCTTTGAACTTCTTCATTGTTTCATCGTACAAATCTTGCTCATCTATGTATTTACTGTCTGAGTAGTCCTGCGTAATAATATAAGAATCGCTTAACTCCATCATCTGCTCATGTGTAAAATTCTTATCATAAGCGAATGTACTTCTCAGGTTACTTATCTTGTTGGAAACGGTAGTCAGATTAGCTTTAACAGCATCAATTTCTGCTTGTTTCTGTTTAATCTGCATTTCTTTATTATCTAAACTGTATCGCTCAATAATCTTTGAATCTGTGCCTGAATCATATTCATCTATGCTAATGTTGCATACCTGAATGTATACACCCGTATTGCCACCGCTAATAGAGACATTGACATGATCCTGATATCGAACCTTACCCAGAAGTCTCCATTGATTAGAAGAAACGGCTTTATTCGATCCATCTAAACTAACTGTAACACCAGTTGTGTCATCAACCTTAATCATAACCGCATAACCAAAATCAGAAGACAATTTGAACCTACGTGAACTGCTACCAGAATGCTCATACTTCTCAAAGAACATCTTCAAATCAAATTGTTGAGATATTTTCGTATCTGCAACTACAACTTCATTTTTTACTAGCTTATCCATATCAACTTCAAGAAGAGCTAGTTGCTTTTCATAGCCTTGTTGTTCCTTGAGGTATGCATTAAACTCTGTTTTCTTTGATTCAATTAATGCTTCAAAGTCGAGTAGGGCATGACACAACGAATCACTCATGTAATCACTGTGTCTAATGACTTTCCGATTAGCATCCCGTTCAAATGGATACATGAAATATTGAAAGCTTTCTACATAGTTTTGCCCAGTAGGATTTACTTTTTCAAATGTCATGTCATCCTGACCAAACCCCTTTAACCTTGTGACTATAGGTTCAGAGGTTGAATGTCTAGTCATCGATTTTAAATACTTATTCCAACTAAAGGTCAATCCTTTATTTGTACCAGTCAGTTCAGGTTTTTGTAATGAAATGGTGTTTTTATCGGTATTGAAAATCGTTATAGCATTGTATGTTTCACCAACAGTCAAAATCGCATCCAATACATTTGTGCTTGAGAAGTCAAATGCTCTGTAAGTTAACTTGAAATCAGCATCGATATAATCGATTTTCCAAGTTGTTGGTGCAAGAATTTCATTCAATATTTGTTCGGCATGATATGATTCTACGGTCAATCCCCGTATTGCAAAACCAACCAGCAGACCAGCAGTAGAAATACAATTCAGAGTTCGAATATCGGATTCATCTGAACTAGAATCTTCAATGCTTTTAATGTAATACCAATCAACATTATTTCCACTTACCACCTTAATCAGATATCTTTCTCGAATTAGACCGATGTTTTTATTCGGTACTAAGCGATGATTGACATCGATATAAAAGGGGATGGATAACTCTAATTCATTAATATCGTGCCATGTAGTAGAAATTTTATCATTAAACGCCTCACTTATTTTGCTTATGATTGTCCTGTCTGGTCTACATAAAAAATATTGAGGTTGAATAGGTTTTAAATTGTAATCAATTTCTCCGAGCAATGTATCACCTCTTTAAATTGATGGTGGGGGAGAGGTGATCCCCACCGATTATAGATTGAAGCCATAATTATTTCCTAGAACGCCTCTCTTTGATTGTGCTTTAGCGGCATCAATTAATTTGTTTAAGATGGTCGATCCTGATTCCTTATCATTTGCATGAATTTCAACCTTTTCAAAATGAAAACTATTAACATTAGAAGCAGTAGACGTATTATTATTTTTAACAAAGTTGGGGGTAAAGGTACTCTTAACTGAATCAACGATGCCACGGGTTACATCAATGATTTTCAACAAATTACCCGTATCGCTCTTATTAAGAACCAATTCCTTTTCATGGGCTAACAGAAATTTACCGCCAGAGAAAGTAGGGGTCATACCTCCTGTATCAGCACTAAACACTTTCTGTTTAACCAGATAATCGTAGCTTCCATCTGGAAACCCCCATTTTGAGCGCATTGCATCATTTTCAGCTTTAAGAGACTGAAATTGTGCTTGAAGACTTTTAATTTTATTGTTATCTGGTTTCTTTTCGCGCTGTAATTGAACGACTTGCTTAGAAATATTTTCAGCCTTTTGCTTGTTGGAAAGGTATTTCTGCCAATCTCCTTTTTCTTTTTCCTTATTGCTGCCGTTACCTGAACCAGTTCCGTTTCCATCGCCAGTTCCTATACCCGTGTTGTTTCCGATTCCACTATCTAAGTTTAAGAAGTCATCAAGTTTGCCTTGATCCATAGTAAGGCTGTCCAACATGTTTTGCATTTGCTTACTTGTTTCCAATGATTGCTCTTGAAGGAAGGTGAAGAACTTAGAATACTCGCCTTTTAGTTCATCAATCACAGATTTTACCTTAGTCTTGTCATTGGACATGAGGTCTTGCTTCATTCTATAGAATCGTTGTTCGTCTTCAAGAATGTCATCATACTTCTGCTCAGTAAGTTCTTTTTCTCTATCGATGTTATCTGTAATTGCGTCATGAGTTCGATCTTCAGCATCTTTGGTTTTATCAAGGTACTTTTTGCGGTCTTCTAACTGGTCATTCAAGCCTTCTTTACGTAATTCACGCTCACGGTCAAGTTTAAACTTATCGATCTCTTCATTTTTTGCATCTAGCTGATCGGTTAAATCTTTCCTTTTAGCCTTGGCTTCATAGGAATTATTAAGAGCAAGCTCATTAATTTTATCCTGAATCTTTTGACGCTCATCTAGCTTCTTTTTGAGTTCTTTGTCGTAATCATCTGATTCGCTTGTACGATCCAACTCTTGAAGTTGGCGTTTAATAATCTCTTCAAATCGATCAGATTCTTCTTCGAGATTTTTTAATCGGGCTTCATGCCGCTTATCTTCAGCTTCTTTTTGCTTATCGATAGCCTTTAAAGCTAAATCCTTCTGCTTCTCAATCTGTTTCTTGTAGGCTTCAATAATCTTATCGGCAGCAGCAGATTTAATTGAATAGATAGCATTGTTGTACTCAAGATTCTTCAGAGTTAGATCTTGTAGCCGTTTAGACAATTCTTCTTTATTTTGCAAATTCAACTTTTCATTTTTCAATTGTCTCTCTACAGCTAAAATCTCTTTCTCTGTAGCTACACGTTGCTCATTTATCAACCCGATCTGAGTAATAAGCTCTTGTTGATATGCCTTTGAGTTTTCGTCCAACGATTCCATACGAGCCTTGGACAGAGCTATCTTATCAGCAGCAGCGTTAATCTTCTTCTCATATTCATCAAGATTGGAGACAATGACAGCATAGTATTTTTCTTGTTTCTGTTGTTCTAGTTCCCACCACTTTGTACTATTCGAAGCTTTCTGCTTATCAAACTCACCAGCCGTAATCTTATTTTGCTTAACAAGGTTATCAAGATTGATATTCTGAGAAACCAATTCCTTTTGCTGCGCTGTCAACGACTTAATTTGAGCTGATTCTTCTTTTCTCCAGTTTGCCGATACTTGATCATATTTAGCCTGTCTACCTTGGGACTTAGCAATGTCAGCGTCCAAGGCATCCAGCTTGTTCTGGCTCATTGTTACGTAGTTCTCAATATAATCAACACGAGCTTTATAGATGTTATCGTATGTAGTTGTTCTATTTTTTCGTGCATCTTCTTGTGCTTTTGCTAAGTCCGAGGCAGAAGGGAGGGTGTACTTGTTTTTAGATTTCCCACCAGAAACAGAAGAGGTATCACCATCATAATAACGTAATACGTTACTTACATAGTTGGTGTCTCCATAAACTTTGCTTCCCGTTTTCTGCTTTTGCATAGCTGAGAACTTCTTCATGTTTTCAACAGAATATCCACCGTTTTTATTGAAGAAATCCAAAATTCCCGGCCCCATGTTATACATAGCTAATGCAATATCTACATTACCAGTTTGATTGAGGTACTTAGCAAACATCTCTGTGCCAGCTTTTATACTGTTTTCGGTAGTTGTATATTTCCCAAGTTTGCTGACCTGCATGACATTTTTAATGCCATTAGCGCCATTTCCTGATTCTTGTTGAATGATTGCCTTAATTAATGCAGGATCTACACTATTTGCTGATGCATATTTGTTAATCAGTTCTGCGTTTTTACCTGTAACTTTACTATTAGACGATGATGCAACGGATGTTGAAGTAGGGAGGGCAGAAGCACCGGGAATGCGTGTAGCTCCATCATAGCGAGTTGCCCAATATTTGTCGTTTAGGTTGCCTTGCTTTAATCCCGAATTGCCCATTTGCATAAAGTTTCCATCACCCATATAAACACCAACATGGGAATGTGCCTTACCATTAGTATTGAAGAATACCAAGTCGCCTTTCTGCAATTCCTTTTTACTCGTTACAGCAGTACCTTGTTTTGCTTGTTCGGCGGCAGTGCGAGGCAGCTTAATGTCGAGGAACTCCTTAAACATTTCCTGCACAAACTGAGAGCAATCTGATGTAGCTCTTTGTACAAACTCATCATATGTACCTTTGTACTCGCCGTTAATTTGTTTATATTTAAACGCTCCAGAAGAAGAGAGGGATAACGCTTCTTCTATCATAGAATCTAAACCAGTACCACCTTTTGTAGTAGTGGTAACTTTTGTAGACACTAATTTAGAGGGATTTTTAATGCCTTCTGTGTACAATTCAGCTTGCTTTTCAAGAAGTTTTATCTGTTCCTTTAGGGCTTTGCCGTATTCCTCTGTTCCTTTTTTTAATCGACTCATTCGACTAGTCTGTGCATCTTGAGCAGCAGCAATCTCTTTAAGTTTCTTCTGAGTTTCCGTTAAAATTTCATTAGTTTCTGACAAAGAGTCGTTGTATTGATCGTTTTTCTTGGTGGCTTCTTTACTAATTCCAAAATTAGGATCAGAATAAATACCTAGTAATTCTTTTCCCTTAGATGCCTTTTCTTCTAACTCCTGAACGCTTTTAGAAATCTCATCATACTGCTCTTTAAGTGCATCGTTTCTGGCTTTTCTGGCTTCCTCAAACATAGGGTTATAATATACTGTCTTACCCAAGTTGAAATCAAACTTCTCTTCATAACCCAAACCCTTACGCATTTCAGGAGACAGTGCTGCGATCTTTGCGTTTGCTATTTCATCCTCAATAGCCGCCAAAGCTTTTTTAGCATCTGCTAAATCTTTTACACTCTTTAACTCAAGACCGTATCCGTTTATAGTGCTAATGGAAGCATTAATCGCATTTAAGCTCCGTTGCTTATCTCCTTCAATTGACTGCTTAATCATTTTCAACTGAGCTTCTCTTAGATCGTTGACTGCCTCAGTTTCTAATATGTATCCATCTTTGACTTTTTTCACACTAGCGGCTAATTGAGGATTTTTTTTGATTAATTCTGCAACTGTTTCTGCACTCAAATAGCCATTTTTTTGTTGATCATACAATGCTTGATTTAAGGTTTTGAGTTCGGAAGAGCTGTCGTCAAGCGCTTTGTTTAATTTTTCAAAAGCATCAGAAGCGTCATCTGTTGCATTAGCCATTTTACTATCAGCACCAGCTAATTGATCGGTTGCCTCAATGTTAGTCATGTACTTCTGATTAGCATCGTCCAACTCTTTAGATAAAGTTTGTTGCTTGCCAGTAAATTCATCAACTTTACTTTGAGCCATAGCAATCATTTGATAGTAACCTTGAATCGTTTCTGGGGATTTTGCAAAAGCGCCTGCAATTGAATTGTCATTCATTATTGTATCTAGATCATTTTTATACTTCTTTAAATCTTCTTTTGCTTTTTTTAGCGCTTCTTCATTATTTTCGTATTCATTCTTCTTTTTATCATAGGCTCCACGAGCTTCTTCGGTATTCGCTTCAGCAGCAGCTTGTTTTTTTTGTTTTAATAGTTCGATTTCATACTTGACTGCATCTTCACTGAAATGTGCGGCTTTTAATCTTTTCAATCCTTCTTCTGTTGCGGTTATACCAACAGCTTTATACATTTCTTCTAATTGTTTTTGAGCGGTTGCTTGTTGTTGGGCAGAAAGTGTACCGCCGTCCATAGCTTTCTTGTATTTGTTGATAGCATCTGCAACTTTAGGCAAGAAATCGATTTGTCGCTTATATTGATTGATTTGCCGTTCTCGCGCCTCTATACTGTCATTTATCTGTTGAGTTTCGTCACGCTGCGCTTTTTCTGCTGTACCCAAGCCCACAGCCAATGAAGCTAATAATCCAATGACAACAGATATACCCATTGTTGCTATACTTGTTGTAACGGCAGCTCTAGCAGATGCAGCAGTCTGTGCATTTATCGCAACAGTTGTTGCCTCAGTTGCTACTGTTCTCCCAACCTCAGCAGTCGAAGCGGTTCTTGAGGTTACAGCATGGGCGGCATTAGCAACAGAACTTGCAGTAACAGCGGCAGTCTCTTCGTTTGTTACGACTATCATGCCTTGTCTCATAGCTTTTACAACAATCATTGAATCAATAGCTGTTTTGATAGGAGATTTAAGTGCAACAAATGCCGCTCCTAGTGCAACTACAGCTGTACTTACACCAAAGATTGATGAAGGTATTTTTGACATACCAATAAACAATTGATCAGTAATATCAAGTATAGTCTTTATCATACTACGTAATCCATCATTACCAGCTGTGTTGAAGATATCAATGAATGACGTTTTTACCTGTGAGGCTTTACGGGAGATGGTATCCATTTGAGTAGTTAAGTATTCTAATGTGCTTCCAGTAGATCCAATAGAGTATGCTGTACCCAATAAGATATCACCGGGTTGGAGGGATGCTGCCAACTTCGCATACTGATAGACACCACGAGAAATGGCTGCATAAGATTGAGTTAAATCATAATTCTTATCGATTACCGCAATAGACAAATCCAGCAAGATATCTTCTGCCTTGCGCCATTCTTCAACGCCGTTCACAACCTTTTTAGTCTCAACACCAAGACTCTCAATTTCATTAACAGCCTTACTGGTTCGAATAGTACCCAAGACAGTCTTCCACATATTACCTAGATTTTCACCAGATAATGCGGTATTACGCATACCCGATGAAATCAAACCATTCATAAAATCAAATGAAACTCCAGTCTCTTGAGCAATCTTACCTGTTCGTTCGAAGGCAGCTCCCAAATCTCTAGCCGGGGCCATAGTTTCGTGCGCCACCTTACTCCAAGAATCTAGGATTCGACCCCCATATAATTGTGCATCATTTGTATTCTTAAGTTGGACACCATATTGAGCTAGCACCGATTCCATTGATTTTGTGGCATCTTCAAGACTCACCAAATCAACTGTGGAAAGCATAGTAGATTGACGTACTAGGGTCTGAACAACACCAACATCTTTATACATACGGCCCCAGAGACGTGCAGACTCAATTACATCAGTGATGGCGGCGGCTTGGTCGTGCGCTGTTTGGATGAACTGTCTTGACTCATTATTAACCTTCTGCATATCCAAAGAGCCTTTTTGTAGACCTTTAAAGTAGTGCTCATTTGTTTGAATATACCCTGCCATGTGACTCTCAATGTCAATCATGCCTTTGAATCCAGCAGTAATACTAGAAAAAACAGTGCCATACATCGCACCAGCAATCATATGAGCGCCAATTGATTTAATGGCGTGTCCAACTTTTTCACCAAAACTTGCAACCTGTGTACTGGCTGATTTAGCTGATGACTCTAAATCTTTAAATCCTTGCTGGATTTGTTTCATTTTCTGCTTTAGGTTTGCATCATTAATATCTAATTTTGAAGCAGAAGAGAGGAGGGAAGAGAGGTCAGTCTGATTAACATTTGAACCATATTTGGTGCTCAATCTTTGTGCGTTGGTTTCTGCTTGTTGCTTAAACTCTTTAAGATTCTGGATTTTTTTCTGATTTGCTTGACGTTCAGCGACTTCTTGCTGACCAAGTGAACGAACCCACCAGTCCTGATATTCCTTACGAGTCGCCTGAATTGCATCCTGATTCTTTTTATCGGCTGCACGTTGTCTATCCGCATTTTCCTGAATAGCTTTTTGCTGATTTGTAGCTAATTGACGTTCAGCCGTATTTACTCTTTCCATGGACTTAATACGTCCATCATACATCTGGTTAACAAGAGACTCTTGATCTTTTAGCGTTTTAGCATGATTGATTATCTCGTCGTACTTTTTTACAATGCCATTTTGATCAATATTAGCTGTAACTTTTTGTCCAATTTCTTTGTTTTCATATGTATTTTTATAACCAACTACTTGACCTTTACCATTCTTAATAGCTTTCTCATTGGCTAATGCATAGCCTTTTAGCTCAGATTCCAACTGCTGAATTGACTTTCGTTGTTTGTCATAAGCTTCAGTCTCTTGCTGCAATTTTTGTTTATGTTCATCAATAACTTTGTTGGTCTTAGTAATGATATTGTTGTCGGCTGATCTTAGCTCAGTTATTTTTTCAATACTTCCATCTAGTCTTTTATATGTAGTAGTGGTTTCACTAACAATCTTATTTTGTTGTTCCATTGCTAAATTTAACTTATTAGCAGCGGATACAAAACTATTCATACTTGATACAAAGCTCTTATCAAAATTGATCTTAATATTCAAGCTTTGAAGGGAGGGGTGCTTACTTAGAGCCTTCAATTTTTCATTGATATTTCCTATACTAGCTCCCATATTTAGGTCAGCTTGTACCAGAATCTTAAGCATATCTGCCATTACGTTTAAGTCACTTCCTTTTTTTACTTTAGAAAAATAGAAAAAAGAAGAGACTTAATATCTCTTCTTACTGTTCATCCTTATATTTAATTTGTTCTACAATTTCACAGAAACGAACATACCAGTCTCCTTCGATACCAGTAAATTCGGTTGGGCCACGATTGATCACCGATTCTTTAACAGATAGGAGCATTGCTTTTCGTTCTTCTGTTTCATCAATCACAACTTCTTCATTATAAAGCTTGTTTAATTCGGCAATTCGTTCATTATCTTTCTCAAAGGTATACTTTCCGTTTTCAATGATGAGATTGTTGTCTTTATCCCTAATCGCATAATCTAAGTTGATATCATTGGCATCATTAAGAAGTTCAGCATAATGGTCTGCAAGCAACCCTTTGAATTTAACTCTATGTCTTGTATCACTTCTGTCTGTTTTTAATTTATCTAGATAAGCTATAAAATTTTCAAGTTCAAATTTGTATAGTTTCATATTAGCTCCCTTAACATTAAGATATCTAATTGTGGTAAAAGGATAGTTTTACTTAGATTGTTTTACTTAGTCCAACATGTGACGTAGGGTTCTTGCCAACGTTCTTTATTGAAAAGAAGGGGATTATCAGGGTATTGTTTGTGAGTTGAGAATGTTTTCTTTTGAATGAGAAAATAAAATTTTGCAATTTCTTCGGATGTGCCCTCAACTTCAAAACCGTTGATTTTAGCTTTCATGTTCAACTTCTCCTTCATAGTCTTTACCGATATGGCTTTTCAACTTGCCTAAGCTCTTCCATTTGCGATCTTTAGCTGTTAAATCGTTGTAGATGCGATACATGTCGGCACTCGTCCAACCCATAAGCTCAATAATAAAATCTGACTCAAGTCCAATTCGAGTTAGATTTGTAACAAGGTAGTGTCGAAGGGAGTGAAAATAGAAGGGTGTTTCCAAAAACTTTTCCCACTTAGTACTCCAACTTCTAACTGTACTAACCTCTGCTGGTTCACCATTCGATTTGATAAACAGGTAGTCATGTTCTTTATCATTCTTTTGCATAATCTTTTCTCGTTCTACAATCCAAGCTTGGTAATAGGGCCAGAACTTTTCTTTAAATATGTATTTGTATAGAAGCTTTCCTTGCTTGCCGAACCCCTTAGTCTTAATCTCTTTAGTGGTTTCTAAGAATAGACCGTCAAAAGCAGTGTTATTCTCATCAATTATCGAAGTTGTAAACCTCAACAATTCAGAAACTCTTGCACCACTATTTGCAGCTAAAGCGAGAAGACACGCCTCTTGAGGCTTACTTAAGTCGTCGCTCAAGTGTTTTAGAAGAGCATCAACCTGATCTTCGAGCAATATAGTTTTTTCACGAACAGGGTTATTCTTGAGATTATCGATTGATTTAAGAATCACGTTACGGAAACTTGGATATTCGTCATCAAAAAAGTTCTCAATAAAGTTGGAAAAGCTACTTAAACACGATTTCATTCTACCGAAACGCTTAGGACTCCATTTTAACTCTTCAATTGCATAGCTAAAGAAATCGGAAAATTCAATCTTTTTGATATCTACAAAAAACTTATTGTCATTCTCAAGGAGATTCCAAGTGAAGAATATGTTCAAATCACTTTTATATCCTTTGATCGTTCCATCTGAACATTTCATATTTTTTTCTTTTATAAAACGATTAATCATTTTAACGTTCTTTGGATTAAATTGTGCAGTTAATTCTTCGTTTGTTATTACCTTGAAAAATGTTTTTCTTGCCATTCACATCAAATCCTTATGTATTATTAATGAGTATTTAGGTGAACTCATCACGGTATTTTGCAAGCATATAAACACACTCCCTATGTTTGTATAAAATAGCTCTTTTACTTAACTTCCACATCAAGTCCTTGACGTGATAATCCCCTATGAAGTGCCGCAACATGAGCATTAGTATCATGCAGCTTCTCGACAGTCTTCTCAACGAATGGGCGAGGACGATCAGAATAAGCGAATTCGAAATCGTAACCCTGACCAGTTTCTACAACTAGACCAACATTCTTACTTCCATCCATACGATGACTTTCAATGGATACAATATCCTGTCCAATCATATCGACAATCATATTGCGCTCATCTGTTAGCCCTCCTTGATCACGTTGTCTTTCGTAGACTGTGGGAGTATATACATCATAAACATTATCCTGTATTGACTGTTCCATATTAACTTTTACTGTATTAGCGACATCGACTTGTAAAGATGAGGCGATTTTTTGCTTCAATAGTCTTTCCAATTCAGCAAAACTATTCGCTGTTGGCATTAGAGTTAGCCTCGCTATTATTCATTTCTTCGTTTGCTTTTCTTTCAATCTCAGCAAAATTATCTGCTATTTCCTTAAAACGTTTCTCTAATTTTTTGACCTCAACCTCAGGTAATTTATTTGCAACTTCTACGAAAATGTTTGTATTCAATAAATTCTCGTACACCTTAATCAAAGTCTGAAAGTCATTCTTGTTGGGAATGGGGAGGTCTGTAAATTCGCGTAGCATCAAAGTAGATCCAATTTGTGACGCAATTTGGCTGAATGTTAATTCAGTAAGTTGCGCTTTTTCAATCCCTTGTACAACTTCTATTAGTCCTGTAAAGATGTTGTTGATTGAACTTTCTTTAAAATTTTGCTTAACAGTCACCTCAAATTGACCATCCAGAATGGGATATGTTTGTGTCTGTTCTAGCTCTTTGCTGAGTTTATTCAATTCTGAAACTGTTAATTTTTTAGTCAATAATCGCACTCTCCTTTATTGTGGAAATGTTTCATCCAGTACTTTAGACCATTTTTCTTCCCATCTTTTACTGTCAAACGCCATTGAAACTTCTCGTGCATTCTTACCAAATGTTTCGGCTTTGTCTCTATTGCGATATAAATATTCAATTGAACTACACAGATTATCTACGGTGGGCTTAATCAGCAATCCATTATATCCATCAATAATTAGATCACTCAATCCACCTACACAACTAGCTATAACTGGTTTTCCAAATGCCTGTGCTTCAATGCAGCTCAAACTTGTACCTTCTGCACCAAGAGTGGGGATTAAAACTATATCTGCTTGTTCGTAAGCACGATACATTTTATTCATATCAAAATGTTCCCATCGAACTCGATCTTGAGTATTTACCCATCGCTTAAACTGTTGCTCACCTTCAATTGTTCCTCTGCCTACAAAGTAAAATTCCATATCTTCGTACTTGGGGAGAAGTTTCTTAGATGCTTCAGCCGCCAACAAATATCCTCTTAATTCATGAAGTCTACGAGGAATAAGCACTGTAAACTTACCTTTTCCTTTTTTCTCTCTAGGTTTAAAGGTGTCGGTATTGACATAGTTCGGTATGTATTCAAACTTATCATATAGTTTTGGATATAAAGCTTTAGTCCAACCAATAGTGTTTGTATCTACAGAAACAATTTTTCCTACACGGCGGTAGCAGTCTCTAATGTATTCGTTGTACCCTTTAGCGTGATACCAGTCTTGAATTTCATTGTCCCACCAAATACCATGTGAAATAGCAATAGAGTTCTTTCGTGCTTCGGGAAAAGCCAGAGTAGCTACAAAATAGATAGTGTAATCATAATTTTCTGTCCGTTTATGAAACTCAATTGTTAGATCTGGAAAAGATTCTTTGTCACCAATGGGGCAGGGGATACCAGTTATTTTTACATCCTTGAAGTTCTTTACCCAAGGCGTAGTAGATGCTTGAAAAACGTCTACAATATAATTCTTTTTTCTTAATAGACGTACAAGATCTATTAAATACCTTTCGCCGCCACCCATTTGAGTATATGTTCCAGTTAAATCAAAGAATTGCGTTGTTAAAAGTGCTACCTTTTTCATCCTTTTCTCCTTTGAAAAATTCCTTAATAGCGCTGTTAATAATTTCAAATCTATCATCCCATGAATTGTTTTTGGCCATTTTTTTAGCTTTATTTTTGTATTCGTTACACTTAGATACTTTAATTGCTTTGCGAATATTTTTTATGAATTCTTTATGGTTTCTGCTTACAAATACAACATCTTTATAATCATCCATTTCAGGAATATCGGTTGCTACCACTGGAGTACCATGAGCAAGTGACTCATAAACTTTTAAGGGATTACTGAAGTCACTGATTTGACAGCGTTGGAAGGGGAGAAGGGTAACATCAGCGTGACAATAATAGGCTTGAAGTTCTTGGTACCCCTTTGAACCCAAATAATGAACCCCTTTAGGCATTTCTTTAATACCCCAAGGAAGTCCAACAACAAAAACTTGATATTTCTTCGCAACTTTCTCCATAAGTAATAGATCGCACCAATTGGATGTGAGCGCACCTGAAAACAATACAATAGGCTTATTCTTTTTAGTGTATGGATTCAAGTCTTCAGGAATAGGATAGTCGAGATCTCCTAATTCTTTAAAACAGGCATTTCGAACCAAGTGTACATTTTTATGTTGTTTACTTCTTAGTTCTAGCAGGGGTTTGGAGGCAGCCAATAAGATATCTGCCTTACTTATCATGTTGTCTTCCTCATGTTCATTTTCTGGGAAATTGTCCAGTGAATCATAAATAACCAAGTCGGCTTTAATACTTTCTAAATCTGTATGTCGCATAGCCCAAGATGAAAAGTAAATATCAACTTTAGGGTGTCTTTTTAAAAAAACCTCCCAATTATGATAAACCTCAAGTGTGTCAGAGATGCGATCACGCACTTTATCGGTTCGCTGTGTGTAGTTAACCCAATAGACCATATAACCATTCTCAGAGAAATACTTCATTAAATGGTGTGGTCGTTGCTGCAATGGCTGGTCGTAATCAATTGTATTAGCATAAACAATCGTTTTTTGTTTCATTTATTTCTCCCTAAGATATTTTTCTAAACATTCTGGACTCATAATATGGTTCGAGAATGTGCCTAAATCACAAAAAAGCTCAAAACCTTTCTCTTGAGCCATTTTACAGAAGTATGCGTCTTCTCCTTGAGGGTGAAAGCCATATTTTATAGATTTAAATACTTTACGGCTTAACATAATAACTGCCCCTGTAAGATCAACTCTTATGAGAGATGAAGAGGGGAGAGAGGGTGCATTTTTTACTTGGTTGGTTACAACATGTTCATAATAGCCCTTACTATTGATCTTCATGATGTTGGGGAACAGGTATGGTTTCTCAGGACGAACAATGTGTCCATTCCAAATCAATCCTGATATGATATCCTTGTCCGATTTGAGTAGATTATTAATGATATCAGGTTGCACGAGGATATCTGTGTCTATAAACATCAGATAATCAGTTTTGGTTTTTGACATGATATAATTCCGTAATTTACTCAAATGAGTATATATGAAGTTGTTTCTAATGTTTAAGTCTCTTTTATCTACAGGAGCATTTCGATTGTACACCTCAACTCTAATATTTCTATATATGTGCCTGTATTGCTTTTTAAAGTTGTACAATAAATTTAAAGAATTATCAGTTGAATCATTGATTACAAATATGAATTCAATTAAGTTAGTAGGATAATTCAATTCCAATAAGCTTTTTAGATATTTATCTAAAATCCACTCCCGGTTACGAACAGGCGTTGCAATTGTAACAGTTTGGTTCATATAATCTCCCTTGTAAAAACAAAGAGCCGAAGGGCAACCTACGGCTCATAAGTTCTTTACTTATTTTTCATAAATAATTTCTTCTTTCATTACTTCAACCCCATTCACGGTTACAGGGAACAAATCAAACGTCAAACTGAGAGAACTTGGATCTCCAGAAGGGGAATAGTTGACCGTGTAGTTTGGCTGAAGTTTAGCCTTGCGGAAAATTTGTTGAGAGCCGACCATCTTACCAGCTTTCTCATCAGCATACAAAGTGTCTCCAGCAATAAATACGTATCCCGGAAATCCTTTGGTTGTATATGAGAGTTTTGCTGCATTTGGAGTATTGTATTGATAGTAAACCTCAACATCACTGCCAACTTCGATAGTTGCAGTAGTGTCTAATGTTACTACATTATCAGTAATGTCTTTAATGGGTTGTGCGTCAGCCATAATCCCGTTTATGTATGCAAACACCTTAACATTAGTTTTATCACCAATTGGTGTTTTGTCTAAAGTGATCTGTTTTGCTCCAGAAGTACCCTTCATAACAGTCAGAATTTGAGACTTATAAAGATCTTGTGCGCCCTTTTCAATAGGTTCTCCAGCCAGCATAGCAAGATGCTGCAAAGTGAAGATTTGAGTCTCTACTTTTAGTGTAGAGTCCTTTTCACCAGACCAAGCAATACGCTTTGGATTCCCATCGCCACCTCTTGCAAACACTGTCTCTGATGTCCATTCATTACTTGTAGTAGTAGCGTAATCAAAAGTCATAAGAGGTGTACTTGTTACAAAATCGAAAATTTGAAGATTGAGATTGTTTCTAGAGCCGTAGCGTCCTAGTTGTATTGCCATAAAGGATAGTTCCTCCTAATTTATACTATAATTTTGTTTTCTCCATCCACTCAGGGATAGAGTTGTCTTCAGGTAAGGTTTTTTCATTAGACCATACTGGTAAGAGTCTGTTGTAATTTTCTTTCTTGTTCACTCTTTCAAAATGCTCATAAACTTGATACACCGTAAGTGAGCCAACATTAAAAATATTGATCCCATTTCCTTCGAAATTGCAGAGGATAGATAAAATATCTTTGAATTCTAGCTGATTATCCGTGTTATTGTTGTTTATTTGCGACTCATACATTTGCATTCTTCTATAAAACTCTTCTGCTGTACTATTTGCTGCCTCTATTTTTTCTTGAGAGTTAGATGATACATTTAGTTCTTTTATAACTAAATCAAATTCTTTATAATTGCTTTTGTTTATAAAATCTTTTCCATCCAACAAAAAACAGGATGTTTCAATATTGAAACTAACATGACCTTTAACGAAAAAGGAGAGAGCTTTACATATTTCATTTCTAATAGACGGAACTTCGATTAGTACATCATAGTCAGACTCATTCTTTATATTTGAAAAACTCTTCTTGTCCAATCCAAATAACCCTACTAAAATTTTCTCTTTATCAAACCCCACTAAAGCTAGATTAACTAAATAATTTAAATATCCAATTTCACCGATCTCATGAACTGTGGGAGAATACACGGATATTCCCTCTTTTGTTGTATAGGGTAAACCCAGAAATGCTTGTAGGCGATCAATAGTCAAATAATCACCTCAATTAAAATCCCAAAGTTTGTACTTTATAAAGAATCCTACGTATTTCTCATTAACAAATATTTCATCCATGCGATAAAACTCTAGTTTTCCAATACTAAGATTTGTATTCTCATTAAACAGTTCATCAATGGAGGCTAAAATATGGTCATATCTCAAAATTTCATAATCAGTTAGAAGTAAATCTTTATGTATCAATACTTGAAAATGAAGCAGGCCCGATTTGAATTGCGTACCAGCAGGACGGTAATCTTGGAAAGAAAATGTCACATACGAGGAAGCTGTGTCAGCCAATTTGGGAATATGGTTAAAGGGGAAAATGTTTTTATTGATTAACTCAGAAGTGTCTTCAATATCTGGTTGATCTAAATAATTGCTTTGTTCGTACCAAACTGATTTACAAAGTTTCTGTGAACTCAATAAATGATTCAGTACGATCAATCGATTTTTACCCAATTCCTCAAGTCTAGACATGTTAGTTCACTACTTGATAATCTCTTACTAACTCATATTTCAAAAATCCTCCAGCAACCGTATCCCTTGAATCATCGAATGTTGAAGCTATCTGAATTGTACGTTCAAGTGTTTCAGGATTTGTACGATGAATTTCTTCGCCCAAACTGTTACGGATAACCATTCGATAATAGTTACCATTTGCTTGTAAATTTCCAAGTTCGTATTTAATCGATATACATTCTAATGCTTCCATTGCTGAACTTTTGTCTTTATGAGTTGTTTTACTGAATGCCAACTTGAACTTATTGTCTGTGGCTATTGAATAAGCATAAGCATATTGAGGATCAATTGCGACATCTAAATCAGCATCAATGATCTCAATTGTTGGTGTAGCACTAATTACGATATCTCCATCAAGTCCAGACGAATGCTGTTTACCGAAGGGGAGGGGAGGAAAGATCAGCCAATTGTTATATACGCCCTGCACAAATTGTTCAGGTTTTAGTTCCCCAAAACGAAGAATTGCTTGCATGGTCACACTCCTAATTCTAAATAATTGATTTTATTTCTATTTTTTTATTTGTATAAGCAAGCTTTGATCGGTTCTCACAGTGTAGCAAGAAGAATCCTTTTTTATTGTTTGCTTTAATTTTACACGTATGTAATATTTGGTCTTGCTCTAAAATGGAGGCGAGTGAAGAGGGGGATGAACCGTCAATATCTGTGATCCAGTAATTAGTAATATCATCTCTTTCGATTCCATTATTAAAAACCGATGACCTAAAATTTTTAATCATATTGTACTTAATACTGTCATCACCATTAATCTCACATGAGTAGTTGTTAGTAGTTGAAGCAGTTATATTTATTCGAAGAGTCTTTGTGATATCTCTGAATGAGATTGACACTTTAACAAGCCCTTTTTCAATTGGAGTCAGTAGACCAGTAGGAGAGATTGTTGCTTTCGATTCGTCATCAATAACAAATATCAGTTCACCACCGACATTAACAATTTCACTTCTATTTTTAACCTCAACATTTATTTGCAGTGTTTGTTTTTCTTCAATTGAAACATAGTCTCCATTGAGAATAGTTAGCTGGTGATCGGCAACATTACCATAATAATCAGCAATTCCTAACTCAAGATTATCTTTTACGGGATTGATGTCTCCCGATGAACGCAAACTTAAATTTACAATACCTGCGTCACCTACGCTATCAACATCTATAACTTCAAAAGCTTCACTGCCAATAATAAATCGCATTTCTTTTTTTATTTTTGAAGTGAATTCATTATATTGAGTTGCAATTTGTCGTCGAGCAGTGGGTAAAATCATTGTTTTACCTTCTTCTATCCCAATATTGGAACGAATGTTAGAGTAAAGCACTGAAGGTTGAGACTGAATACTACCATCTTCATCAATCCAACGTAGTTCGATATTGCATTCTTCAAGCTTACTTCGTTGATACATCTTATTGAAATACGGTCTTTGAGTTACTAAAAAATTTAGCTTATTACTGATCTCAAAAACTATATCACCAGCTTTATAGTCACCGTACTTGCCCAATATGTTGAATACACCATCTTTGGTGGATTGTTGAATGATAACTCTTTTAGCAATACCATCAATTAGCACATCGCTGGATTCAGGAGAATCAGCTAAAAGCTCATCAAAACCACTTTGAGCGAACAAAGTAAAATCACCGTTTTCAAAACCGCTAACTCTATTGTGAGACCCCATTAAATACCATGATTTAGGCATGTTAATACCTCCTACTATTCATAGTAAGAGTTCTTTTTGAGTTTATTGAACCTGTCAGCTATTTCTTTATCTAAATTGGTTAGCCTTATTTGCATTGTTCTTTTGGCATCACCCATACCAGTCAGTCCAATATCCTTACCAACGATATTCGTTAATTTCAATACTCTATCTAACTCTCTACTTAAATAATGCCGATACATAATCGCGCCTAATTGATTAATCAAGATATTGTTCAGTTGAGAATCGAATTGTTTTAAGTCTTTATGGTAATTCAATGGGCCTAATTCTAGCTCATAGTCTGCAACAGCTAAAAATAAAAATTGTTCAACTAAATCCTCTTCTAACAAAACTTTAGACTGAGGTCTTGAATAAAAGTTTTCAAATACCTCTTCAAAACCTGTTCCCAAAAAGCATCACCTACTTAATCTCATCTTCCATTGTATAGCCTGTATAATCTTCCAAGAATTTAACTTTAGCTAGATCATTGAATTTTGTTTCTTTGGCAAATTGGATCACGGCGAACTTTTCAGCTTGCGTTTGAACGTTTGATTGAATAGTATTTTCAAATTCTTTTTTTGCTTTAATTTTAAAAATCTCAGTCAAGAATTCTTTTGTTAAAATCTTTTGTTTCTCTGTTTCGTTTTCAAACCCAAGTAAAATTCTTGTTGGTTGATCTTCAACAAACAGTCGAGCATGAGAGCCATTATTGTCTTTACCTACAAAAAGTTTGTTGCCATTATACACTTGCGATTGGATTTCTTCGCGGGATAAGCGAACTTGACCTTTTGCGGCAATTTTAACATCGCCAACTGAATTAATGCGAGAGAAATATACATCCCAATTACACAGATTTTTTACCGATACCTTTTCATCTAGATTTAGAGTATCTTTTGTTACTACATCGGTCATATTTAAGCTCCCTTATGTTATTTACAGGTGTGAAAAACTCCACACCTGTATTTCATTATTTATTAGCCTACTTGTTCAATTTCGAAGTTGGTATCAGAAATAAGTCCAACTTCATATTCACGACCTTTTGCAAGGTCAGCCCCAATTTCCATATCAAAACGAGTCATTTCTGTCCCTGTAACTACATCGTTACCGGACATAGAAGAGATACCACCACGTTTGAAAATTTGAAGAGGGGATACAGTAGCTTGAGGAATTACAAACAACAAACCTTCAGGCAGATATGTATCGAAGTTATCTCCAGCAGCATTCATTTTAGTCAAATTATACTGATTCGGTGTTTCAACAATAGGGCTGCCATTATACGTTGTAAGAAGTCCGCTTTGACGAATTTCCTCCATCACAGCTTGGGACAAGAAATTGTTTTTCGCGTCAGTTGGATCAGCTTTAAATCCAGCAAATGAATTGAGTTGAGACACAACAGAGTAGTCACCTGTCAGAGTAGGACGACCGAAGCGGCGAACTTTTTTGACAATATCATCAACAGAAGTCTTTGCAATACCAGCAGTTTCTGCAAAGTATTTTACTCCAGTTGCATTTTTAATACCGTTGTATAGAGTAGTAATAACATATAACATCGCTTTGTTCATCATATCTACTTGCACTTGTTGCAGTCCTTCAGACACCTTATCTAGATTTCCGCTAGCAATTTCACGGTAATTAACAGCATAGCCAGAGGAAATGGTTTTTGTGACAATTGGATATTCACTCCATACGGTTGTGCCAAAGTTTACATCACCTTGAGATGCTTGAAAGTTACTGCGGATAGATTCATGCTTGTAGGTTTTAACCATGGCCTGTTCATCGTAACCAATCTCTTTAAAGGTACCCATGAAATTAAAAAGTTGGATTTGAGTTTGAAGATGCGGCTCCAAAGCATAACGAACAATGGAGTTAAATTCTGCTTTCGCTGCAAAATCACCATTGTGAGCACGAGAACAAAGCTCTTTAATTCGATCAAAAGTGACATCAACTTTTTTACCGTATTTAGTTGTATCGTTTCCACTTACGAGAGCGGAAAAGATTTCAACAATTTGGGATTTTGGGTTAAGCTTATTGTTTACTGAAAAATCTTCATCTTTACGAAGATTGTTGAGATTTAGTTCATAAATGCTATTTTTCATTGATATTAAAACTCCTTAAATTATGTATTAGTCTCTTACAATTACAATGCCGTAAAAACCTTTTTCGCCAAAAGAAGTTTTCTCAAGGACTTTAATTCCAACCTTATAATCAGGGTCGGCAGATACCTTCCATTTACCTTTTGCTTTAATGCTCGGTGTGTCGTCCGTATCGTCACAAGGGACAAGAACATCATTTTTATTAATAGCTGCATAATCATCTTTTACGGTGTCATATGACAATTCAACAGGCAAGCCAGCCAAATCAGCAAGTTTAAATGTCCGTGCATACTCACCAATATTAATTTTATAATCAGCAGAATTGCGAATTTCGGGTTTGTCGATGATATTATATACAACATGTACATCGGTACTTTTTGCTTGAGTGGGTGTTGCGGCTGTTGGAGCTAGTCCTGTAGCGTCATCGGGAATAACGACATATCCATTTCTAAGTTCAATAGTTGCTTTGGTGCGTGGATTATTGCGAACTTGCTTAAAGGCTCCGATTGTTCCAAACTTAAACATTATTTATTTCCTCCAATTTTTAATAAAGATCTTCATACGGCATTCTATCGTCATTATTGTTAAGCTCTAAAATGTCTCCATAAATATCTGCCGCTGAATTCAATTCTGCTTTATTATTTTTACTTTCTCTTTGTTCAAGAATAGTCTTTGTAATAAATGAATTGATCTCTGACAAAATAGTTGCCATTTTTTCTCGTGAAGGTTCAGCACTAAATGTCTCAATTTTTGCTTTTGCTACTTCTTTTTCTTTATCTGTATAACGTGCAAGTGACTTATTAAGCTCGGCTACCAATTCTTTATCTTCAGTAGTTTTTTTAAAGGATTTAAGCTCGTTAATCTCTGAAGTTAGAGATGCGATTTCAGTTTCTTTTTCTTGTAAGGCAGTCTTTGTGGAATTAATTTCTACTGTCAATTTCTCGCTTTCTGCAAGCGACTTATTCTTTTCGTTAGCCAAAGAAGAGTTAAGCTCGGAAATCTCAGTGTCCTTTTCAGAAATAGTTTTTTCCAAAGAGTCAATTTTGTTTGTCAAAGAGTTGATCTCATTTGTTTTTGTCTCAATCTTGTTATTTAGTTCAACAATCAGAGCATTTTCTGTCTTGTCCATTTTTTTCTCCTTATGTGTTCTATTGTTTAATTCAAGTAAAACAGCATTATCATCAGAAGGCTCAATGCCTAAGATAGCTGATCCTGAGTAATCGTAGATCATAGGCACTCTGCCTTTTTCTTTCCAGCCGCCGTCGTAAATAATAACTTCGTTGCTACTATCTTTTTTTTTGCCTATTTCTACACTTGTTTCAGGAAGATTACCATCAAACATTTCGCCTTTGAGCCAATCAACAAATGCAGAGTATCTTTGTTCAAATATGTAACCTTCGGCTATTAATGCTCGTATTGTCTTGCCATTGACTTCTACATTGTCAACATAGGCATTGTCCGTAACACCAACTACAACACTGTCTTCGAAAACTGGCTCATTGTCTTTGATCTCACTTAGATATCCATGACCCCAAGGTTCCGACATATTGTAGTCTAAAAATTGAACAACAATCGGCATGTTTTTTGCACTTTCAATATTGTTATTTACATATTGTTCATTCCAACTAATGCCGTTTTTATTCCATTTTGTCGGATCGTTTTGTATTTCATGTACAACCCAACGCACATATCGCCTACCTGAAGCGTTTTGCTTTTGTGATAATTCTAAAATCGAGTTTATCAAAATTTATATCACCTCCTTTTTCATATAAAATCTAACAATATCTTTTTGATATTTTTATAATCCCAATATGGTATACGAATTAAACTAATTCCATTTTGTTTGCAGTAGGTATTTTTAAGCCCATCATTGTGCTTCACTTCTTCAAAATATTTATCTCCACCAAAGATCTCAACTGGTTCAAAGTGTTGCCTACCATCAAATTCAATTAAAAACTTGATTTGTTTGTTATTATCGAATATTGCAAAATCAAATCTCAAAGGATTTATGTTTTTACACTCGGCAAACTTATATTGTGCTGTAAAGTGTATTTTCTTTTTTATTAGATAATCTCGTATTTCTTTTTCTCCTCTTGAACATCCGATGCAATTGTTACATCTTTCTCCTTGTTTAAACTTAGTAGGAGTGACAGCATCAATGTTTCCACAAGAACAAATGTAATCAACTTTAGAACTTTGAGATCGATAATCAGACTTTTTGGTTAATAGATAACAATTTTCTCTGAGAAACAAATTAAATATTTGATCATATTCCACTTTTCTATTCATAGATGAGCTTTTAGTCCCACAACTACGGCATCTTTGTCCTTGTTGAAAGTTGTTCCATATGATCTGAGCTTTAGTTCCGCATGAACATATATAATCTAGCATTTGTTTCCCATCGCTGTAGTAATCACTTAATAAAATACAACCTTGTAACGAAAACTGTTCTTTTATGAAAGACAGACAATGTTTTTTCTTTTCCGTTGTTTTATTAATACCGCATTTATTACATCTGTTACCACTCTTAAAGTTAGACCAACTTATGTAGTCAACATTATTGCACTTACACTTATATTTCATTTTTGTATGAGCGTTAATGTATTCTTTTTCTAATAGCTCACATTCATTCTCTGTGAAATAACTCACTACAAACTCCATGCTTAGTTTCCTCAATCCATGTTTATCCTTCCTAACCCATTATTTAGGACGACTATTAGCGTTATTAGTTTTAGATTTGATAGTATTTTCATTGGTGGGATTATCATTACTTGGCCGTCCACCATCTTCTGTTGCTGTAAAAGAGGTGAGGTGTGGTTTGTATTTTTCTTCAAAGTCTTCTGCGATTTCATAATCCATAAGGGCAAGATATGCATCTGGTCTAAAGCCAGTTGCGCTAATCCATGCTATCAACGACCCTTTGCCCAAAGTGTATAGGTCTTTCATGTTTGCGATAGTTTCACTTCTATTTATGTAAGTGATAGGGAGGTAGTACACCTCAATTTGATCTTTTGGATCTTGGATTATGTTGTAGTTTATGACCTTGTTAAATTCACTTTCGAGTTGCTCAACCCATGAGAAAATTTCAGCAGCAACCAAATCTAAATTTGTTTTTTGCGATGTAAAATTTGAACCTTCACCATTTAAAGCAGAACCAGCAAAACCTAAGTCGGTTGCAATTTTTTTAATTAGTGCTTCTTCTGAATTAGTTTTCAAAAGTTCAACATTTGCTGAAACCTTATCTAATTTCGTACCAGCAGCCACACTAAAGAAACTTACTTTCTTTCTGTTGCCTCTAGCAAACAAGGCATTGCGGATATTATCGTGTTGATCTTTCTGTTGTGTATTTGTTAAAGAAGACGAACCTTTAGTGTCTCCTTCAGGAAAGGTCTGATAAATAATCAAATTATTATTATCATCCAATACGCCTCTTTTAGATTCTGTGAAGTAATCTTCGTAAAGCATATCGATAAATGCTGCAAGACCTAGCGGTCTACCATAAGGCTCTTCAATAGATGCTCTTACTTTAATAGCAACAGTTTTTTTATTGTCCAACACAACCCACTTTTTCGTTAAATCCTTTCGATACTCTTGATATCTCTTCCTGATTTCTTGGGGATAACGTTTCAACTTTAAACTGCGACCATTACTCAAAAATTGATCAAAATAGGATAAGTTAAAAGCAACAACATAAGAGGAATTCAATGTACCAATTATTTTGCAGTAATCAGTAGGCAAAGGCATAAAGGCACATTTAAAATCAAAATCATTGATTTCTGATATTTGGGATATATCATGGTCTTCTAGTGTTGAGGGCAGGGTAGGGGAGAGTTCAGTGTTGAAGTAATAAAAAGAAAGTCCATCTATTGCAGATTTCCTGAGTACATCTCTAATAATAACTTTATCCCTGACTTTTTTAAGCGCAGATTTATATTTATCTACATTTTGCTTGGAAGTCTTATGATTATTTTTGTTGTGACTATAAACAACACTATCTAGTGTTGGGAGCGAAATCATATAGTCAATAACATTAGTGTAAACACCATTTGTGTTATACATTCTTCTAGACAAATGTCTGAGTTCGTAGTGGTATTGCATTGGATCTTTTAACCAACGTTTGACTTGTGAATTAGATATTTCTCCACTATCGCCAATAAACAATTCAAAAGATCTTAGGTTAGAATTCCACTCATATAAAGATGAGTCTTTTTCATCTTTCAGTAGATTCACCTCCTAGTTGTAAAAGAATTGGAAATCATAATCATCGTTTTTCTTTAATTTTGTTTCAAGATATTTAGCAAAATAATTGCAGTATGCTAAACTTGAGTACCTGTCTTTTCTGCTTCTGCCAACTTCCATAAGCTTCACGTAACCGCTTCTGATTTCATACTCAAGATTAACCATTTCATTCACCAAGATGGTAGTCTGTATGTACGGTTTCATTAAGTTAACCTGATCTTCAACTGATTTAGAATTATAAGATAGTTTTTCTACCAGATGTTCTCTTCCAATTGAATCTCCTACAAGCAACTTCAAGGAACGTTTTTCAAATGATGTCTTCAAATTCATAGCAATTTCGTGGTTAAGTTCCGCTTTGGTAACTTTAATCGAAAAGATAATGGGAAGAGCATTTTTGTCTAAGGCTCTGTTTTTCATCTCGTCATTGTTCATTGCTGTCCAAGCAGGATACTCCACATCTCTCTCTTCATCATATAGAATTCTGCTACAGTCATCATAAAGTGATATTCCGTTACCCGATGTATCCATAGCAACATAATCAGCTTCAAAATCATAAAAAATTTGCTTGAGACGAACTGCTTGTTTTTCTGAATGTGCTCCCAGCATACTTTCGAGATAAGGAACCTGTTTGCTGTAGTTCTCACCGTTGGGAAGGAGTCTCATGCAAGTAAAGATTGTATTATCATTTTCTTCACCGCCCATCATCGCAACGTCTACACCAATAATTCTAATTTCGCCATCTTGCTTAGTGGATTTTTTCCTTTTATCTTTGACTTTAGAAAATTCTATTGGAGTAAGAGGATAAAAAGGTTTAACGACTGTTCTACATTTCTGAATATCGTCAAGCTTGAAGAATGCTTTTTCTGATTCTCCAAAAAATAGACACCCCATCTCCATGCTAAACGCGGTTGGATCAAAATCATCTTCTGACATTTCATCTAATACTTGTTCTTTCATTAGTAAACTTTCTTTTATAGCTAACTGATAGGGAAGTCCACAAATAAAATAGTTTTTGCCCAAAGTCATTGATTTTACATAGGCTTTTAATTTTATCCATGACCAATGAAATTGATACCAAGCAGAAGAGAGGTATATTTCTTTATTTCGTTCTTGTAAGTGGGAATATTCTGGCTTGTTTAGATATTTTGGTTGACGTGGAGCAGTTAAAAATTTGCGAAGAACTTTGTTAATTATATTTAAGTCAACCATGCGAAATTCATCAACAATAATACAATTAGCTCTTTTACTACGAGCACCCTCATTGGACGCCACAACTTTTATCCAACTACCGTTATGAAATTCTACTTTTGGGTCATTTGCAGAGGTGGATAGATCACTTATTTCTCTAGCTAAATTTGGCGAATTAATACGTAAATCTGAGATTTTTTCGATTACTTCTCTGGCTTGTTTCATATTTCCTGATGCTACAACTATTTTTGTTTCGGGCCACAAAATGCATCGTATTACACAATAAATTGAGGTTAAGAATGTTTTTCCTTGTCCTCTGGAAGCCAGATACATAAAATAATTTGAATAATTCATCATGAAAATTAAAATGACTTGGAAAAGTTTTAAGGTAATCCCCAAATACTCTTTAGCGAACCTATGTGGGTTAGAACGATAGTAGCTTGCCCATATCCCGATGCCATGCATTAATTTGTCTGTTTTATTGGAACTTTTATTGAAGTTTCTACTTTTATTAAGCAAATTAATGCCCCTATGAGCCTTATTTCTCGAAACTTGATAATTTTCATACCCACTCATGATGTTTCTTCTTCTTTTTCATCGTCATAGTTAGGTGTATCAACAGTGTATTTAGCAACCTCGTCATCATATAATTTTGAAAACTCATTATTGATGCCCAGCATTCTACATAGATGCCCCAAAAACCAAACTTGGATGTATTTTTTTATATTGTCTACATCTTTCCATGCTTCATCTGGCTCAGGAATTGGTAGTTCATTTTCATATTTTTTTATCAAAGTACCGAATGTAGCTTGCTCTGTTGCATTAGATCCCGTTTCTTGGGAAGGTTTGATATTTGCCGAGCCTAATAATTCCTGTAGTGTTTTTAATTCTTTATCTACAGATTTACCTTCTTGTCTTAGTCTTTTAATAGTTAATCGTTGTTGTGCAGCTTCATGGAAAAGTAGCTCCATTACATAAGAATCACATTCATATGAGTTAATAAACTTATTAAATTCATCCTGAAGAAACTCCAACTCTTCGTTGTTATAATTTTTCCCCCAGAACTCACTTAAGTCTTTTAATTCATCGGTTGAATAACGTCTATCTCGTGTTATTGAAGAATCGTTATTAACATCCAATTGGTCTTTCGATGATATATTGTCTAAAACACTGTCTTTATAGGTTAAATTTTTATATTGAGGAAAAGAGCTAATTTGGGGTATATATTTCGACCATTCTTGTTCTCTGTCTTCCCACTGATCAATTAAAAAAGGTTTATCTAGAGTTGCAAGAACTAATTTAACTCTATCTAAATAACCTAGCGAGTGTTTGTCACTGCCAATATATTCATTGATACATTCTTTGCAAACTTCAAACTTTTCTGAATTAAACAATGGATTAGAATTCACATAGAACGAGCTACTAGCCCTGATTTTTTTGCAATTTAAGCATTTGATTTTTTTAGAAGATTGCAAATCTTTTTTTATTTCTGCCAATACTTCACCTTCTTTGCATAGAAGAACATAATAAAATTCCCATTTGATAATGAAAAAGCATGGGGTAGGAGGGAGCGGCCTGTTTAAAGACGGTAGTCTCCCCACGAGAAACAAATAATAAAAAGCCTGATAGGACTCAGGCATTTGATTTATGTATTCCTCAGCTCTTGTTTATTTCAATTTATTCACAATCTTCGTAATTTCTTCAGGTGTAATAATCTGTTTTGCTCTTTTGTCGGTTCTGTTGCCATAAATAAACGCTGCTCCATCTTCAGCGTAGTAAACAACCGCTTGTTTATTAATTACTGGGTATCCGTGTTCTTCTTCAATATCTACTTCAACAATCTTCTTATTTTGAGAGTACTTTTCGGCTAGCTCTTTCTCATTAACTACATGCAAAATTTGATATTTATCTAAATATGCGTACATTATTTCCTCCAATAATATGTATAAATTTTATTTTACTTCTTGTAAATTGATATCTATTTTGTATTCAATTCGTCCGTCCACATCAAAAATATGCATCTTTTGCATTGCATCCGAATACATACGTTTACTGACGGCATAAGAATCTACGCCGCAAAGACTGCCATTAGAAACTACCGTTGTTCTACCGAAATCTTTAACAGTATCATGATGAATATGGCCTTGGAAGATGTATTGAGGTATTACGCCAAGGAATTGAGGTAATTGTCGGGCTGAGGTCGTTACATGGTCTAAATCGCCATGCACATATATGTGAGGCTTTTCAAATGATTCATCGATAAAATAGCCGTCTTCGCCTTTTAATAGTTCAATATTATCGAATTCTCTAAGGCGAGTTTCCATATACCAAGGAATAATATTTTCAAAGTTTTCTTTTAATATTGCGTCATTTTTACTTTGAAAAGTCCGACTATGATTACCAATCAGGTTTATGACTCTTACCTTCGGTACAAACTTAGCAATCTCTGCAACGGCTTCAGATAATCGCTCTGATATATACTGAGTTTGAGAAATGACATCCTCGCTTTGTTCAATTCTTGAAGTTAGATGTATAAACCCTGCGATTTGATCTCCAATAGAAGCTACTGTTAATTCGTCAACATTGTGTTTCTGACAATAATAAATCGTTTTGGATACAAGATGATTAAATCTTTTATCAAACACACGTGGATTGTATTTGTTTAAAGAGTTGTCCGATTCTTGTCCGTAGTGAAAGTCTGAAAAAAGGACGTTTGCGCGAATATAAGAGGGACTTTCCTTGGCAGGAGAGTAGGGGAGAGGCTTAACTTTTTCAAGTTGCTTAATGCTAGTTGAAATTTCATCTTTTAAGTGTTCAAACTTAGCAATCATTTTGATTTTATTGTTGAATTCGCGTTTTTGATCTTGAAATTGATATTTTTGCTTTTGTAATTCAATTGTTTTATCTTCAATTTCGCGCCTATACTCATCAGTTGACGACTTTTTCACGCCAATTGAGATGCCACGAGTAAGCAAGTGGAACTCTTTGCGATATTTAGACTCTGTGAAATCCTCATTGAGATATTCATTCATAAGAGTCGCTATTTTACACCAAGACAAGCCCGACTCGTCCTTACAGGAGCCAATTCTTATAAGGTATTCTTCGTATGTCTCGTTATCTAGTGATTTGAGAGGAGTCATTCATTTACTCCTCTTCAGTTTCTAATCCAACTGGAATTTCATAGTCCTCAATCGGAGCAACTTTGATTTTTTCACCATCAATTGTAATGGTGATCTTAGAGGCATTGGGGTATAGTCCAAAGGCTGCTTCTCGAATTCCATTCAAGCCAACCAATTTCTCTTTATTTGATTCCATATATATTTGCTCCCTATATTATGTATTTTTTTGAGTCTAATCTATCTGTTTTTTGTAGCTTACCCGATTAGGGTAAGATGGAGGGGAGATTAACCCCTCAAGTATTTACTGTTTAACTTCTTCAGTCGTTAGTCTGCCATGTTTCATCTTGCAGGTTCCCTTGTTCAGGGCCTAGTTAAGAATTGAGTCAATGCAGGGCGGCGTATCCTGATCTCTGGTAACTTGTTATAAGCAAGCGCGTGGGAAACCTTTCCCACCTCTGTAATCCACATTGAACATTTATGTATGTTAAACTTTATAAAATTACCGTTTTACTTGCTCTTTGAGTGCTTTAGCTGCTTTGAATGCTGGCTTTTTGGATGCGGAAATTGCAATGGTGGCTTGCGCTTTTGCTGTTTCTGCGTCTACGCCTTGAGATTTTAGTTCTGCGAGTAGTTTAGGATTGACACCATTCCGTGCAGCAGTCTCACGAATCTCAAATGTACCGAAGCCAGCAATCTTAACTTCTTCGCCTCTAGCCAATGCACCAGTAATAGTAACAAATGTAGATTCAACTACTGCCTCAACATCTTTTTTTGTGTAGCCCGTAGTTTCTGTAATTGCCTTTACTAAGTCAGTTTTATTCATGTTATAATTATCTCCCTTAATATTGTTTTTGTTTATTTGGTGGGGGAATGTAAAGATCTCTTCGCTTTGTATATCAGTCAAAACTTGTCCCCCTTAAAGACTATTAAGCAAATTGATTAAATGTCTAAAAAATCCTTTTAAACATTAGGTTTTATGTATATTGTTGTTTTAAGGTCTCAAGGGGACAATTTTATACTTCTTTGTTTTCTCTTTTTTTCACGCTCTTTTTCTTTTCGTACGATTTTGAAGCAGTCGCCACAATAAATCTGACGCTGTTTTGTTATAGTGTACTTAGCTTTACATCTATCGCATGTTCCTAACTTATTGAGATTCCTTAATAAATTATCCAGAATAATGTCGCCAAATGATGACCACAAAGTTGTTTTAAAATTGCTTTTTTTGTTGTTATACAAGTACTCAATTAACACATCAACAATTTCGTTGCTGCTTTTTTTGCTACTTGAAAATATACTTTCTCTTATGGATGTATAATGATACAATTCGTCATTTGACTTGGTGTTTCCATCATTAGAAAACATAAATTTCTTATTCTTGTCTAATCTTTTGTAAGCTTCAATTATATTCTCATCGAGCAGTACGGGCTTTTCAGGATCGCTCAGCAAAAGGTTATAGTTGAATTCACCAGATCCAATATTGCTAAAACTAATTCTAGGATTTGGTATAATGGTTGACAGACGATTCATTGCACTTTTATTTGAAAGCTCAACCTTTTTCTCATCTTTGTCTTTTGCATACATAAAAAAATAAGGAGCTTTTGATTTAGTATGCTTTAGTATGTTTTTCTTTATATGTTCTGGACGTTCTGGTTTGTACAGTGTTTTTGCATAGTCGATTGTAAAGTTGTTTTCCATACATAAAATCTTGATAACATTTAGATCGATATTGTCACTATTCCAAATCTTCGTTATATCATTGCTAATGATTCCGATGTTACCCCCCGTATATGCAGCGTTCAGTCCATTGAATATACTCCTGCTATTAACAAGTTCCGCTCCTGCTTTAGCCATCTCATAATAAAGAGGGTATACACCTTGCATGTTCCTCTTTGCAACATCGACTATTGTTTTGTCGCAACAGACTAGGGCTTTGTCCCCATCGTTGTCAAACATAAGTATTTTACTGATAGGATCATGAATGCTGGTATATAAACTCTTAGTTACAAACCATCGCTTCATCTCTTTATTCTTGGAGTTCTTTCTAACAGCGTGTTCCCTATACAGATGAGGACTTCTAAGACAATCTAGTTCAACAGCATTATCAAATAAATCACAAAACACTTCTGTATTATTTAATAATAAGCCTTGAGGTTGATTGATTCCCAAGAAAAGATACTCACAAAATGCATATAGATCAGGGCTTATAAATGTATACTTACCCTCCACATCGATTTTTCCAGCCTTGGCATGTTTGATTAAACTTTTTTTCACTTGCTTAATTGTTTCTTTGCTATAAGTATCGTTAAGAAGCTCTGGATAAACTTCCAATGCTTTCTGGAAGTGATTTTTGTTTTTGTTGTATCTGGTGACACCTAAAATTTTTAGCATTGTGTCTTTGTCTGATCCAATTCTGCGAATGTCTTGTACGGTTTCAGAGCTGATTGTTTTTAGTTCCTCATTTGTCATGTCGGTTAAAGTTTGCAACATTTGATAATTTAATTTGGCGTTTCCGACTACATCTTCTTCTTCATTGCACTTTCCTGCCTGACAATTATACTTTAAATATTTATTTATGTATTCTGACCAAGAGCTATAGTATTTCCACATTTTAAACTGACTCTTCGTAAAAATGACTTCTATTTCTTCTTTTAATATATCATGCTCTTTACCATAGATGTCTTTGACGACTCCATATTTACTGTAGCCCACTTGTTTGTTCTTTTCTCTTAAAAATTTATCAAAAGGGAAGGGGACTAATAACCCTTTGACCCAAGGTAGGCGAATCATCATTGCCTTTTTACTTTTACGAGGTAAAATCATTCCACAACCATCTGTGTGTTCAATGGGAACATCCATAACTTTACGTTCAATTTCATATGTTTTATCTGAAATAAAGTCAACGGTAGTTTTTAGAGTTGTTGTCATATCATCTACGACAATAGACTTTTTAATATCAAAATCGTACCATTGTTCCGTTGCGCTATTACAGAGAGCTAAGTATGCCAGATACTTGTTAATGTTTACGCCACCAAGCTCATTAATCTTTTCGATGGTTAATCCACACATTAGTGTTCGCTGGTGAACTTTAAAAACCGATTCTTTAATGAATACAGTTTTCTTTGTTCTAATTTGCCCAGCACTTGCAGTAAAGCAAACATACTTCTCACTGTTGTAAAGAAAACCATTAACAATGATATCTTTTAGAACATCGAAAAAGTATGTTTGTACTATGATGATGTCTCTACATAAGCTGCCTTGCTCGATCTTTAAAACTCTTGTCAGTGATGAATCAAATACAGATACTATATTCTTCAAATTATTGGTATCAACTTCGCTCGAACGAAGAGTTCTTATGGTGCTATTGGACTTAAATAGGGCGTATAACTTTTCTTTGTACTTTTTTATTCGTTTGTTTGTGTGCTTTAAATATTGATCAATCTTATCACTTCTTGATCTGTCATTTGATTTGTCATTTTTAATTTCTTTTAAGCTAGCTCTAAATCTGTAGTTTCTTTTTTGTCTTCTATGTATTTTCATTTCTTCTTCATTATAAAACGCGCTAGTATCGACACTAAATACATGAACTTGTTTATTCAAATTTATCAGAACTCTCTCCTTTGTGAAAGATAGCTACCTAAAATGGTTTCAATATACTTGTAATACCATTCGTAATCAACAAATTCTTTTCTTTTGTTGTAGTATTTAATTCTATTTATATCAATCTTTTTGCCAATACAATAATTATCTTTTAAAACATCTCTTTTTCTTGCGGCTATTCTTCTGGGCGATTTATGGTTATAAAGATGTTCCAAATCGTCAATTTCAATAATGGATAAAATCTGCCCGGTTGGTTTGAAAATTACAAAATCAAATTTAAGAGGTTGTCCATTCTCGCCTTTTAAGTCATCAAAAGAATATTGAATTTTAAAATTGTGATCGTGATTTTTCAAATAATCATAAACTACTTTTTCAGAGAAAGGGAGATTACAAACTGGACATCCACGACCTTTTTTAATGTTTGTGGGGGTAATGTCCCATTCGTAATTATCAATATTACATTTAACGGAAACTGGGAGTGTACTTTTTTGATATTTAGAGAGAAGTTGGTAGTTTTTTCTTCTAAGTATTTCTATGATTTCTTCTTCAAAGTTTCCTTTTCTACCAGAACAGTAGGGGCACCATTGAGACTTACTGAACAAGCAGTCGGCTGTAGTAAAGAAGTTGGGATGACCTGTGATTCCACAATCAATCTCATATGTACTTTTAGCAGTTTTCCATTTAGGGCTTACTAAACTGCCCCCTTTAGATTCGCAAAGACTTTTAAGTCGTTTTAAAAAGTAAGTATGATCTTTTTTGTTTTTACAACTAACTGTACTTTTTAAGTTATTACTACAAGTAGTACAAGGAGAAAAACTTTTTGCTAAAATATTCTTTGCATTTATAGATTTATGTATATCCCCATGCTCGCTACAATGATAGATGAATGATATTGGTTCTGTACCGCCGTTATAATCACTTAAAATTCTTACTTTGTCTCCAAATTTGTTATAAACTTTCTTTCGAAATTCTTCTGTGGTTTGCATCCTAATTCCCAAAAACTAGCGTCTCCTTTGAATTATTATTTTCTATGTATTTTTAATTATTAGAGTTTACTGTGATATCTTTATTACTATTTTCTGGTTTGTGAGGCAGTCTGTAGTATTTTTTATGTGCTTCGTTCTTTAGCCAAATTACTTCATCATCAATATATGTATAATCTATTTCTTCAATTTCTGTCTTCAGTGAAACATCTCTATCATCAAAGTAATCTAGTTCAAAACCATCATAATATCTATCCTCCCAAGTGATAATTGAATGATTTCCTTTTTTCATTTTTGGCATTATGTACTTATTTCCCCTTGTTTATTTATTTTTATTTTCAGAGAAAGTTGGTCTCTGCATTAACAATATATCATCTTCTATCATCACCGTCAATATTACATATAATTTAATTATATTTACTTATTGAAAAGAGAATAGTATAATAGAAACAAGAGAAAGGAGCTGCATAATATGAGTGCATCGCTAAATAATAATTTGGTTGGATTACATACAAAAAGTGTGAATGAAGATATTGAAACTCATTTGAATAGCTTCGAAAGCAGATTTACTTCAAACACTTATAGAAATAGATTGGTTAAATTCTTTATGTGGTACAGAGGTAAAAATCTAGCTTCATTAAAAGAAGATGACTTGCAGATTAGAAATGCTGATATCCTAAGATATCGTAACTTTTTGAAAGAATTAAAAGATGAAGATGAAAAGAGATTCTACACAAACACTACAATCAATAATTTCATTGCAGCGATACAAAGCCTTTATACATTTCTCGAAAAAAATGACTACAATGTAAAAGCAATTGTGACTCAAATAAAGCCATTATCTGATGATTCCGAACAATGCGGTAGACTCTATACTCACGAAGCTGAACAGATGGCTGTGATTGCCGAAGGGACAGTAAAAGGTATTGAAAAATCAGCATTGATTCGCATGGCATATACAACGAGTTTTCGTAAAGGATCGCTATTAAATCTTCAATGGACAGATATAATCAAGACTGAATCTCATGATTACTATGAGGTAAATATTATAGGGAAAGGTGGAAAGAAACATGTAATGCCAATCTCTCCAGATCTATATGATTATCTACTAAAAATAAAGGAACAACCATACTATAAAAGATACAATGATAATAAAATATTTCATTTAGGTACAAAAACAATTCAAAATATGATGGATTATTTAAAAAGCGAACTAAAAATACCAAAAGAAAGAAACGTAGTGTTCCATAGTTTTCGAAATGTTGCCAGTATGTATGGAACACTTGAAGAAGCAAAAGAACACTACAATCATTCTAGTTATAATGTTACGGAACGCTACAGACATAAAGACAATGATTTAAGCAATAGTCTCAGTTTACGTATCGGTAATCAAATCGAGGATTCAATATTCGACGAACTGACAAAAGAAGAATTGATTGAGATTATTTTAAATCAGCATGAAGGAGCCGTATTTCAAATGAAAAGAGAAGCCAAAAAACTAAAAGAAGGGAAGACAGAGTAAAGTCGTGGATGAATAAATCAAATATGGACAAGAATAATAACCCAAAACAAAAGCGAAATAAACAGTCTATCCATTTGCCAACTAGTACTGTTAGAGACCCAAACATTAATGCTAATGATTTTTGTTTAATCCTTTATCTTAAGTACTTAACATGGAGAAGCGGAAACAGATACGAGTTTGATGTTTCTTTGTCTGAGTTGAAACAGTTTTTAAATATTCAGGACAATAAAACACTCAAGTCTTCTTTTAATAATATTTTTAGAGAAGAGTATATAATAAGAGAGATAAAAAAGATTCTCCCCAATAGCCCAATAAGGTTCTTTTTAAATCAGAAGAAGTTTGATACCGACAGTAAATTAGACGAAAAGTTTTTTACATATCTACCAATCAACATTTTGTACGGAATGAAAGATCGGAAATTGGATAGAAAAGAAGTTCGAATCCTTTATTATATTAAAAGCTATATTAATTACTCTGATCCTAAGAAGGAGTATTGCTTCACTGGTATAGAGAAAACAATGGTTAAAGAATTAAATATGGGCAAAAATACGATTCCAAAGTACACTGACATGTTAGTAAAAAAGAATTTGATTCGAATTGAAAAGAACAAACTTGAAACAAGCTATCAATATGATGAAGAAGGAAATTTGATATTCACAAGATACAACAACCATTATTATCTGGATTTTAATAACATTGATAAACTGTAGAAATTTATCTAGTCCCAATTTATCCAACTATCACTCCCAAAACATCCAACATCTACTCCCAAAACATCCAACATCCACTCCCTATTCCTCCGGGAGAAATAGGGGACTAGTAATTAAGTTAATAGATAATAGATAATAGATAAGTATATACAGTATTTAGAGATGGTTTCGCTACGCTACCCAACTCTTGGATTGTGATTTTTTTTGGTGTTTGGGGGATAATGATATTTCTTGTTGATATATTAGGCTGATTAGCAGTTGAAAAATTAGTGGAAGTAAAAGTTTGAGGTTAATGTGTTATAGGGAGACAGTGGTGTTTTTAACTTAGACGTTTCAAGACCCAAGTTTAATTTCCCTTTACTCAAATTGAATATTTATTAAGAAATACATATATGAGATATAGGACATTCAGAGATGGATGTCTTTTTTTGTTGTCTGAGAAGCAGCTCAATCGTGATAGCAAATTATCTTGATCGTCAAAACGAAAAAATTGATAAAATTCCAATTAAAATAAAGATTGTGGTGTAAGTCATGTTTTATGTTACAAGTTGAATCGTAAAAGTAAGGACGTATAAAGAGTTTTTTGATAAATTTTAATTAAAAATAGTAAAAAATAGGGTGGTTACACAATTGTAATATGAACTAAAACATAGATAAAGAAAGGTGATTTGCGATTGCATTTACGATTGAAACGAGAGGAAAATACGTGTGAATAGTTACAAAATATTAATATATTATAAAGGTGAAAAAATAAGTTGAGTGTGTGAGTGGAAGTGCTACAGGATATTTTGTGAATTTTAGGTGGTGTCTGGATGTAAACTATCCCCCCGTATCCCTGCATAGATACCATATAAGTATAGTTATGTAGTATCTATCATTGAGCATGAAGGGCTGATAGAGTGGTCGAGAATGAGTATGTCAAGTTGAATAAAAATGTAAAAAAATACTAAATAATATGTTTTGAATTTGAAATTTCTGGTCAGATGATTTGGCAAGATGGGGGAGCTATGACTCGTTGTAATCGCTAGGCAACGCGATTGACAATGTGCTAGACTTAAAACTAATACCATTAGTCTATAAACTATCATCATTAATATTATAACTAACTCACATAACATAACATTATAGCTACCTATTCTCACTTTATTAGCCTAATCCAATAAACAAAAATAAATAAATTACACAAAAATATATACAAAATAATAGTCTTATGCTATAATAATATATGTAAGGGATACACGCCGAAAGGTGGTGACACCATGCTAGAATACATACCTTACATTGCTCTAATCATAAACTTTCTCGGTTTTGCGCTTCGAGTTCTCAAATTCATCTTTGATGAAAAACGAGCAAGAAGCAAAGAGAAAGCAGAACGATTAGACAAGCTTAAAGAAGCTGAAAATGAAAAAGGTACGTTCCCTCCACGAAAGGAAACGCACCAAAAGCGTTAAAGCTTCTAACTTCTAGGGGAATCAAATTGGTTCCCTTAGACCCAACTACATAATAGCATAATCATTGACTATAGGCAACGAAAGGGAGGGAATTGACTATGAAGCGATTTATTAAACGTATACCATCAAATGTATTGTTTATTATCTGTGGCATTGCATCTTTATTTATTGAGTATCCTAATTCAATAAGATTTGTTGCTTGGATATTAGCAGCTTTAATGATCGCATGGGGTGTATTGGACACAATAAGAGACAAAAATAAAAAGTAATGCACGAGTTTAATGAATCTTACACCAGTATCAAATTACCTTTCTTATCCGCTTCTTATGGTACAATATAGTTATCACTATTGATAGGATGGGATATGATGAATGATGATACATTGAAGAACTTAGAAATACCTCCTAAACTACAAGAACATTTAAATTTAATGAAAAAGGTTATGGATAGTGATTACTATAAGACCGCATTTGATATGGTTTCTAAGTATGACAATCTAAAGCCTACCATTGAATATATAAAACAAATAAAACCGTCTCTTGAATTGGTGAAAGATATACCATCTGAATACTTAAAACTCAATGAAATAACAAAAAAATTCTTTAATCAAATACCAACTTCAACTAATAACGGAACTGATAGAGTCAATAATGATACACCAACTACTCATGACGTGGATGAATTTTTTGAAACAGTTGAAAAAATCGTTCCACAGATAGATGATGAGGAATGTCGCAATGAAGTCCAGCAACTCGTTACAGATGCCAGGAAAGAATATAAATTCTTTGATTGGGATCAAGTAACTATGACAAAAGTCATCCCGTGGATAATTGCAATAGTTGCGCTCATTAATGCTATATATCATTCATAGCTAATAATACTATATACAAACAAGCCTAGATAAATTATGTCTAGGCTCTTTTTGTTTACTTTTTAGGTTGTATAAGCGATTCACATTTCATCAATTGCAGACAATTACTCATTGGTTACTCTTCAATTTTAACGGTAATCAGTTGTGTTAAATCAGTTAATTCAAATGTTCTCATAATAGTTATAATTTGTTCCCGTGAAAATGTTTTATTTACGTTTCTAGCCCATTCACTTATGGTCGCCTCACGTATACCCATTTCTTTATGTGCTGTCTTAAAATCCCACCCACGTTGTTTCAGCAGTGAATTAAGATGACATTCTATAACAATATTCATTTAAATAAACCTCCAGAAGTTACATTTGTATTCTTATTATAAGGAGTGACAACTATATGAGCAATTACGAAAATCGAATTTAAACATTGACAAATGCGAAATTCGCAACTATAATATAAATATAAATAAAACACATAAAAGGAGAATGAGCATGATGATAAACATAACTGATAAATGTATTAATCGGAATGGATACCATATGATTTATGTGAATACTGATGATTTTAAACAGGGAGAATTGTCAAACAATGAATGGCAAAGAGATGTCGGAAAACATTTATCAACATATCAATCAATTAAGGAGAAAGAAGAAATTTCTTATAACGATTTGTTGGATTTGTCGGCAGAAGGTAGAACGTTTTGGATAAAAGTGGTGAATACAGACTGCTACAATACTAACAACGTACTAATTGAACTAACGTTACAATATGTCAATAAAGAATTAACTTTTTACATTTCAAGAGAGACTTATAACAAAATAATGTGTCAAAAGGGAGAAAAGACAGAGATATTAGAAAGCAATAAAGCAACAATCACAGCCTTCAATAGTATGGGGGTTCCTTATGAAATGCAGACAACTATCAAGGAATTAAAAGAAGAAAATAATAAATTAATCGTAATCCATAAGCCGAAACGCTCCAGAACAATATACAAACATACCTATGATAAAGATTCCGAATTGAGAATTTATAAGGGATGGATTGATACAGGAATAAATGAAGTGGGTGAATATGTTGGCTATCAAAGTACTTCTACATCTATTAAACAAGATCCCATGTTTAGTTTCTAAGTAACCTGAAAGGGAGAGACATTGAATGAAGCATATAAGAGTAGTGAAACAAAACGGATCAACAATCATACATAAACTTGGAACTGACTTAGACATTCTTGAACTATCAACAGCATTTCAAATGGATAGAGTTGAGTACCAAGACAAGAATGTCTATATACATCTGAAAGGGTGATATGTTGATGAAGTGGAGAATGAAAGATAAAGTGTCATTGTTGCTAAGTGTTTCGTTATGGGTTGTTGTAATAGTGAAAATTTATTACTAAAATCAATATATAATAATAATTAATATTGTTCCACGTGAAACGTATGAAAGGATGTGTTTACGGATGAAAGAAACTATTTCTAATAAATTAATTGTCGATGCATTGAACGCTGCTACACATGCAACCGGAATCATATATAAGGAGCACACACCATTTGAACTCAGACGTGTAATGTTGGAGCTGGCTGAAAATGGAGCTTGCGATAGTGAATATGAAGGTGATGGTTATTTTACAATTGGATTAGTTGATACTATTCATATTGGTGAAATGTCGGACATTTTCATAGCTAAGAATATGATTAAAAATTATTCATAACACCTACTTTTAACCCGTCTAAAAGACGGTTTTTTATTGTTTTAATATAAAAAAATAAATAAATATATTGATGTAACGACTCGTTTATGCTATAATAAATACATAAAGAACAAGAGATAACGAGGTGAAAACATAATGAGTCAATCAAAATTAGCAATAATAAAAAGCCAATGGCAACGTAAGCAAATTTTAAAAAGTCAAACTGTATACGGTCACTTGGTATTGAGATAATAATAAAACTCATCACACAAATATAATTAAAATAAAAGGTGGTTGTTAGTATGGGGAACATTAATAATATGAACATGGTAGAAAAATTAGACTGGCTTTCTGAATCTCTAGCAACTGCAATTACAAATGTAGCATATACTTCTTGGAAACACTTGAGCGATGAACAAAAAGAGTTGGTAAAAGTGGCATTTCATGAAGACTTGAAATCCAATGATGTTGAGATTACTGACGAACTTATTAAAGAAGTTAAAAAGGAGTTTCCAGGATCGCCTATGGCTTCAATGCTCATTGAATACATAAGTAAATTCACAAAGGTTACGAAACAACTTAAGCAGGATTCCAAAACAACAATTATTAAATTTGATGAGTTTGGCTTTCCTATGGTTCTTCATACAGTTATTAAAGGGTTCGAAATTGAACCTTACGCACAATATAGTGATTCTCTTGTGATTGAGCATAAGCCAAAACAAAAAAGAAAAGCATGGAAAACAAGGGTTTTGCCATATGAGGAATTAATGATATATAACGGATGGGTTGAAATTGACACTGACAAAATAATGCATAATGTAATTAAGTCAGATGAGTATGTGACAATTAAACAGTCTAAATATAAATGTTTTGATAAAAGTTTTCTGAGTGATATAAAAGGCTTAATTAATCAACAACCTTTAATAATAGTATAAATGAATCAGATTTCTATATACAAAAATAATTAAATGTGTTATAATAATATCATAAAGAAGAAGAGGTGATTCAGATGTGGTATGGTGATAAAAGAGAAGCAAAAGTGAATATTGCTATGGCTTTGATTGAAAAAGGATGGAAAATTTATGGATTCAAAAATGATGAATCTAATATGATGGTTGACTATTATTCACCAGCAGACTGGGGCGGTATTGCTGAAAAAGATGGATTTATTCTTTGTATTGACCAATCTAGCTTGTCCTATAGCGGATATCAAGCAAAGGAATACATAGGTGGTAATGCTGTATATAAAACTAATGCACGTATTCAAAAACTTGAAGCAATGATGAATGATGAGGCTTCAACTGATAACGAAAAGGCTTCTTGTGCAGTATTGATTGAGAAGGAAAAAGAAAAAGCAGATATGATTGAGAAGTATAAAGTTATTGAAACGTATCCTACATTTTCGCATCCAAATCCTAAAAGTTGTTCGTGGCATATTGAAAAAGACGGTCAAATTATTGCTAAGGGTACGGGCGTATTCGCTTGCTATCAAAATAATGACCACATTGAAGCTAATCGTATCGAACGTGATAACAAAATAAATAAATTGATTGCACGTTTTGAAAAAGCAGTCAAAGATACAGGCGCACTAAAAACTGAAGTGGTTAAGGTTGAAAAGAAAGTTATCAAACCAGTTGAAAAAGAAGACAAAACTATCAATGTTAACGATGTATTATCTTTTTCTTATCATGGGCATTATTGGGTAGTTACTGACATCTATACAAACTCAAAAGCACAAACCTGTGTTACCTACGAACTTTTGGGTAGTGGAAAAAGAGGGTATCAGCGTCTAAATGGTATGAGTGTTAAGCGCTATTACCAAACACTCGATAGATTAAACAAAGGGATTGAAGAAGGAACTGTTAAAGTACACACCTTGCAAGAGGTTATAGAATACCAAGAAAAAACAGTGTTCAAGAAGGCAGCTCGTAAACAGACCGTTTCTAATGTTCCAGCTATTGAAACAACAGAAGAGACAAAGGAGCGCGATGAAGATGTGAACGTGTCTCCTGAAGTAGTAGTATCATACAACGATGAGAAGAAAGGTATTGAGATCCGTTTCCCGTCTAAACCCGAAAGTAATATTATTGAACAACTTAAGGCTTATGGTTTTAGATGGTCTAAACGTGGGTTTTGGTATGCTAAACAGTCAGATAAAACAAATCAATTCGCAAGTTCATTGCAAGCGGACTATAACAATCATAACAACATTAACGAAACGGTTAGTATTGCAGTGTTTGAAGATATTAATATTGATGACCTTCACATGTACATTGTCTCAGATGAATTACAATCACGTTTACATTCATCTAGTCTGTTTCAGGTAGACTATAAAAAGGATAGTTTCAATACATTTAACGAACTCCAAAAAGCCGCTCTAAATGTGCTATCGCAAGCAGACAATGAATATCTTCAATACCAAATTAAAAAGTACTTACAATCCTTTAAGCAGCGTTATTATAAACAATACATTAAAATACTTAATCATCGCGCAAATAATCCTTCATGGGCTGTTACTGGGCGAGGTGGATTAAACGTTCAACGCTATAACAAAATGCAGGACAGATATGGAAATTTATTGAGTCAGTTTTCAGATATGAAAAAAGAATTTGATAATCGTATGGATAAATTCAAAACAAGAATTTGTCAATTAAAAAAAGAAAGATTAGATAAAGAAGTTAATGAAGTTGTAGAAATACCAGAATTTAAGATAGATCGTAAGCAAATTACTGTATCAGGTTACACAAAGACAACACGAGTGTACATTTATAAGAACTATATGATTGCTAAGTCGTGGGGAATGTATCGTATTTTTAAGGATGGGAAAGAAGTAGACACAAACCTAAAAACCACTAGCCGACTAGATGAGGCCAAAAGATTTGTTGCATATTTAAATAGCAAGGATGAGCCAGAAAGAACGAATGAAAATAATGATAAAAGACGAATTTTACAAGAAGAATCAGAAAGTAAAAATAGCAATCAGCAGCAATACAATAGCAAGATAAATAAGCAATTAGAATCAGCAACAAAGAAACTGAATGCCTTATCTGGTGATTATCAGACTAACACATGGAAACGCCAGCAAGAAGCAGCAAGCCGAGAACAGAAAAAAGAAAATCTGAAATTAGAAATTAGTATTCTAGAGTATCTAAAGGAAAAAGCATGTAGCAATACAATGGACAAATTCGACATAGCTTTATTAGTAGGTAGCTTTAGAGAAGATATGAGAATTAAATATAGATCAAGAGGTAGATATAATAATGAAGTAAAATATCCGACTATTAATCCTGATGCTGATGTTAACGGTTGGTGGAATCAAGAAGTTCCAAAAATGCAGAAGCGATTAAACAAAGTAGGAATACACAATACAGAGCAATACAATGAAGCAATAGATAAATATGCTGCACTTGTAAAAACTATAGAAAGACCAGCCAATCCAGTACAACAGAAGATTAAGAAAATGGAAAGTGAAGTTAAGCTCAGTAAAATTGATGGATATTTCCCGACACCTAAAACAATTGTTCAACGCATGATTGAATTGGCAGACATACAAGGTGGTGAAACCATTTTGGAACCAAGCGCTGGCAACGGCAATATTTTAGACGGTGTAAATGAATATATACAAGACAATAACCTAAATACAGATTTGCAATGTATAGAGTGGAATTATACGCTACGTCAAATTCTTGAGTTAAAACAATACAAGTTAGTTGCTAATGATTTTATCGAATTTACGCCATTTACTAAGTACAATAAAATAATTATGAATCCACCATTCGAAAAAAGCAAAGACGTTGATCACGTATTAAAAGCATACGACTGTCTTAAGGATGGAGGAAGGCTCATTGCTATAATGTCACCACATTGGACATTCGCTAATGATACCAAGAGTATTCAGTTTCGTAACTGGTTAAATGACAAGGGATATTATGAGAAACTTCCAGAAGGTTCATTCAAGGAGTCGGGAACCGGGGTCAGTACAGTGTTGGTAGTTATTGAAAAAGTTGAAGAAGAGAGAGTAAGAGTAAACTAATGATTTAGAATTTGAGGGAGGAAAGGCGGTGGTTACATGAGAAAGAATAAACCTCAGAGAAAGCCTGCTGGCGTATCACGGCTATATTGGAGCTATTTACAGGGGAACTTAGATCTTGCTGAATTAACTCTAAAACAATTTAATCAGATTGTACTGGAGCAATACATAGAATATAAACAGCATGGTGGATATAAGTCTTTTGAAGAGTATTACGCCTATGTTCAGTCTAAAGGGTTATAAAACTGATATTTTACTGAAATTTATAGGGTAATTATGTACAAATCCAATATACAAAAATAAATAAACTATTGAATATAATGAAATGGCGTAGTATAATAAACACATAAGATAAGTTAATACATAGGAGGCGGTTCACAATGGAATGGTATTATGAGCGCTCTGAAAGAATTAAGGCAGCTAAACAGGAGAGACTTGAACAAGAGAAGTGCGCGAAATATACAGAGGTCAAACTTGAGGGGACAGCAGCTATTCAAACAGGATATACTAAACTCGGTAAAAAAGTTGTATTTGAATCTTGTATGGGGTTTTCGTCTCAAAGCAAGTACGGTGCTGGCACTTTAAGTGTTTATGAAGGAGACGAAAGAAAAATAGTTTTCACAAAAGGATATCCATCTAAAGCTCTTGATTATATGATGAAACATTAAAAAACAATCGAAACATAGTATAGTGCAAGTAACAATGTACTGTAACGATTTAAAATACTCATTTTATCGGAATAATTGGAGGAATAAACAATGAGAATAGGTATACTTTATGCGATAGTATTGGTCTTTGAAAATGGTGGACAGAACATGAAAAGTTTTGAAGATGAGGAAAGTGCCGTTTCTGAATCTAACGTCCTGATAGACGCAATAAAGAAAAGTAAAAGAAAAGGTCTTAAAGTCTATCTGTCTGAATTAGAATATGACAAAGACAAAAATGACTGTTTAGTAGAAAGTAAACTTATTGATGAGTATTCTGAATTGTTATTTCAAAGCTGATGGATAACTGTTTTTATGAAATACTCAGTAAAAGAGTGATTTTAAAAGGAGAGATTGTCAATGTGGACAAAAGGAAGGAAGCAGACTTTAGCAGAAGAAGTGATAGAGCTTTTAAGAGATAAAGGAATTGATTTTAGCGAAGAAATTATCGGTAACATTTTATTGAATAAATTAACTGAAAGAGAAGTCGAGGAATTAAGAAATGTTCTGTATGATGTTTCTAAATAAAATTCTTGTTTTACATAGATGCAATTGTATGAATATTCAAAATTTAAAGTATAACATTCGCATTAAGTGATATTTTTACCCGTAATACTGCATATTTATAAATATCTTATGAAGGAGCATGAAAATAATGAAGATTGAAAAATTTGTTGAGCAAATCACTACGAAGCTTGATTCAGAAGGATTGTATTATGAAGTGTCAGGTGATCAATTTACATTCGTTATCTCTCCTACATGTACAATACATACTAATCATTGCACAATCGAGATATACAAAAACAGTATTAAGGTTAATGAGCAGCCCGTAGCAGGTATTGAAGAAATGATGGAAGAAGTTATGGATGTTGAACGTGGAGGTGTAATTTATGGATAAGAATGAAATGAAAAATCTAATGAAAGAACTGCTCAAGGAAGAAATGGTTATTCGTGTCTCAGATGCAAGTGATATGTATAATGACGGAAGAAAGACTCTTAGAATCTCGATAGAGTTCGAGGGGTTAGAAATTGATTCAGATTTTATTGATGTTTAATCTATGTAAAATGCTTATTTTACTACTCATAAAAGGATGTGGTTAATATACCAATAAATAATAATAAGAAAGCAAGATTGAAGTGGCAAACAACTCATAAAATTATAGGGAGTAAAGATCATAAATTATGTAGCATATGTAATGGATATTTTACTTTAGACAATTTCTATTCCAATAAAGCTAATAGTATTGACGGTTTAAGCCCTTACTGCAAAACATGTACAAAAGAGAAATCTAATAAATGGGCAAAAGATAACTACGATAGAAGATTAGAAATCAAAAGAAATAACAATAAGGCTCCGAATGCTATGGTTAATCAGCGCGAAAATACTAGGAGAAAACGTGAAAATGGATATTATAAAGATCATTATAGAAAAAATTTTCATAAATACAAAGACTATTGGAAACGAAGAAGTAAAAAGAAGCATGACATATCTGAACAAGAATGGAAATCGTGCAAGGATTATTTTAATGATGAATGTGCTTATTGTTCATTGCCTGCAAATAAACATTTCATTTTAAGAAATGAGAACTTAATTCTAATGGAGTTACATAGAGAGCATGTTGACGATAAAGGTGCTAACGATCTAAGCAATTGTATCCCATCTTGTCGAGATTGCAATAGTTGTAAATCAACTTATTCTCTTTCTGAGTGGTATGATGAAACCAATGTAAATTTTAGTATTGAGCGATTGAAGAGAATACATAACTGGTTAAACGAAGATTATAAAAAATATTTAAGAACTTGATAAAGCCAGTCATTTACATAGATTGTACATCATAATGAACCATATGTTATAATTTAGGAAAAAGGTATGGGTGAATTTTATGAGACTAAAAACAAAAAACTGTTTTGCTCTTTTGGGGGCTAGCTTAATACTGGGATATACTATTTATTCTATTCAAAATCCTGACACTAGTTCGGAGCATGCTGCCAATGTAGCGTTCGCTGTTATGCAAAGACTTATTGGAGCTATTGCAACTGTGGCAAATGCAACACATATAGTAATTAATTAGGCAGCCTTCAAGGTTGCTTTTTTATTTGGTTTTCTTTTTTAAAAACAAAAATAATAAAATTAATATAATTGACGGAAAGAGATATTATGGTATAATTAAGACAGATAGAAGAAATACATATCATTGAATTAAGATAATTATTTTACTATATCATCTCAAAAGGAATGGTGATTCATGTTTAAGAACGTTAGAGCATTTATTACAAATGGATCTGGTAAGTGGGCAAATTTTCCCTTGAGTGATGAGGAGAAGAATGAAATCAAAGACTCTTTCGACGATGATTATTCTTCTTTACGTGTTAGCCCATCATTAACATACTTTCTTGACGACGATTTTAAAAGATGTATTGAGGTCAATACTTCGGAAATGAATTTAGATCAACTAGATGAATTAGCTAAAGCAATTGAATACTACACAGAAAAAAGAAGAAAGAACGCATATATAAAGAGTATGGAACAGGTCGGAAAATTGAAAATAGGGAAGTTTTGATCAAATTTTAAATTCATCAAAACTTTGGAGGAATAACAAATGGAAAACATTAAAAATCTACATGTCCAACCTGCTGTCGTTTTTGAAAATGAAGGTGAGAAACTTGTACTTATTAAAGGGAAATCGAATGTTGTACTTGTTACTGATGAAACAGATTATGATAAGGAATATTCTGGTTTGATTACTGACTTAAATGAAGATTATGTAGAAATTGAAAATGGGTTAATGATTAAATGGGAATACGTTATTAGTATCGAAAGTAAATAAACAATGAGGTAAAATGTTACTTTTACAATGAAAGAGAAGCGCTGAGAAATACCTCAAGCGCTTCTCTTTTTATTAACTATGCCAATTGTTATATAGCACCCTAGACAATATATAAAGCACAATTAATATGCCAAGCACTATTCCTACTATTGAATATACTTTTTTTCTCATTGTAAAATCCTTTAATTATGACTTTGAAAATGATGAACCATGAGAACCATCGGTAAAACCCCAAATTGTGTGTGTGCCAACACCTACTACAGCTCCAAGTGAAGAATGTATAAAGTTCCAAGTGAAGTAAGCAGTTTCGTAAGCTCTGCTCTTATCTGAATTAATGTATGGTTTATCTTCTTTTATGCTGATATTAACAACAGGGAACCAGTTTCTAGTAACCAATCCACCACCATTTATTATTTCGGTTATTTTGCCTCCACTAACCCTGTACTGTACATACACTTGAGTTGTAATTATATTGACACCCAATGTTGATGCCACTGTTTCAGCATAAGGCTTATAGACGGCAGCAAAAGGAGTAATGGCGTGTTCAGGTTCCTTTTGCGTTACTCTAACTTTTATGTCTCCATTGTATAAGTCCGCATCTTTTCCACTTTGCATTGCGTTAAATATAGCTTTAATTGCTTCAGGATTATTCATGTAATCAACAAATTTCTGTTGATCTTCTTTTGAGAGTTTCGTGAATTGCTCTAAAACAACAGATGAATCATTATTATTCTGTACGCTTAGGCCTTTATTATTGGACTTTAGATAATTGATATAATCTTCCGGGGTGTTAATAGATAAATCTTGTGCATTAACTGAGTAAGGAAGAATACCTAAACACAATACCAACACGACAAACAAACTTAGCATTTTTTTCACTTTATTAATCACTCCTTAGTAATAATAGTAAAACAAAACCATTCAATATATAATAATGGATTTGTTTTACAAGGAATATCCTACCATGCGCTAAAAAAATTATCAAATATCAAGAATCGGTATCAAAACGAAACCAATAAATAAAAATAATTAAATATTGACATAGAGTATAATGGGTGTTAGTATTATTTTATAAGTTATTAAAATTTTTTTTAACGGAGGTGAACGCATGACATTGAGAGAAAGAACAATTCAATTAATCAGTGATAAAGGAATTAAAAAATCCTTTATAGCTGGTAAATTGAGTATCAGTAATTCGTTATTCTCACTATTTATTAATGGGAAACAGCCTCTACAGAAACCTGAAATAATTAAACTGGAAGAGTTAATTGAATCGTACAAATGATGATGAATAAATACAATTAAAAGGAGAATTAAACATGGGAGCATTATTGAAATTACACGCAGAAAACTTTGTGGAAGATAAAAATGTTAGAGATCAATACATAAATAAAACTGAAGTATTACAAAAGGTAAAGTCGCTTTCACTGTTACCAGATAATCAGCATATGACAGTAAAAGCAGTGGCTGAATACTATGAAGTTGAATATCAAACTATTATAAATGTCCTTAATAGACACAAATCAGAGTTTGAAAAAGATGGTGTTAAGACGATAAACAATAAAGATGAGGGTTATTTCAAAGTGAAAGAAGCCTTATCTACTGGGCAATTCATAGTTAAACTAGTACCGCGTAAAGCGATTTTAAGAATTGGAATGTTGTTAAGAGATAGTAAGGTGGCAATTAAGGTTAGAGATTATTTACTAAGAGTTGAAGAAGTGTCAACTGAGGAACAAAAGAGAAGTGTTTGGTCTGATGATGATATTGTTAAATTGAACGAAATTATGAAAGACGAAAGGAAAAAGGGGAATAGTAAATGGGGGGCTATTAGGATGGCTGCTAAGTTCTTCAGCAAAAACCCTCATGCTGTTTATCAGAAATATCAGAATGTCACTAAGAAACATGGATCTTTGGACGAGTATATAAATAATAATAATTTGGTGTTTTTGAATAAAAAATCTGAGGAAATTCACAATGGAGAAGTTGAAGTAATTGACCAGACACCAAAACAAGAAGCGCAAAACTCCCCATTAGTAGGAGCCTTTCAAACAAAAATAAACAGAATATTAGATAATATGAAAAATACCAATGAACTTGAAGCAACAATAAATGAACTTAAATTAGAAGTAAAAGAATTAAAACATAATTTACAAATTAGAGATATAGAAATAGCTACATTTGATGAAAGTCTTGCTAAAAGAGATAGACTTATAAGCAAACTCAAAAAAGAAAAATTAGCTTTAGAAACTAGTGTAAAAGCAATTCGAAAAATAGTTTTAAATGGCACAAAAACAAGCAATATTGAAGAAAATAGCAAGCCTGAAGGACTTATCTATACACATGATAAGAGTGGTATAGTGGAGGTAAAAAACTAATAGATTAGTAACGATTAACTGGGTGTATATTGCCCAGTTTTTTTCTTTGTTTAATTCCTAAATATAAAAATAATTAAATATTGTAATCAATAATTATGTGTGATATAATAAACCTAACAAAAAGAAACGGCGTATTGTAACCAGTAACACCGTAATGTAAGGGGTAAAACAACGATTTTATTCAGAAATGGAGAGATACTATGAAGCTTGAAAAGTGGATTGGAGAAAAAGATGATACAAGCGGAAGTTATTATGAGATAGGAACCAAGGAACTAACATTACGGAAAGGTGGAAGAATTAACGCGAAAAAGTTGTATTGTTTTAACAGTCGTTTTGGTGAAACCTACTACATAACAGATACAGAAGTCATTAATGAAATAGAATTGTTGTTAAAGAATGAAACAAAGTTGATTGATTATTTGTACGGACTGGTAATTAGAGAATTCGGAGCAATTGAATTCATTGTCAGGATAGGACACAAGATTGCCGAAGAGCGCGAGAAAGGCTATCAAAACGGTAAGTTTGCAAAGCAAAAAGAGATAGTTGAAGTATTGGGATTGAAATAATAGTCAGTAAAAACAGTATTTCATCTTGAAAGGGAGAATGAGAAATGATAAATGAAGATCGGATTGTATTTGGAATGGGAACTATTCTTGTGGGTACATATGCCCTTACTTTGGAATTGATGCATATCGATCCTTCAGCGGTCATTGGTGAACCAATAAGTAAGGATTTCAGCGATTCAATGAAGGTTTTAAAGAAAGCCACTTTCAAAAAAATGCTTAGCTTAGCGGATAAACTGAGCCAAGTATCAGAAGGAAACTCAACGTTTGAGCATGAAGGATATATATTCGACTTCACCAACTACAACGAAAAATCTAGTGAAGCAGTTTTAAAAGGAGTAAGATTTATTGTTGCTCAAAAGCAGATTGAGCTGGCATGTTAATTCAAATAAAAGCAGGATTTTACATAGATCGGGGGAGTGATATTTTTGAAACCAATTGATTTGTATTATAGGGCATTTGCAAGCAAACATAATACCTTGGGACAACTAAAGGGATTCTATTATGATCATTTGCCAGAGATTGAAGATGATTTATGGGGAATTGAAGAAGAAAAGAATGAAAAGGTGACAATTCGAGAATATAAAAATTTTGATTTTGATGGTAGACGTTATTGGTTGCTCGCTTCAGTTTGGTTTGAGAATTCTCCAGTTATGATTATTCAAAACGCTGGTCGAGAGGGAGATGATCACAGGCGGCGTTTTATAACTGACAAAGAAAAATATAAGGAGATGATTAAGTATATTCATACTTTACTCGAAACAGATAGTGAGGTTGCGGATTGTTATGATCCTAATGACGATATTCCAGATTTAGATAGTTTCTATGGTCATACGCTAGACGGTACTTTTAAAAGACACTATTCATAAAACAGTTATTTTACCTGAAAGGAATGAATGTGCTGTGACGTATATAGAAGAGTTAGATGAAATTTGGAACAAAGCATTAAAGCAAACCCCATGTTCATGCAAGAATGATGACAAGTGGGAGCAGGATGTTTCGGGGCGTATAAAATGTTCTAGATGTGAACAGATAGTGACTGAGAACAAAACAGGAACGCTTCTAAGAGAAATCAAAAGAATTAGAAAATAAATATAATCAACTGGAGATGAATACATATGACAACACATCACGATATCGAATTATATCCGCACAATCAAGAGACATATGACAAGGTTATTGAAGCATGGAAGACGCAGGATCGTGTATCAACCGTACAGGCTACAGGTACAGGTAAGACATTTCTTATATTGAAATGCCTGTTTACATATCCAGATGTAAATAAGGTTGTGCTGGCTCCATCCAACCATATTCTGAATCAGTTAGCGAGTAGGGTAGATGAGCTACCTAATACAACATTGCTAACTTATACTGAATTATCATTTATGAGTGAGGAAGGTATTCAGCAGTTGAACGTAAGTATGATTGTTCTGGACGAATTTCATCGTTGCGGCGCTGAAAAATGGGGAGAAGGTGTAAACAAACTTATTGCAGCTTATCCAGATGTTAAATTATTGGGTACTACTGCTACGCCAATCCGCTACCTAGATGATGAACGTGACATGTCCGATGAATTGTTTGATGGTAATGTTGTAACAAATCTTAGTTTGACCGAAGCAATCGTTAAAGGTATTTTACCTATGCCTAAATATGTGTCGGCATTGTATACATTTGACGAAGAGATTATGAATCTAAAAGATAAGATTGATAAATCCAGCAATAGTGATGAAGAAAAGGAAAGTTTACACAAGGAGGTTGAACAACTAAGAAAGAAACTAGACAAAAGCAAAGGCATCCCTGTCATCTTGAAAAAATATCTGGGCGACAGTACAGGAAAGTTTATTGTGTTTTGTAGAAATAAAAAGCATCTAATAGAGATGCAAAGTATAGTTAAAGGTTGGTTTAAAAAGGCTAAGTTAGGTAAGGGTGTTGATTTATATAGTGTCTATACAGGAAAAATTGAAAGCGAAAATAATAAAGCAATTGAAAAGTTTGTTTCAAATAAAAATAATAATAGTATTAGATTGCTTTTTACTATTGATATGTTAAATGAAGGCTTGCATGTTGAAGATGTTGATGGAGTAATTTGCCTAAGACCTACTATATCACCAATTATTTATTATCAGCAAATTGGACGTGCATTGCAGATTGGCAGCAAAGAACCTTTTGTATTCGACTTCGTTAATAATTTCAACAATCTAGGTGGCAGTACATTTGGTAACGACTTACGAGAAGCAGTAGAAAAAGAGAATGAGATGCGACGAAGTGCTGAGGGTGAAATTGAATTAAATTTGGAAGATTTTATTGTATATGATGAAATTCATGAAGGGTTAAATTTGTTTAAAAATATCGAAAATCAACTAAGAAATAATTGGAGCCAAATGTTTAGTCGTTATTGTAAAGGTGAAGATAGTGTTGAAATTAAGAGGTGGGCAATCAATCAAAGAAGTCTCTATAATGCAAATCAATTGACCCAAAATAAAATTGACCAATTAAATAGTGTCGGTTTCATATGGAATAATATGCTCGATCATACATGGAATTTCAACTATGAACTGTATAGGAGCATAAAAGAAAAGTTTAGTTGTTATAATCTACCTAATAATTATGTAGTTGATGGACATAAAATCGGACTATGGCAACAAATACAAAGACGGTGTTATAAACAAGGTAAACTATCTCAGAATCGTATCGATAAGCTAAACCAAATCAATTTTGTTTGGGATGTAGTTGATTCTAGGTGGGATAAAATGTTTCAAAGGTGTGCTATGGGAGACAGAAACGAACAGGTAAGAGTTTGGGAAGTCACTCAAAGAATGAATTATAAAAATGGTTTATTAGATAAACATAAAATCAAAAAATTAAAATCTATAAATTTTAATTGGAACCCGATGGATTCCAAATGGGATGAAATGTTTGAATGTTATTCTAATGGTGAACACAGTAAAGAGGTGAAGACTTGGACAGTATTACAAAGAGTTAATTACAAAAAAGGTATACTAGATGAAGATCGGATCGACAAACTTAATAATATAGGATTTGTATGGGATACAAAAAATGAATCATGGAATCGAAATTATGAACTATATATAAATTATATAAAAGAAAATGGTGGTTATACCGTTCCCAAAGAATTAATCATTAATGGAATAAGACTTAATCATTGGGTCAAACGACAACGTCGTATATTTACAAAGGGAGAATTATCACAAGAAAAGACAGATAAACTTAATGCAATTGGCTTTCAGTGGGAACCTATAGGTACACAATGGGATGAATATTATAAATTGCTTTGCAAATATAAATATGAGAATAATCAAACCGATGTACCCCAAAAATATGAGTTATGTGGTGTGAAACTTGGAAGGTGGGTACATCATCAACGCCAATATCGTAAAAATGGAAAGCTCTCACAAGAAAGAATAGATAAACTAGATGAGATAGGTTTCCAGTGGGAAGGCATAAGGAAAAACGCAAAAGATAGCCAAGTTAGCTTCAAAGACGAAAAAATACTGTAAACTCGATGTTGATTTTTTCGAATATACATAATAAAAACGGACTTTTATTAATACATAGGGAGACAGGAATTATGAAAATTTTAATTTTTCAACTACCAATGGTGGCTGTTTATCAAAGTATGTTTAATCTGCAACTTCAAGAAGATATAATTCCAATTGAAGTTGGATATATAACCCTTGATGCATTTGATCGAAATGAGTGTTGGCACTTAGGGAATTGGACTGCATGGACAGATGAGAAACCTCAGAATTTACATTACGAAGGAAGAAGTTTTTCTAGTGATGTAATATTTCTTGATCCAATTAAAAATAGGTATCACTGTGCTTTACCATTTGGATGGTATGAAGCAAATACTCTACAAGAAATAATTGATTATATAAAAACTTATAAGCTTGGACAAGAGCTGATTAAATAAAAGAGCGTGTAAAGAACAAATTTTTCAAAGAAAGGGATAGTAAATTGAATCAATCTAAAGTCAAAACAATCCGTCCTACAGTAGCACGTCTAGATCCAGAAGGGTATAACAGAGTCGTCGAATATGCTTCCAGTACAGAGAAAACAAAAAGCGTGGGAATGGATCGTATGCGAGAAATGATGAAACAACACAAATCATCAAAATTGCAAGTAGCCAACGAAAACGATTATATTAAACTGTCAGGCAGACCACAATTAAAATATACTCACAGTACAGATGGGGCTAAGTATTCTTCTCCATATGACTTAGAGGTGCGACTCGTAAATAATGATATTGCCATAAAGACTGACTTTGATGTTGATATTGTTTTCACATTTGATGAAATCGACTCATTATATAAGTTTAAAGAACAATTGATATAAATACGAATAACACTGATAAAAAAGCCACTATGCATGATATCTACTATATCAACAGTACAGAAACCGACAAGGAAATAATGAAGCGTGTTCAAAGTGAACTAAAAAATCACGTAAGATCAAAGAAGAGACGATAAAAGTTGAATTTTACAATGTAAAATACATAAGGAGTGGTGAGTATATATGAATCCTCAAGCTATGCAAGAAGCTATAATATTGATGGAAAAGGCAAGGAAGTATGACGAATTAATCGCTTTTCCAGAAAGAAACTATGAATTACATTGTTCATTTTGTGGGAAAAGTCAAGATCAAGTGAATAGAATGGTGGCAGCGAAGAATGTCTGTATTTGCAATGAATGTATTGGAGTGTGTGTAGAAATTATTGCTGAAGATGAGCACAAAGGAGTCAGTGCTAATGAATAAGCAGTGGTATGCAAAAAGGATTATTCTTATAAGTGTGGCGATCTATGCAATTCTGTCAATTGGAATTTCAATAACAAGTTTGGGTGTGGCTGTTAAGATGTTGACTATTTTACTTGGACTAGCAGCAGTACATAGTGTACTTGTATTGAATTTGTATCTTAGTACTAGAACAACTAAGAATAAAAAGTCTATTAAATTAGCTGATATGACAGAGAGGGTCTAGCAGGGTGAGCTTGCCTGACTTAAATCTAAGAGGAGAAATATATAATTGGAGAATAATTTTCAAGTAGTTGAACAAAAGTTGGTAGAGTTTAATGGATCTGAGTTGTTGGGAATCAAAGCAGATGACGGTAAGATTTATGTGGGTGTTCGATGGGTTTGTGAAGGAGTGGGGTTATCAGATGGTCAAGTGAAGGCAGAGCGAAAGAAAATCAAAGAAGATATAGTACTAAATCAAGGGGGACGAAATTTCGTCCTCCCCACTAATGGTGGACAACAGGATATACTGACACTAGATATTGATTTTCTACCTCTATGGCTTGCTAAAATCACTATCACCCCAAACATGCGAAAGAATCAACCAGAACTAACTAGTAAACTAGTTCAGTATCAATTAAAAGCCAAAGATGTTTTAGCTGAAGCGTTTGTACATAATCCAGCACAACAATACTTATCTTTATCGGAGGAAGACCGTGCGATTGCTTATTTTACGGTTAAGAAAGAACAGAAGCAGTTACAGTTGCAGATTGAAGAGAATAAACCACTGGTTACATTTGCCGAAACCGTTCTTAAATCAAAGGATAATATTCTGGTGCGAGAAATGAGTAAACTTATACAGGATGAAGGAATTAATATTGGCGAAAAGAAATTATATCAGAAACTGCGTGACTGGAATCTTGTATTAACTAATAGGAACGAGCCAACTCAGTATGCAATGAATCAGAAGTTGTTTGTTGTTGAAGAAAAGAGCATAGATACAGCATATGGGGTCAAACTGGTTAAAACAATGAAAATTACTCCAAAAGGACAAATCCGCATAGTAGAGAAGATTAAAAAAGAATACAGTAAGAGTGTTGCCGAAGTAATTCAAAATACATAAAAATAAAAGTCTGTATTTGGTGTGAACACTAAAAATTCAAAAAAGATGAATTTTGAAACTGCATTTTATTGAGTTTTGGAGTAAAATAATTAGTCTATGATATACATACAAAATACTTAATCCAAAAGTTTGGGGGTGGCATTATTGAATATTAAAAATCGAGACATGTCATATATGAAAAAATATCAAGAGGTCAACCCCAAACTGTACCTTAGCAAAGGGGTTAAAGTACCTCGTTTCAGAAAAACAAAAAAACAAATAAAGAACAGAATCTTGTACTCTTTAATGTTATCAAAAGATATTAAAGTTTCAGAGATGGCTAATTTGGTTGGTGTGACACACAGAACAGCCAACGCATGGATTGTCGATGGAATTATCCCTGCTGATAGCAATGTCGAGAAAGTTTGTTCAATTATGGACTATCCTTCTCATATATTATTTAACGATGGTATATTAAAGAGCAGTCCAATAATTTGTTTACCCAAACAGTCCAAACACTATAAAAGAGTTGTCGCTGTTTCACCAGTCAATAATCATATTCTTTATGGTTTAATGATATTATATGATATTTCATTGAAAGATTTAGCCTCATTTTTAAACATAAATATTTCAACGCTCAGAAAATATCTACACAATAATTTTCTACCAGACGAAACAAATCGGAAGAATATATCTGACTTTTTTAAAGTTTCTGAATCCATACTTTTCTACGATTTTATAGTTAACTCAAATTTGAAGTAAAAGATTAATTTGACCAAAACCTTACGCCTGAGATACGATACTAAAGACAGAACGAAATCAGACTGAGGCGATTACAACATGACTTTGCAAAAGTGTAAGAACGAGTTTTGTAATAATGTTATTACTTCTCAATACCCAGAGGCAGAATGTTGCGATAATTGTTACATGGAGATACTAAGCATTCTCCCTATATTTCACCAGCCTGAAAGTTTAATGCCCTATAAAAAATCTTGGGAAATTAGAGCAAACCCAAGAATTTGTAAAATGCGACTATGTAAGAATAAGGTATTAGTTCGAGGAATGTGTAGAAAATGTTACTTAGAGTATATGACCAAAAAGTAGATCGCTTAGGCGGTCTTTTTTTATTCAAATAAATAAATATAATGAAATATAGTATTATCTATATACAAAAATAATTAAATGATATATAATAAACACATAGAGAAGGACAATACATATGAGGTGATAAGTATGTACAAGGTAACGGTATTTGAGGAGGTATTGGATAATTTTGAGGCGAATATGTATTCGTTCGATGATAAAATAGAAATGATTAAATTTGCTGCATTGCGTGAAAATGAAGGTGCAATGGTTGTCATGAGCATTGGTTTAAAACAAATTGTGTAAAACTATATTTTTATTACAATAACGAAAAAAATGTAAAAATAAAGGAGCCGATTATTATTATGAAAGTGAAATTGACAATTACTATCGAGATTGATGAGAAGAAATATCCTAATCTCACTAAAGAAACTATTCGGACAGAATTGCAAGGGAACTTTGATCTTTACATGCAGCAAGTCGAAGAGGAAACAAAGAATTTGCTTACAGATATGAATAGAAATGCATCTAAATGAGGTTTTGTTGGTCTCGATGAAGTTTGTGCTTTGCTGAAAGATTGAATTGAGCCTAAGGAAAATAAAATGATCCTTTTAGAAGGAGAGATTAATAATGTCTCAAAGAAAACAATGGTTTGAAAAGTTCATTGGCTGCTGCTTTGGTATAGATGGTGAGGAATACATATTTCAAGGGACATTTACTAATACCGAAACGAGCAGTGGCAAACCTTATCAGTATGTATTTGAAGCAGAGGGTAAACCTCAAGTCATCATGACATATAAAGAAGCTCGTACAACTATGGGAGCTATGATTGATAAGTATAGTTAATCAAATGAATATTTTAAAGGAAGATAGAGTTAGGAGTGATACAAATAGCTGATATGGAGAAAATGATGAAATTGGCAAAAGAGCAAGGGATAAAAGTTACAGAGAATAGCGATCAGCCGGGTTTCTTTGTAACTAAAGATGGAGTTAAGAAAAGGGTTGGTACTAAAGAGTTACTCAGCATTTGTTTTGATCTTGAAAGCCAGTAAAAAGATTATTTCATAAGGGGGCGGAAAAATGTACATGATGTTTGTTTATGTTAACGGTGTAGCTCATAATCACATGGGGATCAGAGGAGACCTGGAAGAGTTACATGTGAAGGCAGCGGATATATCTAAAGAATACTTTAGAAAAGACTCACATGCTGAAATCAGCACAAAAATTACCAAGTATATTTGATAAAAGGATTCTTTGATCATGTAAAGTTGAAAAGAAGAGGTGAACAAATGAGTTTGGTTTTTATTAATGATGAAGATACAAGAGAGTTAATTATGAGTCTTCCAAGTATCAATATTAGAAGGTATGCTTCAGTACTGGGGGTCTATCATCCAAATGGAAATGATATCATCGTCCTGAAAACTAGGTTCAATAAAGTGATGACAGAAGAAATAAAAGAAAAAGATTTTGAAATATACTCAGACACTAAGCCATGGGGTTACGATTATAGTGAAATGGTATCAAAATTTATAATTATAGATCGAAAATTATTAAATAAGCGCCGAAGCGAGAGAATTTTTGATAAGTATCAATAAATGAAATTGAATAGGAGTAATCAGATGAGTAAATTTGATTTATGGGAACACGGAATTGATTCGTGGACAGGGTATTTTATTATTGAGGCATTAAGTACAGCAGGGGAAAGCAGCCCACTATATCAAAAAGGGTACGATCCTTCATCTATGGAAGCAAAATTAATTATTAATGGAGTAGACTTGCCATTAGCTAAAGTATTCGAACACATTGGTGGACAATTCGAAGATATGGTAAAGAAGAGGGCTGAAGGAATGATTGAGGATAAATTAGACAAAGATTTTATGGATTCACTTCGTTCAATTTCTAGATTAACAGATGAACTTGAAGATAAATTGAAAATAAAAATAAATAATATTCTTAGTGAATAGAAGTGTTTCTTATGAGGAGATGATCGAATGAATATTAATGAGAAACGAAGGAAGAATTACGAAGATGTTAAGAGTCGCTTAAGTGAGATGGAACATGAAGAGTTTATGGAGATCATTGATAAGGTATTTCGATTAATTGAAGCACAAGATAAGAACCCAAAGAATGACGATTTTGAATACTTCTTTGAACTACGTGGAAATATCGAACTCTACGAATTGTTGTTACTTGAGCTATCAAAACGAAAAAATCAAGCCATTGCTAACTATCAAGATTATTTATAAAAGAAGTATTTTACGGGGAGGAGAGTAATATGAAAGACAAAGAAGAGATGCATAATCAAATACATGATAATTATTATGATGTATATGGAACTGTACCAAATGATGAACAGATAGCAAAAATAGTCGATTCAATACCAGACAAGATCAAAGCTTTAGCGATGAATTGGGGATGGTATGACACAGAGGTAAGAGAGAGTGTGTATGTGTGGATGAAACAAAATAAAAAGTGAGTAAAAGAGTATTTGATAATAAAAAAAGAAGCGACATAAGTCGCAACTTAATCAAAGTATTTATTAGCAATAACAATTGCTATGCCAATCGCAAGGAAAGTAAAAGCAAACGGCATAGACACAGTGTAGTCATTTAATACTTGAACAAAATCCTTGTTAAACGAATTGTTGATTTGTGAACTCATAAACTCTTTTGTATCGGGAGTAGTTTTCACTAAATATCTAATTAAATAAACGTAAAAAAGATAAACAAAGGATAATGCACTTAATCCATAACCCAGATTTTTGATTTTTACTACCATTGTTATTTTCCTCTCTCCATTTAAGACTAATTTAATTATACTAATATATTTGTATGATATGCAAATATTGGATTGCAATCAAAGAAGAAGGAGCGAAGAAAATGAAGACAAATATTTTTATATGTGCTGACGGGAAAGAGTTGATTGTTAAACATAAAAAGTCAGTAGTGATTTTTGAAATGAATCAAAACCAGATTAACAATAAATATAATGTTACATATAATTTTGAGCTAAAGGATTTCGTTGAGCTGCTTACTTACATCGAAATGATTGCGAATGAAGTTTGGACTAATTTATTGCCCAAGGAAGCTAACAGTTTAGGATCAGACTATTACGAATACTATGACAAAGTGCTCGACAATAATGGCTATCTTCGTATCCGAGAAAACACAATTTGTATAGATAGACCAGTATTAGATGGACATAAACTCTATCAATTCAATAAGAAAAGAATGGAGTCATTTATTTTTGACTTTAGAAAGCTTATTGCAATCTAGTTTTAAATAATGATTTAGAGCATAAGACAAGGGGTTAGGAATGATGATGAAGAGAATGTCTGAACAAACCTTGGATGAGTTTAAGATGGATATCTTTAAACAAGCGATTGAATTGAGCGAGATTAAGTCACTTGAAGAAACACTTGAATATGTGTTCAAGCAAGCTCATGAACGAGACCAGTGGGCTGAAAGCAAAGGAATTATAGAATAGTTATGTTTCGAAAATTATAAGAAAAAGTTGTAGATAAAATAAGTCTTTTAATAACAATAGTTCATATAACAACGGAGGAATAAACATGTTTACAGTGATCAATACAGAAACCAAACAATACCTTAGAGCAGATTGGGAAGAACATCGCGGTCAACTATATACTCATGACATTGATCTAGCTGCCAAGTTCGAAAGTTGGCACGATGCTGAAGATATTACAGAAGTAACAGAACAAGTAGTACCTCTGTCTAACTAATAAAAATATAATAAAAGGAGAATATTAGATGGATACTTACATGATAGTTGTAGATGGAAAAGTAAAAGAAGAAATCGAAACCGCTGGACGTTCCAAAGAAGCAATGAGTTTTGTGTTAATAGATCGTTTCTATCATTGGAGTGGTTTTTCTGCTAATGTGAACATTTACAGTTCTTTAACGGGGAGTGAGTATCATTATGTTTAAAGCTGGAGCATTAAAAGACAATAAGCTGTGTGTTAGAAATTATGAGGGCAAGTGGATTGAATTACATGTAGCGGCGAAACAATATGAACAGCATAGAAATTTGAAACATACATAATAAAGATAGCCGTAATGTGGTCTTTTTAATAAACAAAAATAATGAATATATTGAAATATATAAAGAAATATGTTATGATTTATTTATCGATAGGGAAACATTGTAAAGAAACTAGTAACATAGTATTGTAGAGTTTGAAGAATATTGTATAGAGGTGATACAGAATGAGTCAGGATAAAAAGAAGATATTTGTTTACGACGAAGCAACTAAAAAGGAAATGGAAGTAGATGTTTCACGCATTGTCGCCTTTCAAGCTAGGACTATTAAAAGGAAGTCATTGTTGGTGGCTTTCATGGATGATGGCAATCAATACATTATGTTGTAGTAAAAGGTTTATTTTATTCAGTTAATAAAGGAGAGTAAATAAAAATGGAAAAGAAAACTGCGCATACTTCAGATCGGAAAGAAGCCTATAAATTTGCTTCATTAATAAATGTCTGTTGTGGTGTTGATAATGTCAAAGTTAGGGTCGAGAATGATACTGAATTTTATGTTGATTTTGATTGTGAGCCAACAGCAGAAAATGAGGTTGCAACTCTGATTTTGACATATGCTTTAAATGGATTGATTTTTTATGGTAATGGAGAAATAGAAAGAATTATCTCACAAGGATAGAACTTTAAAAATTATAAAAGGGGCATTAGTATGTTTGATAAAAATTTATGGAATGCACTTAATCCCGGTTCTCATTCATATGATTCATTTGGGGAAAGAGCTGAGAGTTTGGAGAGTTATATAAAGAAAGTTTCCGATTTGGGTTTAAATATTCCTACTGATGTAATCGAACAATGGATTTATCGGCATTACGAATATATTGATGCTCGTTATATCAGCCTTGGAATTGAAAAAATGAAATTTGAAAGGGAAATATGGGATAGCAATAAGGTTTATTCTAAAATCAATACATTTGAATTCGATAAACTTGGTGGAATGGGGCATAACGTATATGAGGAAGAAAACTGGTTGATCAGTTTTATGCTTAAAAATCGTACTTGGCCCAAACCCATTATTGTTCTAGAAAATAATACATTTCCTTCTTGGGGAACTCCCTATCATTTGCTAGAAGGTCATCAAAGGTTGGATTTTTTTAGAGAAATTTATCAAGAAGAAAGAGATACATTAAAGGATCAACATGAAATTTGGGTTGTGAAACTGATCAAATGACTGTTTTACCATGAAAATCTACTGAGGAAAGAGGTATACATATGTCTAAAGCGCCTTACGGATATCAGATTGTAAATGGAGAAGTGGTTGCACATCCATTTGAATCTAAGATAGTTAGGTTAACTTATGGGCTTGCACAGATTGGACTTGATTCTGCTAATATTCAATCTCTGTTGAATGAATTTAAGGTTCCAAGCCGTGGAAAAGATTATAACTATGACATCGACGGGAATTTACATAAAATATACGTTGCTGGAGCTAAAGTTCTTATTGATCTAATTCAAGAAAAAATCGATAATGAAATTGTTTATTTAGATGAAGAAAAAACACAGCCAATCATATCCGCTATTAGTTTAGCAGATATATTAAACAAATACAGAGATTCTGATGAAACTTTGTGAATTGGCTATTTCAAAGGAGACGAACAACTCTGTGGATATAAGTAAAATACAACTAGGTTACACCTACCAAATCAATAATGTTAACAAGAACAACGGCAGAAAATGCATTGTCCTTGAGTTTGCGGATAATAACAAAGCAAAAATCAAATTTGTGGACAATAGAAGAATCGGAAAAGTGTCACTACATGATCTGGAAGAAGTATCTGAAGTAATGACAAGAGAAGAAAAAGTTACTCAAATGCAGAACAAAAAACTCGAAATAAATATGCTAATTGCAGAAGAGTATGAAAAAATCAAACAAATTGAAAAACAAATCGAGGAATATAGAATCGAACTGTTGTGTTGTGAAAATGAATTAACTCAGTTATAGTCGTTATCCTAACATACGTTCGGTAAAAGATGGTTTTATAGAAAGGGTGTGCGACCATGACAGATAAGATCAATCTATACGTAGACGACCTCAGAGACTGTCCAGAAGGCTTTGTGGTCGCTCGTACATACTATGAAGCGATACGCATTCTAGAGCACAGAAACGTTGGTATACTTACATTAGACCATGATCTGGGTGAGGATGTGTTTGGTAATGAAATGCCCAATGGATATGACTTAGTGAAGTACTTCTGTGAGCATGGACTGAAGGCTGATAAGATTTACATACATACTGATAATCCTGTAGGACGACAGAACATGTATGAGACTCTGTTGGCTGCTCAGCGGAGAGGATTTATCGATGAGGATATTGAGATATATCATTATCCTATAACGGCGAATAAGTATTCAGGAAATTGATGAAAAACATTCTTTATAAGATTGACTGGGAGTGAATTAAATGCTAAACATGGGATTAGCTGAAAACGGAGTAGATTCGTTTAAAGCTGCTTTTTTAACAATGAAAAAAATAAAAGTGCTAGAAGACGGCATAGTACATAATTTAAAAGATGCTGTAATGTCTTTAAATCATGGAATCGAAATACTATTTAAGCTGTTTTTGAAAAGTTATGATGAATATCTTATATTTGCAGACATTGATAAATATATGACGGCAAGAAAGACAATGATAGCAAAAAGTTTAGCTAATGTCTTTGAGGCAAACCCACTTCTTAAAACTGTTACATTAAATGAGGGAATTAGACGAGCCAAGTATTTATGCGGCTATGACATATCGGAAGATTTCGAAACAGTAGTTCAGTACTTAAACAAAATAAGAAATCAATTTATGCATTATGAAATAAGTCTCTCTGGCGAAGAGGTTGACGAGCTTCTCTTAAAATTACGAATAGGTTATGAATTGGCTTATGAGTTTTTTGTTGAATACAATGAAGATCTTAGGGATTTGTTTGATGATGCAAGATATGAAATTACCATAGATGATTATACTGACGAAATTGCTGAGATGCATCGGAGTTTAATGGAGGAAGAATTAGCTGAGCAGAGATACTTAGTAGAAAAATACGGGATTTAGATATGGTAAAAGGCATGTTTCATTAAATAATAATTAATTCACTTTATAGGGAGGCAATAACTTGGAAGAAGATGTTATGCATAATACGGTGAAACAAATTATCAAAGATATGTTTGAAACTGGCGAGATTTCAATTAAAGTAGACCAAAAAGATAAATGGGATGCGAGATACTTAGTTGTATCTGTTGATATTGATAGCAAAGTAGTGTTTGAGCACGAGGAATATATCGGTTCAAGTGGCTGGAGAGATGAGTAAGAGACTGTAAAATGCAAGTTTTACAAGAATGAGTGGAAGTGGGGATTGATTTTTTTGAAAAGGTTTGTGTATTTAGTCCTATTGATTGTAGGGCTACCAATCATCTTGAATTATGGTTTATTCTCATGGAGTGCTCCAGGGTTGAATGTAGATGAGAACGCTTGGTTGGGGTTCTTTGCCAACTATGTTGGTTTGATTTCTGCTGTGTGTATTGCACTCTACCAACAGTACAATCAAAGAAAGAAAGATAAAGAAGATGAGCATACTCAAAAACTAAAAGAAGATGAGCAAGACAGAAAGAGCAATCGTTCCTTTTTGGTACTTCATGATTTTTACGCCAATATAAAATTGAACAATGTTAAAACTCATGAAAACAGCAGAGTAATTGAAACGGATGGCTACAAATGGTTGATTGATCACCTAAAACCAGTGGTAAACGTTGATGATGTTAGTACGTCATTTATTAAGCTTTCCCACTATGGCAATCCAGGAGTTATATTAGATTGCAAAGTAAATATTGAGGTTAAAAGCTTAAAAGGATTGACTAAGATTAATGTGGATATCGGAGTTTTTGAAAAGGGGATAGAAATATTTATCCCTATTGTAACAAGAGATGCCGAATTTGGAGAGACAGTTGATCTTATGCTGGTTAAAGTTACTTATTGTACATTAAGAAATGAGAAAATTGAATATACTCACGATCTCTCACAGAAAAAAGATATTTGTAAAGTTCTCCATGAAGGCTATGAAGAAACGTTATATGAATTTCAATTGGATGAATCCAGTTGGACTTACCCAAACAAACTTATACATGAACAAAATTCACAGTGAAATGTAGATTTAATTAAAAAGAATAGGTGATTTACAGAATGCATTGTGAGAAGTGTGGTAAGAAACTAGAGGATGTGTTAGAACACGTTAAGCACATCCTCCATGAGTGCAATGGATAAAATACATACAAGTAAGGGGAAGCAGCAATAGTGGATGAGAAGACAAGAGAAGCACTTAGGAAGGCTGTGTATCCAATTGGTATTGGGGAAGGGTTGAAGGCAAGCGAATTGATCAAAAAGTTGTTGGATCAACAAAATCAAAATACGAGTTGATTTCATGTTTAACGAAAAGTATAATTAAATCAACAAAGAACGAAGCCGTAATGGCAAAACGTACAGCTTCCGTTTTATAAAATTATCCGTAGAAGTAGCCTAGTCCCCGCCAAGAGATAGGCTATTTTCTTTTTTGTAGATAAAATATAATTTTTATTAAAAAGCCTGCCAATTAAATGGCAGGTTCTTCTTTATGTCCAATGGTTTTTGGAAACCCTAATTGCTCAGCTCTGTGTATAATTTTAATTAATGTATCTAAATCCTCGCTTGCGATAGGTCTTTCTTTTCTGCCATCACTAATTTCGATTTTCAACTCATTTATTTTATTTGTTTGCATTCGAATTGTTTCCTGCATATTTAGAAATTCCAATCGCAAGTTATTTAGTGCGTCGATTGCTTTATCTATTTCTGTCATATAATTTATGTCAGCTTTCATAGTTGTGTTGGTATTTGTATTTTTTATTTTTGTATTTGTCTTATTATTCATTCTTTCTTCTTTAGCTGCTTTTATTTCATTCTTATAGTTATGTCTCAAAGCACTGTTCCAGCGAAAACCACATGCTGCCGCTGTACGATTTAGTTCTCTCCCAACCTCCTGAAATGCGGTTAATTGGGTTTTGTTGCTGCGTATATTGGCTATCACTGTTTTAGCTAGCAGATCGTCATCGGATCGAGACCAAGCGTCTTGTCGCATCTATATTCCTCCCTGAAGATATCCTAAATGCTATGTATATCCAGTTGTCAATAGAATTATGCACTTAGCTATGGAAATATTCGTATGATACGAAAAAAACTTGACAGAACAAACGTTCCATCTTGTTTTTAATTATTTTTGTTAGTATAATAACAAATAGAAAGAGCGAAGATAGGTTTAGAAAAGTACATAATAGAATTTAACTAGTAGTAAAAATAAAAATAAGATGAGAAGTTAACAATAAGGTTAAATGAGGAGTGATTACATAATGGCGGTAGCAATGGAAAGAATGACAAAAGAAATTAAACGTTTGGATATGTGGAATGTACATTTGGGGAGTAATAAAGGGAGTGTACAAAGTGGTGAAAGACCATGTGTGGTGATTGGTAACAATATGGGAAACAAGTATTCTCCAGTAGTTATAGTGGCTCCTGTAACATCACGTGTAAAAAAAGAAATGCCTACTCATGTAAAAGTAAGTGGAACAGACACAGGACTATATAGCGATAGCATCATTTTGCTGGAACAAATTATGACTATATCCAAAGATCAATTAGATTTTAAAATTACCGAACTTCCAGATAAGTATAGTCATGAAATTGTGGATGCATTATCAGTTTCATTGGCAATGAGATAAAGAAACGGGAAACTAATCCCGTTTCTCTTCTTTATGTAAAAGGATTATCTCATCAAGATCTATATCCAAGACTTCGCAAATAGTAGCCAAGTTGTCGAAAGATAGTTGTTTTGCAGTGTTATTGCATAGGCTATTTATTGTTGCAGGTCTAATGCCAGTTCTGCGCGCCAACTCCCTATTACTAATACCCTTTCTATCTAATATATGAGAGAGTGTAATTTCAAACCACCACATATTTCACCAAAAAAGCAGTTGACATGTAAAATAACCCCTTTTATAATAAATTAAGAGCAAGTGGAACGAATTTCGTTCCATAAAGAAGACATAACAAAATCTCCCTACTTTTGTAGAGGGAGTAATTTGTCATTTTATTCTATCAGATTAACGGCATAATAGACAACATCATGGAGAGCAGCTATGAAAAATAAAAGATTTTGTTTAATGAAGCTAACCGAGTATGACAGAGAACATAAACTCGAAACTTGGGTATTTACGAACACAAATGCCGATAGCGAGCACACACTAAGCAATTTTATGGCAAATGGGTTCCGTATATGGGATTCTAAGAAAAACTGGGTAGTGAGAACGAACCTTGATATTGACAAATGGTTACATGTTAACCAAAAGGAGTGAAATGATGGGTCAAGTCATAACAGATTTAATGATAAAAACATCATATGATTACGCAAAAAGAGTATTTCATAATCAGATTGAATTAAATCATGCACTTAACGACATTGTAACTCTATCCGGCATGTATAGAGGATTAGCTTTAGCTTACGTTTCAGCTTTCAGATCAATGATAGAAGGAAAAGTTTATAAGATTGCAATAAAGACAGAAGCGACAAAGTATTTTCTTGTTAATATTTATAGAGATTATGGCGCTTTATGTTTTAGCAAGGCTCTAGAGTCCGTAGTTCTACATATAGATTATTACAAAAAAAACAAGGGCATAAAATTAAACAAAGTAAAGGAAATTGTTGAGAATTTAAAATATAAGGAGGTTATTGCATGAAGTGTATGTATTGTAGAAAGGAATTTTTCACAACTGTTGAGAATCGAAAATTGTGTGATATCTGTCTCCCCATTGTAAGAAAAGAGTTAATAGCAAATCCACATAAATACACAAAATTAGATTTTGGTAATTTATTGTGACACAAAGAGGACGATGAGTCTAGAAACTATAATATACATCAAAAAACACTGCTGGACAAAATAGAGATTTATAGAGAGTTCTGTAACAACTATTTAGAAGTATATGAACACGAACGTGGGCGAACATGAAAAGAGTTCGCTTTTTTGTGTTTTTTAAAATTTATTGTTTTGATAATAACTATCGCTTATAGTATATTAATCATAGGAGGTGTTTGCGATTAATTCTCAATATTACACAATGACCTACACGCTAAACAGCGGTATTAAAGGAAGTGTAAATCTGTCCACCAAACAAATACAGGACTGGATAGAATCTTATCGTGTAGGTAGTAAATATGTAACAACAGTAGGTAAAGAATACTTTGGATTGAATCCTGAGCTTGTGGCAGACTTTAAAGTACATAATGAATTTAGTGAGCAGAGGGAATATGTAGCAGCAATACAGCAACCAACAGTAGCAAGTAAGGTCAATCAACTTCTAACAGATGCATACAGCCAGCATAAAGTATGGATACAAGTAGAATGTAAATGTGGAGCTTCCTATATCAAAGATTCGGTGTATAAGAGAAGTAAATGGGGTTGTAAAGAATGTGGTGATATTGTATTTTTGGATAACAAGAAGGATATGGTGGAAACAGAGAAGGGTAAGGCTTGGTATATGACCAACAGGTATTTTGTTGAGAGGTGATTCATATGGATAATGAGATCGTTGCTCAGGCAAGGCTTGCGGCAGAAAAAGCAGGTGGATATTTGACAACTGAGCTTTTTGATAAATACAGAGATAAGGATAAAACTGTAACGTGGGATACTTATAACAGAAAACACAAAATTGGATTCAAGGAATTTTTAAAAATTGCAAACATACCAAGTAAAGATGAGTTTCAACTAAAAGAAAATAGAACAAAAGCCATAAGTAATTTGAAGTTATTAAATGTAACACAAGGCTATATTGATAAGCAAGGATATGAAAAAGAGGGCTTTAGTCCTAGCTGGGATTATATATCTGAGCATTTTGGAATAGAAAATCTCGCAGAAATAGCAAAGGTCAACTTAAAGAATAGATATTTAAACATCGATACAATGATAAGCGATTTGAAACAGGCAATAAAAAGGCTAGGCTATATCCCAACTAGAAAACAGTATGGGGATCTAAAACTTAAACCTTCATTGTCTACGATTGCAAATAACAATATGACATGGGAAGTGGCTATGGCAAAGGCCGAGTTTAATGCTAAAGGCGCTAAAACACACGACAAAGTTTGTAACAACGAAAGGTGCTATACGCAATTCACACCAGTTAATAATGAGCTATTTTGTGATAGCTGCTACAAACAAATCAGGGAAGAAATTATAAAAAAGATACAAAACTATTCTTTAAGTGATGTAAGAAAAATGGCTATCGATCTAGTTTTATTTGGTAATAGCCATCAAAAGTTGGACGAATATCGGCGACTATAGTCATGTATATTTATTATTTTTTTATGTTATAATGAAAATATAATCAATACAAAGGGTGACGATATTGAAAAAAGAGAGAAGCGAATTAGAACAACGTCTAACTGAAATTGTTGAATCAAATAAAAATGATAAGAAAAGCATTTTAAAAATTAATGATCGTTTGAGTGCATTGGGAGTTCCATACGGAGAATATAATAAAATAATAATCAACACAAAACTGTTACAAGATACTGATATTTCACTTATATGTGTGATTACAGAAGTATTGCAAAGTGTACTTGGTAATACAATAATTGATGTAATGGACTATTTTAGCCATAATGAAATAAACGAAGCAAAAGAAAACATTAAATTGATCTATCAAAAAGATTATTTAAAACTGCCTATTACTTTTGAAGACGTAATACAAATAGATGAAAGATCGTATTCTACAAAGATTACTATACAGATGTTGGTACAAATGTTCAATTCTCAATTAATTAATTATGACCCACGTTCCCAACGTGGTATGAGATACAAAGGTAATACTCGCGATGGTGTAGTGGAGTCACCCATTGTTAACCAAACGAGTGTAAAAAAAATTGCTCAAAAAATTCTAAATCAAAGCTATCTTGCAGATACAATTACTTTTAATGTATTCGCATACGAGCACCAACCTGTGACATATGATAAAGAAAATTATACTCTCACAATAAACGAAAAAAGTATAATTTCCATACTCGATGGATACCATCGTTTTCAAGGTCAAATTAAAGCTTTGAACACAAAAGAAGACATTGATTTTGTATCTCCTCTTTCAATAAGAGTATATGACAACACCACCGCAGAACAATATTTTGGTCAAATAAATACCATAAACCCCTTGTCCAAGGAAAGAAGAAAAGAACTACAAGCGGAAAAGAAGTCAGATAACGTGGTAAAAGAATTACAAAATAATCCAAATAGTGAACTAAGAGGGATTAGAATTGCTTCTAGCAAAAAGGCAAATAAAGAAGTTGGTCAACTTACAACTTTCAGTATTTTGTCATTCGGAATTGAAAAAACATTTAACCCAACTAATTATGTTGAGTACAGAGAAGTCTCAGAATATTTAATTAAATTTTTTGGTTATTTAATTGGCTTTTATTACGACGAATTTATTGAAAATCCCAATAAACACACTTATATCAACAATCCTTTTATGTTCCTTGGGTATACGGTTATTGCTAAACGTTTTTACGATGAGAATAGAGAATTGAAAAGTTTGAAGAGTGTTGTAGATGAGATCAATTTTGAAGATAATGATTTGATTGAAATTCTTGAATCGAAGAGAATTTACGACAATAAGAAATTACAGGGAGAACTTATAAAATATTTTGAGCGCACTATAAAATAACAAGAGGTGTCTTATTAATGAACCGTATATATGGAGACAATCTATATAATCCAGATATAAAACAAAGGTTTTTAGAGGGATATAGAAAAGCAACAAGAGGTAATTATGAAAGTAAATTAAAACGTGCAAGCAAGGTTGAAATGAAATACAACAAAGATTTGTATAATTTTAGTTTGTCCGAAATCGAAGAGGTTATGTATTTGTTGGCTCCCAATAAATTGAGTTCGGCAACTATATATGGATCGGTAATTAAAAAATACATCGAGTGGGCTATTTCTCAAGATCTTAGAGCTGATAATCTGAATCCACTTGATGTTGTTAATGGTAAGGAATTTTATGAAAAGTTTATTCCAAAGCAAATTCTTATAAGAGATGACGATCTTGAGTTAGCGCTTGGTAAAATTGATAGCAATAGAGATATTGTTATAATTCAAAGTATATTTGAAGGCATTCTAGGACGTGAATGCTCCGAAATCAGGAACTTGAAAAAGCAAGATATAAATCAAGCCAATGGGACAGTAAAACTGACAAACGTTGGACGATATGGGGAAGTGGAAGAACGAGAAATAGAGATAAGCGAATTTTTATTGGAAGCAATGCTTAGAGCCGATGAGGAGACAGCTTATAGCTCGAATTTCGGTGAAGGGAGTCTCAGTAATAAAAAAATCAGCAGCCTTAAAGACAGTTCTTATATCATAAAAAGCACTAAAGACGAAAAAGTTAAACAGACCCTTATATCTCAAACTATCACAAAGTTTGCTACAAAGCTAAATATGGATAGATTGTCTCCAGTAGACATAAGGAATTCAGGAATGCTAAAAATGGCGAAAGATTTTTATGTTGATAATAAGGGTAAACTGGAGAGAAGCGATATACATGAAATAAGCAAAAAGTTTAATGTGGGCAGTAAAGATGGAGAGATCTTCTATACAACAATGTACACAAAAGACTTTTTAAATATAGAAACAATAATAAGAATATATCCAGAAGTACTTGAAGTAGAATAAGTTTTTTCTTATTCTACTTTTTTTATGTTTAGATGTTGACAGATCTGATTACTCATGATATATTCACTATATAAATTAATTATATTTGTATTTAGGGAGAGAAACAGCAGAATGGAAACAATCAAATACATATTATTGTCTATGTTTGATGGAGTAGCAATTTTTACATTTGGTTTTGGGATGTACCAAGTTAAGCTTCGTGAGTATTGGATACAGTTTGTGGTGGCGAGTTTATGTATATCTGTTGCTACTTATCTATACAGAGATTATGGACTACCAGAGAACTTTGCTCCCATTGTAAATATAGGTTTGATGATCGTTTTTCTCATTTCTTTGTTTAAGATATCGCTACTTTCATCACTTAGAATTTCTGGAATTAGTTTTTTGTTTTCATTTATTGCTCAAACAATAATCGCAGTCCTTTTTATGGTATCAACATCGAAGTCATTAGATTCAACACTTTTTACATATGGATATATAGTACAAATAGCAGGGGACAGTATAGTAATCTTTACAAGTCTATATTTAAGAAAAAAATCTATCTGGTTTACTACATTACCCTATCAATACTCCTTAAAATTCAAATTAAATTTCTCGAATATCACTTTGTTAATTGCGTCACTTTTAGGCGTAACATTTATGAGTAAATCTATTTTCAATAATATATATGTAAGTGGTCTTTTTTGGCTGGCAATATTCGTCATTATGATAATGATTGAATTTAGAAAGGAATTAAAAGATGAGAATAATTGATCATTTTGTTGACAAAGTGAGCCACCAATTAAAAAATAAATATCCAGACGAGTTGCCTTCATATGGTATCATCCGATATGCTTTAAAGTTCATAATTACAAATACTATACCTATTCTTTTGATAATATTGTTTTCTCTGATTTTTGGAAATTTAAAAGAAAGTTTAATGGCGATACTTGGCTTCTCACTACTAAGAATATTTTCGGGAGGGTTTCATTTTCAAACTCCCGAAAAGTGCATAATTTTTTCGACAGTAATGATTATTCTTATTTCTGAACTTGGCTACTATTTTACTGCACATACTTTTATAATGTTTATAGTTAGTTTGCTTTTAGTTCTAATTTACGCACCAAGCGATATACAAAATCAAACAAAAGTAAAAAAAGAAAATTATAAATGGTTTAAAATTATTTCATTGTTGTTAGTTTCAATATTTTATTTAATAAACAACCCAATATCTAATCTAGCTATATTAGTTCAAAGTATTCTTCTTATTCGCCTGAAGGGAGGTGAAAAGGAAGAATGAAAAGCAAATTGATTATGTTAGTTGGCTTCGTTTTTACGATGCTGACTGTAGCAGAAGTAAATCTCGCTAGTTGGACGCTGGTATGCAGTGAGCCAGTGCCTGATGAATTGAAATAATTAAGTGAAACAAATGTTTACCGCCTTGTACTGAATAAAACTTGCAAGGCGAGTAAACGAATCGAGGTGAATTCCAATGAAGTTGACAGATACAATCAAGGTAGTAAAAAGAGAAGGTAAAAAAACACATGACCAAGCGATAATGCTTCAAGTTGGAGAAATCCGAGCTTTTAAACCTGAAACAAAAAATGGACGAACTACGCTTGTATATTTGACTGATGACGGTGAATACATAGACGAGACCAGAGTAGATCAAACGATGAAATTATTTCAAGAACTACCTGAGTTTGAAAAAGCAAGTAGAGGAAGTATGGTTCAGATCGGAAAAATTGAACATATAGATGAAAAGAGTTATAAGATTTATGTCAATAAACTTAAAACTCATTTCGTAGATGTAACAGCAATACACTTGAAAAAAATACTAAGTTATTTCAAAAGGTAAAATATAATTATCAATAATACATATAAATAACGGTAACTTCTTGCATTTTACCTTTTGGTATTGGTATAATGAAGTAAATCAGAACAAACGTTCTTGTTTATTGGCTATTCGACATTTTGCGACATAAATATTGTAGCTCATTCCATATAAAGGGTTTTGTCAAGAAATATTCGTATGATATGAATTTCAGTTGCCTAACTCTGGAAATATCATATAATTAATGTATAGAAAAAATATTACAGAGGAGAAAAGTTATGCAGCATGAAGAGCTAGTCGAAGCATTACAGATTCCTGAAAAGGCAGATATAGTTATCAATTTGATGAACTTTCTTTTACGTTCAAATGACGATAGAAGTGAAATGTTCTTTTACTGTTGTAAACAAAAAGGCTTAGAGTTGGAGTTTCTTGGGAAGAAAAGAAGGGCATTAATCGACCAATATGGATATAAAAATAAAGAAGATTTTGTTGCTGATTACTTAGAAGACAAAGTTAGAGCTTTAGAGAAATTATGCCAAGAAAAAGCGGAAAAATATATATTGGTTAAATTTAAAACGAATAATCCTGACAAGATTTATAATGCCTACACTAAAAACGGAAAATATACAGCAATGATTAGATTAGCGTACTTAGCCTAGAAGTATAATGCCGACATAGATTCGGCAAATTACATAAGAGAATTTAAAATATAAAAATAATTAAAATAACTATTGACTACACTCATTAATGCTGATATATTTAAATAGAACCAAAGATTAAGTGAAAGATAATATGAGTAAAAGAATACTTTTATCACGAAGTTATATTTACCAAAAGGCAATGAATAAGGGTCTTTAGCTCAGTTGGTTAGAGCGGTCGGCTCATAACCGATTGGTCGGGGGTTCAAATCCCTCAAGACCCACCAAAAATAACACACAGTGATGTGTGATTATATAGATAAAATATAATTGAAAGGAGATGTTGAAACATGAACAGGTCTTACAATAGCGGGTTTACTTAGTTTCAATGAAGAAGCTAACAATAACTATTAAAGAAGTACATACAACAATAACGCCAAGCGCGATTATATAGATGCAGCTCATCTCACTTTGCAAAGGTGGTGATATGAATCAAAAATAAGCTGAGAAGCCCTCCTTTTTATGATTGATCAGGCCTAGATTAATCAAAAAAATAATCAAACATAAAAGGGAGATATAAAATACATATGGCAGACTATAAGATTAAGGTAAATAAAAAACATGGCGGTAAAGAGTTTAAAGCACCATTTCGATTCATTGGTAAGGTAAGTAAAATTAGCAAAAAGAATCAGGAAACCGACAGTTATGAAGAGCTTTCATACTATGAAGAAAAAATGACTCGCTCAGCGAATCCAAAGCCACGACGAGTATTGCAATTCAATATTGAGACAGCCCTTAGTAATAAGCTAAAAGTTGAAGTTGCAGGGATGGAACAAAAGTTTGTATTTGCTTATAGTATGAAACACAAAAAAACGATTAAGATTGATTGGAGTGTTCGCTTCGAGAAAGACAAATGGACGGATTTGAACGGTAAAATTCAAGATATCGATAGCACTTACCACTTAATTGATTCTCCTTGGGACAAAGCGCAAGAATTTTCAGAATATATAAAAGACGATGTGTGGGTTGAAGTAAGAGGGGAATATGAATTCGAAGCTATTTTGGGGGAAGAGCGAGAAGTTGAATTCCGAAAAAGAACTATTACATCCGTAAGACCAATTATTGATGGCAAACTTATTGACGAAGAAGGAAAACCGTTGCCTATCAAAGTAAACAATAAAGAGATTGATTATGTGATGGATTTTAATTCTCCTAATTTTATTGAAGTGAATAGTTTTAATATGCAACTTGGCATTAAAAGTACCTATCAAGACGAGACCACTGGCGACACAAAAATCAACGCAGTATTCCTGAAAAATGGAAAAGAACGTTCAGAACCAATGGATGTTGAGCTGATTGTTTACCAGACAGAAGCAGGAGAAGGCAAGAAGTCAATGGCAGACGCATTTGCTTCGCTGAACACGTACGACTTTATTGAAGTAACTGGTCAAGACAATAACCGAGCAACATACGCGTACGTAGACATTGTAGAAGAACTGCCATCCGATGATCCATTCAATGATGTAGATGACTCTCAAAAGGAAACAAGACAAGAGCGAGTTGTTAATGGAGACAAAAAAGGACTTGAAGTAATTAGCTATGTACAGGGAAGCATAATGCGTGAATTGTTGACAGAAGAAGAATTTAGAAAGACAGCAACGTTGACTAACGATAATCCTTTTAGTGAAAGTCTTCCAAGCGATGATCCGTTTAATCAAACAGCTAATCCTTCCGAAGATCCATTTGCAAAAAATAACAACAATCCTTTCGCGTGAGAGTAGATAGCTATAACTAATTAGAAAATGGTCTGTGTGTAAAAGCGCAGACCATACATAAATACATATAATAGGGAGAGATTTGTTTAATGAATTGGAGAAATAAAATTGTAGGTAATACGCCTAAAGTTGAACTGCATTCGATCACAAGTCTAGTTGCTGGTACGTATAAAACAGGAAAAACGCGACTTTGGAAAGAACTAACTGAAATGCACTACAAAAACCCAGTAGAAGAAACGCTACTTATCGCGTGGGAGCCGGGATTCGAGACTTGGGAATTGGAGGAAAATGTTCTACCTATTTTTGAAGAAGGGTCGGATGAAGACGCTTGGAAACAATGGGAGTTTTTTAAAAAAGATGTGGTTCCCGGTCTTGTTCAAGAAGCAAAAGAAAACAAAAAAGTTAAGTTGATAGGATTTGATACGGCAGATCGTTGTATTGATGCGGCAACGGCTTGGCTGCTTAAAGATAGAGCTAAAAAATATGGGGTCGCTCGACTTGTTTCATTGCAAGAACTAACTGAAGCTTCTAAGGGAGCAGAGAATGGATACACTGCACTCTATGATGAAATGAAAAAGCCTATCGATGCTCTTAAAGCAGCCAAATATGGAATTATGGCAATGGCATGGACAAAGGAAAAAGAAACTACTCTATACAATGGTATGAAATATAATTCTGTTGAACTTATGATGCATCAAACAGGAAGAAAAATCTTTGAATCTCAAGCAAGATTGATTTGTTGTCTATTTAATGAAGTTGTGGTTACAGATAAAACAGGTAGTGAGGTTTCAGAAAATGTCAAAACTAAAGCAGGAAAAGAAAAGGGTCATAACTTCCATGAAACTCGTACGGTAATGGTTTTTAGACCAACTGAGTATATTTCTATCGCTGGTGGGAGCTATACAGATCTTCCAGAAGAGCCAGTAGTGTATAGTGCAGAAAACTTCATGAAGGTGTTTGAGAATGCAGTTAAGGGGCAACTAAAAAAAACAAAGAAGAACATTGAAGAATTGAAGGTAGAACAAGAACAAGAACGTAATGAACAAGCTAAGGAATTTGCAACACAAGAGGTAGAGAAACTAAATGCTGAAGATTTGATTAATCAAATTAATCAACAAAAAGAAAGATATACTAATGATCAACTAACAAAATACATTGTTCCTGAGTTCAAAAAAATTCTTGGAACAGCAGCATACCCAACAGTTTCAGATGTGGATGGTCTAACCAAAGCACTTAAATTAATTACCGAGTTCCAGTTGCCAGCTTAATACATAGATTCACTAAAAGACAGAGTTTATCAGAAAATAGCCTCACTATAAAAGTGGGGCCTCATACTAAAACAGGAGCGTGATACGTTGGGTGAGCTAATCCTCTCTCTGCTATTGGCGCTATCAGTATGTAACAACACTGAAGCACAAAGTGTCAATCAAGTACGAGAAATGAAAAACACGACCATTAAGCAAGAAGTAAAGGTTACTAAGTTGGATAAGATTGAAAAAGTTAAGAACAAGAAAGATACATACAAATGGGATCGCTTTGAATTGACAGCATACACCAACAATCAAGGAAGAAGCGTACATAGTAAAGATTATGGAAGAACAGCTTCAGGTACGATGACCAAGGCTGGCGAAACAATAGCTGCTGACTGGAGGGTGCTCCCTAAAGGTACGGTAGTTTACATAGATGGTGTAGGTAGAAGAGTAGTGCAGGATAAAGGTGGAGCAATTAAGGGTCACAAAATTGATGTATATGTCAGAACAGAAAGTGAAGCAAGACAATTCGGTAGAAAGAAACATGTAAAAGTACGAGTGATTAAGTGGGGAGATAACAAATGAAAAATATGGTATTGGGCGTAGGTAAAGATGCTCCAACAGTAACTAATGAATTGGGTGGTAAGCAATCTCAAGTATTGTATCGATTCGACCTACTCAATCCTTCTGCGATGTTTGAGATGACGAAAGTATTAAAGTATGGTGCTGATAAATATGGTGCCGATAACTGGATGAATATTGATGTTAGAGATCACATCAATCACATGCTTATTCATGCTTATGCATACTTAGCAGGTGACACATCCGATGAACATTTATCTCATATTATGTGTCGGGCAATGTTCGCACAAGCAGTAGAATTACGAAATCAGAAAGAGGGATTGAATGGCTAAGAAAGTATTAGCTGTCGATCAGGATAATGTTATTGCCGACCTGCTCAGTGAGTGGGTACGGCGTTACAATCTTGATTACAATGATGATTTACATCCAGAACAAATTAACGCTTGGAATTGGCATCATTTATGTAAGGAGGAATGTGGGAATAAAATTTACAAATATCTGGATGAACCTGATTTCTTCTATAACCTGCCCGTAATGGAGGGATGTCAAGAAATACTGAAAGAATTGAACTACAATTATGACATTTATATTGTAACAGCTCCATTCAACTTAAATAATGTTGTACCTAAATATAAATGGCTGGTAAAACATTTCCCTTTTTTAGATGAAAATAAGTTTGTGTTTACTAGAGATAAATCAATAATAGCAGCCAATTATTTAATTGACGATAAGCCTAACAATTTAGAGAACTTCAAAGGGAATAAGATTCTGTATAATGCACCACACAATCTTGACGAGAAGAGATTTTTTCGAGTAAACAACTGGAATGAAGTAAGAGAAATTTTATTGGATTGGAAGTGATAAAGTGTTGTCATTTAATTTTGAACGGCTATCTGATTTATATAAGTATTTAGAGATGGATGATATTGATTATGGAGAGCTTCAAGAGTTGCGAGATAAGATTGATGATTTGAAGCAGATTGTTGAAGATAAGATGGAAGTATATTGATGAGTAATAGAAGCAAAACGATTAAATACATAAATGAGACTTCCGTAGATGAGATGGTTAAGCAAGTATTAACTAAAGGTTCAAACATCAATCAAGTTATTGAAGCAGCCAAGGAGTCAAGGACTGAATATGGGTTAAAAGTACAGGAATTTATCGAACGACTAGGCGAGGTAGAGGGGAATGTATAAGTGGATAGCATATGGCCTAACTATGCCTAAGGATATTCTTTTTATCGACAAAAATAATGACGATATATGGGCATCACATGATAAAGCGTTGGAACATTTAAAAGATAATCGTATAGAATTTGATACTTTAAGTAATTATGATCCAAAGATAGACGTGGATATTGACCTGATGTTGGTAATAGAAATTTAGTAAAACCTGTACTTTATCAGAAACGGAGAGGGATAAATGAGTGAACTTTTTACCAAGACAGGAGCACTAAAAGCGCGACCCCCCAAGAAATATGAATGCAGGAGCTGTGGCTACATTGGCTCAAAAATAGCTAGTATCAAATTAACGGGGTTTACTTTTGCTGCTTGTAGTGTGTGTGGAGGAAGTATTAAGGAGCGAGACGTGCACAAAGAATGGCAAAAAAGAAACAATGGGCAATGGGATATCGAGAAAGAAATGCTTAAAATCATAAAATCAGAGGAACGTGTAGAGAGAAGTACTCTTTTAAAACGATTCGATACGCAGCAGAAGTGGCTTGTTAAAGCATCGCTTGGCGATCTTATATGGAATCGCATACTGGAAGTTAAAAAAGAAAGTGACCAGTATTATTATAGTTTAAACGATAAACCAATGTGTTAGTGAAAGTGAACATGAAAAACAGAGATTATTTGTGAAATAAGGTGGCCCTAATGAAAATTATAAACAATAAAGATATTAAAAAAGTAAAGGCTGAAGACGGGGATATTCTAATTACTGCTCAAGGAAGTTATATCTTGATTGTGTACGATAAGAATAGTCAGTTGTATGGATTTGTTTACTTAGAGCATCGAGGCGCAGTTTTATTGAAATGGACTGACAATATTGATGATGTTGCTATTGGAACAATAGTGAATGAAGATGATGTCATTGAAATTGTTAAAAATAAAGAAGTTCAGTTGACTTTGGGTTAATGGAGAGTCTAAGAAATATACATAAAATAAAGATTTTAATGAAATACAACTTCAACAAATATGCGAGGTTAAAACCTCCTCAAATATATAAAAATACTCAAGGAGGTCTTATACAGTTTTAAATATTAATAAGTAACCCATCCAGCATAAGTGACTGTCCAAGTGTAACCAGTTTGTCCATCAACTGAACTCAGCGTTAATGTTCCACGATATGGATCTACGTTATAACTAGTAGTTGTTGGAATATCTCCAAGGGTAGGGAACTGAGACTTTGGTAAAACAATTTGCCAAGTGATATATTTTGTCGCAGAAGGAGTTATAACACTTGCCGTTGATACATTGTTGGGGTTTGCTGTTTCAGTGCTTGCAGCAAAAGATGTTGATCCAAGAGTGAAACACGCAACAACAGTCAACAAACCAACTAAAAGTTTCTTTTTCATCTCAATCATCCTCTCTTATTTGGGATACAGATCTATCATAGAGAAAAAATTACCATAAGTAAACAATAGTTTGAAATAAATGTAACGATAGTGAATATAATGTGAACAACATATTAAATTTAAATTATATCGTGTGTGAAATTGATATTTAATTTGAAAAGGAGAATGCTCATGCTAAGAGGCTGGATTAGTGCTGATGTAGAAGATAGAGAAGAACTTGAAAAATTCGGAATTAGATTGGGGCAATATGACTATGAAAATTGCGAATTTACAGAATGCCTTGTGAACGAAGAGGCTTTTACCCTACTTGAGCCGCTGTGGGGAGAATATGTATGGGGACTTGAGCTTGAAAAAAATTAAAAAGAAAGGAAGATAACCTACGTTTAAAAAATTCAAAGAGTGTGTGTTGAATAAGGAGTATCGTAAAAGTGTTATTGAGATTTATATTCTTTTGTACGCTTCTATTACGCTATCTCTAATCAACTTGTTACTGATAATTTTCAAATAAAATCGATCTTTTAAGAAAAAAAGAGGAAGAAGTTCTTCCTCTATAATTAAATCATTGAGAAACATTTTGTTTTTTCTTAAAAAGTTTATCGATCAGCATAAATAGTATTTTCGTTAGGCGAAATTGATCGTTTCGTATTGAATAAATTTTAGTATTAAGTAAAATGCTTGTGTCTTCTTTTATTACATAGAACCCTTCTTCATTATTTGGATTTGGTTCGGAATAAAGTATTAATTTACCTTCACTACTAACATTCTGTAAGTATAATTTTCCATGTATATTATCTTCAATATAAAGTATAGGTTTATACATCATTTCCCTAATAGATAAGACGATTAAAAAGAAGAAGAGATAAACTAAGAAGATAAATGCTAAAAAATACGGATCTTTAATCATAAGTCCCATTACTAAAAAAAATACATATGCTATTAATGTGGCAGCGGTTGAGTGTAAAACAAGATTTGCAGTCCGAGTATAGATTTTTTGTTTAGGATTAAACATATGTTTTTCTAATTTTGATGCGGTCAACATTCCCAACAACTTTACAACTAACGGAACAAAAAGTATTGCAAAAGAAATCCAATTATGTTCTTTGAATGTAGTATAAATAGTATTTGCATCCATCAAATTACCTGCTTTCTCTAATAAATTATAAGTAAAAAGTACCATCTTATTGTCAGGGTAGTCAATCAATTAAGTGTTCTACCTTGCTCGATAAGTTATCCGTTTAAAAAGTGACCCAGAATTTGATCAAATCAGCATTATATATTCGGTAATATAGCGGTATTTACAATATGTCTATGTAATGTTAAAATCGATTTATAAAAGGAGGGTGTAAAATGATACCAAAATTAATAGACATAATTAAGAATTACAGAGAATCAAGAGGGTTATCGAGGAGAGAAATGGCAAATATGACAGGTTTATCTGAAAGAAGCATTCAAAACTATGAGACTGGAGCTTCAGATTTAACTTTAAATAGCGCCTTAATCTTTGGGAATCTCATGGGTATGAACAAATACAATGTACTCATTTCGTATCATTATCATGAGAATAACCCTGTAATTGGAGAAGACATTACTGGCAACTTGATTTCCGAAGAACAAATGTTTGATGAGATTAAATGTAATTACAAAGTATCAGCTCTTAGTTCCTTGTATCACCATAATAAAGACGAAGAAGCTTTAATCGATTTATCGGTTGAAAGTGGAATATCGAAAGAAAGATTGGAAGAAATAGGATTAAGTTATTTCAATGAATGCAATATTGATTTAAACGAAGTAGTATCAATATGTTCCGCGTTGGGCAAAAAATTCAGTGAATTGTTTGCGTTGGTGGCTATCGACTTCGTAAGCGATCAAAAAGTGGTAGACGTAGTTTATACACTTCAAAAATATATACAACGTCTTTTGATCACTAAGAATAATAAGCCACTAATTTCGCTAGATCAAGGGAATATTCCTATTACTGAGGATGAAGAGAAATTCTTAAAGGAGTCACTTAAGGTCTATAGAAAATTGAAGTTAACTTCACAATAAAACACACACTTGATCCTTGACGGGATAGGGATTCAAGGATCAAGTAAAATGAAACTTTTACAACAAAAGGGGAATTGCAAATGAAGTCAATTGTTATAGCTAAAAGACACAAGAATGAATTTTACATGGGAACTCATATTAGTTGGTATAGAGATTTATTGCCAAAGATTGATGAGGTATTGAAGTATGATTACGTATTAACTGACTCGCCGGGAGTTTTGCGCACAAACACCAAGAAACTTGAGGATATTGTTATTAAAGAAACTTTTGACTTTCATAGTTTATTGAAAGTAGGTGATTTTATTGAGGTTGATGAAAAAGAGTATGCAATTTCAAAGGTGAAACATGGTGCCGATGGGACGATGTACTATTATGTAAATATTGAATATGAAGACAAGGAAAGCAAAAAAGAAGCCGATAAGCAAATTGAATTGAGAAAAGCGTATTTGAAAGGAAGAGAGGATGAACGGCGTATAAATCGAGAACTTCAACATGAAAAAATATTCAGCAAAGATGAGACAATATGTGAGAATGTACAAGTTCCAAAAACACAAAACGCACAAATAGCACAAAGAATTATTGATTCGCTTAGAGGTAAAAAGAGTGAAATCAGAAAGAATACATATTAGTTGTTTTTTGTTTTGAGTCTGTAATGAAGTTTTACTAGAGGAGGTACAATGAAGATTTATCACACACAAACCGCTAAAAATAAACAACATAAGTATCATATTTTGAGTAATATCGGTGAACGTGTATATCATTCACTATGCAACTCTGGGAGCTTTTGGGTGGGGGGATATCATAATGATAAGCCAGTAATTAACCCCAATTTAATTGATTTTGATAGTAATTATGCGAATGAACTATGTCCTTCTTGTGTATTACAAGCCTATAAAAAAGGAATGATTGGGATCTATGAAAGTCAGGGTGAACAAATGAATCAATTCACTAATCAAGAACTAAAAATGATAATTGATCAATGCGACAGAATAGAAGAGGAATATGGAAGTATTCGAAGCAACTCAGAACGACTACTGTCATTTCAAATTGCACAAAAAGCAAATAATTTACTGGGTGAGGAATCAGTTGATCTTGAACATATGAAAATAAATTTAGAAGATATTATTAAGTGAAGTTTAAAACGAGCAAATAGAGAGGATATGGAAAATGGCTACAGCAGAAGAGCGTGAAACAGTATGTGTCTGTAACGATGAAACAAATGAGTGGGAAGTGTATAGTTGTTCCCCTAAAACAATCACAAAAATCAAAAAGGCTGGTTTAGAACTGCTTCGAGTTGATGCAGATGGTGGTCACTATTTTAAAGGTGATTATGGGCAGGTATCATTTCGTACCAAGAGTAGTGGACGTAACTGGACACCCGAACAGAGAAAGGCTGCTGCCGATAGAATGGCTAAAGCTAGATCAAATAAAAATACATAGGAAGTGGTTTAATGAAGAAATTAAAAGAGATTTTGTTTGGTTTAGAGAATTGTGAATCTTTATCGATTGATGCCAAATACATAGGAAATTTTAGTGTTACTAATGTTAGAAAAAGCATTATTCGACATTATGGCGACATTAGATTTATGGATATATGCGATACTTTTTCAATTGTTGTTAATAAAAATGCAAATACAGACTATCAAGTATTTGGTGTGGAAGATGAAGGTTTTAAACAAAACACCTTTGACCGTCTTACTAGTGGTGATATTGTTGTTATCGATATTGTGTACGATGATGACTCAAAGGATGAGGTATATGTCCATTGGGAAGGTGAAAGTGATTATTCAAACGAAGCTCAAAAAAATTACATAAGTAAACTTGGTGATTTATTCATAGTCATATCAAAGGAAGAAACAGTAGAGTCGATTTTTGAAGATTGGGGAATTGATAGTCAAGATGGATACATGGATTTAATGTGGAGGTCTAATCAAAAAATACTGTAAAATAAGAATTTTACATAGAAAAAACCGAGCATGGCTCGGTTAGGAAACTTTCTTCACTTTGGGCAATCTTAATGAATGAAGCAGGTTGCGCTTTATGTATCTTTGATTCCTGCTCTGTTCGTAAGAGTAGGCAATATAACAATTTTTGAAATAATGGGAATGCTCTTTTGATAATTCAGTTATCCTTCTACTTATATTACATGAGGTGCTTACATAATCAACAACTAGTTTGTTGTCGCAATCATAAGAGTAAAAGATTATAATCCCAGGCCTACTTCCAATTTTAGAGAGATCGCTTTTCCAAGAGAGATGCTTAATTGTTGTTGCAACATGAGCGTGAAAGTATTTGTTTTTAGGGTTCCAGAATTTTTCAACAGTAAAGATTCCATACAAATTAATCGCCTCCTATATTGTGGCAATGATTATACGCTTTTAGTTTATAAAGTCAATATAAAATCGCAATTTTAGTTGAAGCAAATAGAAGCAATGCTAATTGCTTAGAAAGGAGTGGTTATATTCTTGGTTAACTTTTTTACTGGCACACTTCTTTTTATCATTGATTTTATTAATGTATTGGTAATTTACTGCGTGATAGGTCTTCTATGGACGATTGCAGAAAAAATATTTTATGGCACAATCACACCTAGAACTATCGACGATATTGTAGCTTTTATTCTAGCTTGTTCTATTTATTTGAATCTAATCAAATAGAAATTTGATTAAAACTAAAGGAGCTGGATGTCTTGGAAAATGTATTAACAATAGTGTCAGGAGACGATTGGTCTTCTGTATATATTAATTATAATAAAGAATTTAGCGGTCATAGTATTCCTGAACATGTTTTTATTAAATTAATTAATGATCATGTGCCAGAAAGAGCAGAAAGTTATTATATGATCCAGAATGGTCAAGAGTGGCTTGAAGATCATGGTGATTTTCCTGATAACTTCAATGACATACCGAAAGAATATTTATCTAATTAAAAGAGGACTTTTATTAAGTCAAAATTAAACAACAAAGTTTTGATTCTTTTGAACTTTATCTTTCAAAAAGCTGGAAAAATGGAGCACTCTTCTTAAGTCGAACAAAAACAACAGAGAAAGACCACCTTATCAAAAAGGTGGTCTAGATATTAAAAAATGTTACTTGGAAGTTGTAATGTTCACATTCAATGTTCCATCAATTTTTTTAGCATCAACTTTAGCTCCCAATACTTCAGAAACAATTCGCAATGGAACTTGAATGCGAGTTGCCGGACTTTGCGGTGCAACAAGCAAGGTTTTCTTTTCACCATTGACATACGCAGTTTTGCTACCGACCGCTAATTTAATTACAGTTCCGTCTTTCGATTGGATGGTGACTTGTTGCAAAGCTTTATTCCAATCTGTTACTTTGCCACCTAAATTTTCAGAAACAAAACGAAGAGGAACAAAAGCTGTATTTGTAGCATTATCAATATACGGAGGCGCATCTGAATTAGTTCCGAAATTAACGGGAACATTGTTTACCTCCACATTAATTGTGTAATTATAAGGATGTTTTGTTGCACTGGCTTGTACGCTTAATGCAAGTGAAAAAATAAGAAACACAGAAACCATAAAGAATCTTTTCATGATGTCTTTCTCCTTTTAATTCAAAGTACAATCAATTTACTGAAAAGACATATCTTTCTGACTGCCCTGACTTGGTATAGTCTATTTTTCCTCCGTGAGTCCATACGTCGTTGCTTAACCCTGAGACGCTACTTGGGTAAACAGAACTGGAACTATTGTTAGTTAGAAATTTCATATTGTTCCAAATAGCAGGTGTAGTGTATCCATAGTGGAATGGGCTGGTGGTTGAAGTGGCAGAACCCATAGCTATTGCAGTTAGCCGCTTAACTGATCTACCTGTGCTTCCTAGTCCATTAAATCTAACAACATAAATATCCGAGTAATTTATTTGCTCTCTAATGGTGAGCGTTGAGTCTGTTGAGTAATAATATACTTTATAGCCGTTAATTTTGTCACCACCATAGAACTTTTTAGTTGTATCATAGTAATATTTACCACTACTAGGTTGTGGTATGCCATTGGTATTTCCTGAATCAACAGTATGATTTGATTTGGCATGGAACATTGGATACCACCCAGCTGGAGTAAACTGAGAAGCAATTCCTTCAAATCCAACTTCAGCTACTCCATCAACACCAGTGTATAAGTAGGCTGCCTCTGAATATTTCAAAGCATCAGTGATATTATAAGTTGGCAAAACAACAGAGTCTGCAACTACGCCATTATATATTTTATTAGTGTTACTAGCGGGAGTTTGAAGGCGATGGAATGCCCCTGTTTCTTTGCCTGCTGTGTTTCCTTGGTTACCTAAGTAAGATTGTGTAGAGATTCTTTCATGTGGTTCAGTTCCGTATGTAGATTCTGTAGTTGTGATTTCTCTTGTTTCAAAATTTGATCGGATATCGCCTTTATCGGAGGAGGTTGCGTTAATTAATTCTCCATCTGAATCGAAGTCTAAAAGAACAACTTCTGCATTTTCCAATTTTTTGATGTTTTCCTTTGTGGTTTGACTAATGCTAGAACTTTCTGTGATGTTGTCTAAAGTTTTATCGAATTCCTTATTGCTCAAAGTTGACATGCCTTTTGCAGTACTAGATGCACCTTTATCTAGTAAGATTTCTTGTTCAATCGCTTCTTTAATATACTGGTCATAGTTGTTGGGAGTAGCATTTTCTTGGGCATTTGCCATTAAAGAAGGGATTGATGCAGATAGGAGCAAAACAGATAAAGCAACTTTGGCTACTTTTAACATAGTATATCCTCCTTGATATTGGGTTTATATAGTAAGCTGGCCAGCATTACTTCCCAAAAAAACTTACTGAAAAAGTATAATATGAATAAAAATATATAGCAAGGAAAAGTTTTGTTACTATTTACTAGTATAAAACATAGATTTTACCATAATACATACAAAAGGATGATAAAGTATGAGTAAGTTATATGAGCTTGGGGAGCAGTATAGAGTATTTAACAATTTTGTAGATTCTGCGTGGGACAATGACGATTTAACGGAAGATGATTTGCAACTGTACATTGAGACACTAGAATCTATTGAAGATGAGATTAGTAATAAGGCAGAGAATATCGCTAAGTTCATGAAAAACATCGAGGGAGATATCAAAGCCTTAAAAGAAGAAGAGGATCGTTTGGCTAAAAAACGCAAATACCTTCAGAACAAAGTAGAAGGATTAAAGAGCTACACTCAAGCTGTATTAGAAGTAAATAAGATTGACAAAATAGACGCAGGTCTATTTAAGGTTAGACTACAAAAGAATCCCCCATCCATTAATATTGTAAATGACAGAGCTATTCCTAATACATACAGAATTCCGCAACCCGATAAGATTGATACCAAGGGGTTATTGGCTGCTGTAAAACAGGGTGAAGTTGTTGAAGGTGTTGAATTAGTGACAGATAAAAAGCATTTGCGTATTAGTTAGTGTAAAGCCTCCTATAATGGAGGTTTTTTTATTTTAACAAACAAAAATAATTAAATTTATTGATATATAATAAGACAGATGCTATAATTGATTTATGGAAAGATACATACTTTAAAAGAGTTCTTTTATTAAGAAAGGAGAATTGGCAAAATGAAAAGAGATACTTGGATTGTAACTAAATCGTCATCTAGACCAGCAGGCAAACCCGATAGATGCTTCTATTGTAGTAATTTGATAGGCGAAGAACACAAACAGGAATGTGTTATTAGAAATAAGACAGTTGTAATGGATTTTACCATTAGATTAGTGGTCGATGTTCCTGAATATTGGGCAGAAGATGACATTGAGTTTAAATACAATAAAGGTACTTGGTGTGCAGATAATTTAGTCCAAATGATAACAAGAGAAGATAATAGCTGTTTATGCCCTCATGTTGAAGCTAAATTTATTAGAGATGCTACACGAGACGATGAAGAAAATTGGGGACTGATCAGGGTAGAAGATTTAGAATCATAATCACATAAAAGGTCTGTTTTACTTGAAAATCATGAAGGTGACTAAATTGTCTGATTGTTTACACACAAAAAGGATGGAAGTTATTCTGTCTAAAGAACCTGAATTTCTTGTTCAGATGCTTGCTTATATAAGCGGAGCTATGGGAGAAGATTTGGTTTTTCATGAGTCATTTGAAGATGCTCTCGATGTATTAAATGAGGTTAGTATAGATATGAAATAAAAATATAGGAGGCAATCAATGATTAAAATTGTCGAAGGTAATCTGCTTAATGCAACTGAAGATATTATTGGACACCAGACGAACACCAAAGGTGTGTGGGGATCAGGAGTAGCTAAAGCGATAAAAGATAAATATCCAAATACATATCCCGCCTACCGTGATCTTTGTCATGAGTACGGTGATAAGTTGCTCGGTAGCTGTTGGACAATTAAAGCGAGTGATAATAAGTTTATAGCTAATTTGTTTGGTCAAACAAACTATGGGAGAGACAAAAACAAGGTATATACATATTATGAAGCGTTAAAGTTAAGTTTAGAAATCTTAAAAACCAGAGCTGAGAGGTTCGGATATTCGGTGGCTTTACCATACAATATTGGCTGCGGATTAGCTAATGGAGAATGGGATATTGTATATGAGATTATTGATACAGTGTTTAGTGATTATAAAGTAACACTCTACAGAATGTGAGGAGAAAGTAAATTGAAGATTATTTGTGAGGATAATTTTGGCAGGGAAATTGTTAGTGATTTTCTAGTGTGTGAAAATGTAAGTCAATACTATGGTGAGGCTTTTGTTGAATTTTTGAATGAAAATTTATCAGGAGATCATAGTTTTAATTTTTACAGACTCGTAGAAGATGAATATGAGCTTTATAAATGGGAGCCGTAAAACATGCCATATATAAAAAAAGACGACTTTAAGCAGTTGTGCCATTACTTCTTCGTACAAGGATGTAATGCTGGTTATGGAATAGATGTCTCAGAAACTTTGTGGAGACAGGAAGAAGAGGCGTTTAGGTCGATATATGAAGATTATTTACTGAATTTTAACTCCAAGAAGGAGGAAATTGATGTATAAGAAGTATTGGAACGAAGATGGTAAACGATACATGATAAAAATTGATGAAGTCAGAGTTAATACGAGTAGAGAACATGGGATGACTTACTACAAACTTGTTCAAAAACTAAAAATATATCAGAAAAAGTTCTTGGGTTGGAGGTGTATTTATTTAAATCAATGGGACGAAGAAAAGGGCATAGATTTAATTAAAAGAATCCGTGAGAGCACTAACGATTGTTTTGGTAAATAAAGGAGAGAAAACTTTTATGACTATAAGTGTGCCAATTGAAATTATCAGAAATAATAAAACTCAGGAGTTTGTAGAGCTGCAATTAGTGTATGAACGTTTAGACAACGAATTACAAAGATATGCTATAAAACTGGAAGAATTATATGTTGAACTTAAAAGGATAATTAGTCCAACTGATCGCTATGGTCATTCATATACTTATAACTACGAATACTTTAAAGAACGCAAAGCATGGAGAGAAGCCTTGCTTATGCAAGATGCGATTAACGAAGTCGTGAATGTTGAAGGTGAAATTCAAGAAGTAAACGCGGCATACATAGAAGTCAGAGAGAAACTTAGAGTTATTTATAGGAAATGTGGTATGACAGATGTGGTTATTTAAGTGGTGGCTACAAGCAACCGGGTTAATGTTATTAGTAGGATTGTTTATTGAGCTTCTATTGTTATGCAACCCCTCTTTGAAAATGCCGTACAGTCACTGGTTAATTGAAAGCATGATTTTGTTTATGCCCACTTTTTTAGGAGTATCACATTATATTCATGTACGTGTAAATAAAAGAAGAAAGAAGTGATGGATTTGAAATAAAAATATGCTTTATTCGCTTTCGCTGCGTATAGCGAGGATGGAGGGATCAGATGAATAAAACAATTAGAGTTAGTGGACGCATTTCAAAGGATGCAGAAGGAATTCTGCTTGGTCATAAGGTTCTTGGTGAATTTATAGTTAATGAATTAACGCACGAAGAATTTCCTAAGTATGGTGAAAATCGCTATTCTGGTAAGGACAGCAATGGAATATGGAAATTTTACAATCACCCATTAGCCTTCGTTCAAATTTATTTAAGCAACAAAGAAATTACATATGAAGAGGCCATTGATTATCAAATCTTGAGTTCGATAGGTGAGCTGGATATTCAAGTGGATTGGGTGGGTTATTCTGAACTAACAATTTCTTACTTCAGCACAGAGCACATGACTGTAGGTGGACATGATATAGAGAAGATCTTGTCTTCATATCTTGGTAAGTATGCAATAGTTAATATTGAAATAAAAGACAAACGCTAAGTGTCGGTAAAATGCGTGTTTGATTAAGAATTTTAATGTAGTAAAACTAGAGGAAATATGAGGTGATTAAAATCAAAGTTAACACAAGCAGTATTTGTTTGAAATGTACACATTTCTGGCATGAATGTGGAGATGTAGCCCAACAGGATGAATACGAATGTATTGAGACTTGCAGTAATTCAGATGAAGCTGTTCAAGAATTTTTTGAGGATGAGCATGAAATAAAAGAATGTAGAGGATTTGAAAGTGAATATTAATTAAAGTTTTCTTAAAAATGGGAGGTACTGAATGGATTTAGATTTAATGAAAACAGAATATAAACAAGTGAAATTGGATTATAAGACTGTATTGTCTAAAACGGCAAAGTTGAGCATTAGCGAAGAGTTAAGAAGATTAAAAAAGAAAATTGATGATGAAGAACGTAGGCTGAATGCCGAACTAAAAGCTGTAAACATCAATGGAGTTAATTATGAAGTCCCAAATGGATTTGGTTTTTATCGAGAAGTTGAGGGTTATACATATGAAGTAAAAGACGAATGTTTATATAGATTTGAAAAAATGAATTTGGGTTCAGATGGAAGTTTTCACTTGCACCACCATGTATGGATTCCACAGAGAAAGGATAAATTTGTAGATCTCTGTGTACGTGTTCTGGGTGGTGACAGGTTCGGAGAAAGATACTTTATAAGTGCAAGTTACTATAAGCATCCATCTGATTCGTTTCCATATATGCATAAGGATGTTCGGACTGACAATTACGGATACAAACCCATCTATTCATATGTTATTGCTAAGATGGGACTAAAGCATAAAAAGGATAATTGGGACACTAATAAGCTTGAGTGGATTGAAAAGGAGAAGAGAAATGAAGCAGAAAAATGAACAAAGTATTTATGTAGTACAAGGGAGAAGTGGAATTGTATTTTCCGCAACTTTAAATTACGAAGAAGCCTTAAATGTTATGAACAATTTGAATGAGATGGAATACGGTAGAGCCAGAATGGAACATTGGGAAAATAATAGAGTTGTGCTTCGGGAGTCGTGATAAATTTATGCAAAGGTGGTGCCAAAGTGGATATTGACACTTGCCCATATTGTAGTGGTAGGCCGTTGGCAGACAGAAAGCCATTAATGAGAAATCATAGTGCAGACTATTCAGTTTTCATTAATAGCTGCAATTATCTAGAGGATAGTGTTATTGGTGGAAGCGAATTTCATTCATTGTATGGAGTGAAAATATATTTCTGTCCTGTGTGCGGTAGAAGACTGTAGGTTGATAAAATACATACTTTTTCAATTGAGTAATTATAACCGATATTAAAAAAGTATAAAACTAAGAAGGGATGATTATATTGAAAATCACTGGTAAGCATGTTTGCAATAGTAGTTTCAATGATTGTAATTACGAATACAATTGGGAGGCGCAAATCTCACAACATGTGTCATCGTCATCTTTTGAAGTAGAATTAATTGATGAAAATAAAGCTCAAGCATCAATTAAATCAAGTGATGATGGCGAGTTTTATGAGGTTAAAACCATCTGTCCAAGATGTTATCAGGATAATTTATTCAGATATCCAAAATCTCTAAACTAAAAATATACCACCTGATCTGTGTCAAATATTCTAAACTTCTCATTTTTACAGATCGGGTGGGATCAAAATAAAATGAACATTTTAATATAAAGGGTGACAAAAATTCTAATTACTTATCTTAATACTGCTTTGGGTATGTTGGCGGCGATGGCAATATTATACCCACCTTGTCGCCTCATAAGTTTCACTAACAAGTCAAAATTCTCTCATAAAACATATTTCTATGTAATGATGGGGTCATTTATTTTAATTGCAGTGCTACAGAGATTTTAGATTTTTATGAAAGAGGTGATACTCATGGTTGACTTCGCATGACTAAATTCCCCTGAAGGAAGAGAAGAAATAAACAAAAGACGTGAAGAACGCAGAGTACAGGAGAAGCTAGAAAGTAGAACACTATCATTCACAGGACACCGCCCGAATAAATTAGGAAATTGCTACAGCCTTATGGATAAACAATCAAAATACATAAAGAGCAAAATTGAAACAGTGTTAATTGACTTAATTAAGAACGAGGGAGTGAACGTTTTATTACTGGCGGTGCTGTCGGCTTTGACCAAATAGCATTCTGGACAGTTCAGGGGCTAAAGAACACAGATTATTCTGAAATCAAAAACATTGTAGCGATACCATTCAAAAATCAAGCAAGTAAATGGACTGATCGTGTAACTCAGCACTGGTGCACGAAGATGCTTGATACAGCAGATGAAGTTGTTTATGTAGACGAGCTGCCACTATATAGAGTAGAGGGAGTGCCGATTGGCGAGTATCATGTAGCGAAAATGCAAAAGAGAAATGAATACATGGTAGATAAATCACGGATTGTTGTCGCTGCTTGGGATGGAACGAAGGGTGGTACTGGTAACTGTTGTAGATATGCAAGAAAAGTGGGAAAGACACTCTATACACTAAGACCACAAAATGATTTTGAATTAGACATATTGTATGGATTCAATGGATAAACGAATTTATGATGGAGGAATGATAACAATGATTACGAAAGTTCAGGATTACGTTGATACTATGATCAAAAAATTGGAAAGCGAAGGACATCGCGACATTCAATTTCTAAGCGCTTCTGATTGTACGTTTGTGAAGAATGGAATTAAAGAAGGCTATTTAATGGAAGAAACAAATTTAAATAAAATATGTTCTGGAATAAACTTGAACGAAATAGAAGACGGAGTTGAAGTTGTGGGAAGCAAACTAAGAATCTTTAGTATTCCAAAAAGAAAACGTAAAGGCGTAACTTCTGTTTATTATGTAGTAATTCAATAATACTAAACTGATAAAATTGGGCTTTTAGAAGGAATGAAATGACGAGGAGGCTACTGTTAATGGAAGTCATATATTCTAAGTGGCATAATAACTATGATGAATTGGTACTTGGACAAGAATATAACGCTCAGTATTATAAAAAAGGATGGTTGTTAATTGATACAGTTTTGTACAGAGAGGACTGTTTTCAGATGGTAAACAACTTAAACAAAGCAATCTCAATTGCTGCAACTATGCATAATGGTCAACATGATAAGGGTGGTAATCCATATATCTTACATCCATTGCGTGTAATGATGAATATGAAATCAAATGAAGAACAAATTGTGGCTGTACTACATGACATCCTAGAAGATACAACCATGACTGAAGAAAAGCTGTCAGAAGATTTCACGGGTCAAATCATTGATGCAGTTATTGCTTTGACAAGACAAGAGAATGAAACGTACTGGGAGTTCATTGCACGTTGTAAACAAAATGAATTGGCACGAAAAGTTAAGATTGTTGATATTGAAGATAACATGGATTTGAGTAGAATTGAGCAGCCAACAAAGAAGGATTATGACCGAGCAAACAAATATAAGAAAGCACTAATCGAACTAAAGGAGAATATTTCAATTGAAATTTAAAATGGTTATCGCTATTTCATTAGTTTTAATTCTAATGGGATGTGAAAAAAGTTATAAGACGTATTACGATCAGGAGTATATTGAAACGATCAGAACGAGTAAGGGAGACATCATGGTGTTTACAGATAAAGAAGGACAAAAAAATGGCTATATCGTTAGCTCAGACACAACATTTAAAGCTGAGAAGGGCAAAACATACAATGTTGATATTTCACTTGAATCAATCAGTCAATATGAAGGTTTTATACAGCAACTATCAGAAATCAAATCTAAGTAAAAGCATCGTTTTACCAAGATAGGAGAATACATAATGTCAAAACAGAAGACTAATGTTCAGTATCAGTTTCAACCCAAAACAGACACTGTTTTTAGAATTTACCTTAAAACAAATCACATGAACAATCTAATTGTTGTTCGGTTTGAGTTGCCATCGGGAGAAGAATACACGAGAAATTACGGGAACATCCCTTCAAATGCTCTCTTGGTTGAATACAAAGGTAATGAATTTGAATTACACATAGATGGCGAATATGTTGGACAAAGAGTTCTTGTTGAAGCAGCTAGGAACATGTTTAGATACGATGCTATTGAATAGTTAATTAGTTAGTTGTACACTATAAGAACAAACGTTCTAGGAGTGTGTGTTCAGCATGAGCAATTATAAAACATCTAATGAAGACACTCAGCTTGTAATTGATTTTATACAGCTACCTTATGTGTTGGATGTATTAGAGCTTAACCTTAAAAAGATTAAACAGTCTGACTTAAAGATGAAGGAATTGTTTGTTTTATATCTAGAGGGCTTGCAAAGTAGAGTGTTAACGGATTTGAAAGTTGTTCGTCAAAAGATGAGACAGAGAGGCATAAAAGTTTTTGACGGGGTTAGGTCGGACAAGGATTTAGTAACTGATTACTTATGTCGTGGATATACTCACACCATGCGATTCCTTTGGTCTAAAATTAGGAATGATGTAGAAGTAAGGATAGCTGCATATATGGATGTTGACTTGAGTAAATTGGTCAGGCTGGAATAATTCAGCTTGACTTAAACAAACAAAAATAATAAAATTATATGTATAAACCGTTGAAATAAATAGAGTAGTACATAGTAAAATGCTATATAATATTATAGTAACGACAGTAGTATGAAAAAAAGAAGTGACTTTTAAAGTAAACGATTTTTTTGTAAAAAGGAGGGCTAATATAAAGGTGGAGTATCTTTATTGTCAGTATACATTGATATTTTGGATGGCAAAAGGAGGAGATTTCCGGACGGTACTTGGGACCCAGTAGAGAATGGGAAAGAAAATTTGAAGGCTTTGCTGCTTTATCTATTTGAAGAAAGGTTGGATTGGACAAAGCAAGAGGTATTACAAAATTTCAATAAAATTTTTTTTGTCAAGTGGAAGGTGCGCGGTGGTACTCAAAAACTATTCAATGACAGCCCTTACGAAATTTTAAGATATGTATATCCCGACTGGGATATTAAACCTTGGGAACTAACCCGAGCAGGCAATAAGACTTGGGAGAAAAAGGAAGATATTAAACAGGCTATTCGCTGGCTTGTTTTTGATAAAATGAAATGGAACAAAGAACAGATTTGTAGCGATTTTAACTTAAAAGTGTTAGAGGAAAATGGATTAATTGGAGCGTTGACTAAATACCGTGAGTACAATGAAACAGGAGAGATATACGAATTAATTACGTATTGCATCCCTGAATTTAATTTTAAGGCAGATGATTTTGAACATCTAAATCGATGGTACGAAAGACAATATAGATTCGGGAAAAAATTTAATGATGACGAAATATTAGAAATAAGAAACCTTGACAAAAAAGGGGTGCCTACCAAAATAATTGCTGAAAAGTTTGATGTTACGGCTAGTGCAATTCGCAGAATTGTAACTCACACAACCTACGGAAATGTAAAATGACGTTTTAAGGAGAGAGAATTTACAATGAACAGGGATATATTTAGAATTCATATGGATTATCGTAATCTTGAAAATGATTTATATTTTAAACTTGAGAAAGAAATTGGTGCAGAGAAAGCAGATGAACTTTTGGATGCATTCATGGAATATAGGGAACAATATTTGAAAATCGGTAAATACTTAGATGAAAATAAGTATATCGGAAAAATGGGATATTTATCAAGTCAGTTTGAGGATTTTGAGAGATATCTTAGAGTAGAAGTTATCTACAATTATGAAGACGGGTTTTCATTATGCGAAACTACGACAGGATTAATTAAACTGGTACCGACTGAATTAATTAGTTTTGAAACAGAATAAAACGAATCTTTTATTGAGATTGGAGGCATAGAGAGTTGATTAGATTTATACTTACAAGCAAAAAAGATAAATATGACAATGCAGAAATTATTACTGATATTGATAAACCAACTATTAAATTCGAGTTCACAAAATGGCTAGAAAACCATGTAGAAGAGGGTTCGTTTTCTGATTATCTGCGAAATAAATTCCCGACAAAAACAATTATTGATTTAGATGATATTGAGGATAGTAGCTTTGAGGCATAAGGTTATGAAATGTGAGTTTGATTGAGAAGGGACTGAATATTGAATGTGGAAAAAATATCTTAAAGATGAAAATGGCGACTATGGTTTTGTGAAGTTGATTTCTGATGATTACACGACATGGAGAGAAAATGCAGAGGTAATCCTAGTAGATCATTTTCCTAAGGTAAAGGATGGCGAAACAAAAGTTTTACTCTCAAGACGAACAATAAGATTTACGCAGTTTTTTGGAAGTGGGGATATAGAGGAAGAGTTTGAAGAATTAAAGACAGAGTATGTATTGCATTATGGGAAAGAACCGACTGATGTGACCGATATGGCCTTTTTTTGTGCAGATGGTTGGTCTAGATGGAGCGCTGATGAGCGTATTGAGAATCCATCAGAAGAAGCCATAAAAGAATATTTGAAGAAACATGGTGTTTTAGATAACTATAAGTAAAATATGACTTTTATATTAAAAAAATCATACGAATTATTTTTGGTGGGAGATAGATGATGAAAAAGCTAATGTCTGATCAAGTCTTTTTGCCTCTAAAGATGTGTATTATAGCTTTAATATTATTTAGGGCATATTACTATTTCAAAGGCTATGATTTTGCCTACTTCAATGCTATAGCTTACATATTTGCTGGGTTCATACTTTACTCATTACTTCGAGTGATTGCCAACTTTTTATCGTTTAATCCTGATAAAATCAACTCAGATCCCTATTTTATGAGTAGCGCAATTGACAAAAGAATAAAAAATGAATTATCACAATATCATTTACTAGAGAATAGAATTGGAGTCTTTACTCAGAGTGTAAAGTATGATCCAAATAGTGGAGTCCAGTTGTATTATAATGAGATCGAACATCCTGAGAAGCTGTTCTCTAAATTAGAGGCATACGAAGAAGTTCTTAGAGCAACCGGGACATACTCTGCTGAATTAATTATTGGTAAGATAAGACTTTATAAAGAGCAACTTGATGTAATGATTAAGTAAAACAAATATTTTACGAAAAATAAGAGAAGGGGAATTCAGATATGAAACTATATGAGGAAATACTCAACTCAGACACAAAACTTGTTGAAGCTCTCAAGTATGCTGCTGAAACAGAAGGTGTTCTCAAATTTGTTAGTTACGAACGTATAAATGAATACAGACAATTAAGTAGATTGGGTTGCATTGATTTAGAACAAAAAGGACTTAGTGGTGGGGTAGTTTATTTAACCCAAGAAGGCAGGGATTATTTAGATCAAAACACCTGATGTCTTCAATGAAATAAATCGTACATTTTACGAGAAGAAAAGAGGTTGGCTAGATGAAATATAAAAAGGCAACAAAGAGTTTTATCAAAACTCGGTATTACTATGAGGTAATAATAAATATCCATGTTGAAAACAGCGATAAAGAAGAAAATATTACTCGTGATCTAATCATTACTTCAGAAGAAAAAATGACAATTGATGATTTACTTCAAGAAGCAGCTAACTCCATTAATGATATGGTTGAAGAAAAAAGGGATTTCTATCAGTATAATCTAGTGCAAGTTACTGGGTTGACCGTAGTAGGAGCATATGACCGAAAATTGTAACACAATAAAATTTTCCTTTACATAGAATACAGAAAGGAGCAACAATGAAAAATTTACAGGAGAGTGCTTTTGCATTATTCTTGCTGTCCAACTGTGCCTTTGGTGATCGGTTGGCGTTGAAAGCAGACGAATATGGAACAGACTTAACTCCAATATCCAGAGGAATGTGCAGAGTAGTTAAGGAAGTGTATGACACCGATTTTTCTGTTTTCTCTAACCTTGGTACATACAATTTTATTAGAAAGCAGACTCAAAGTAGTAAATTATTTAAGCAACTAGAACCCTTTCTTAGTTGTTATTACATTCGCAAAAACAAAACTAGAGTGATTTATATTGATTTCTCTCACGACGACAAAATCAAGATTCATAGTTTGTTAAGAAGAATTGCTGCATACTCTGAGTTAGAATTAGACGAGCTTAAATCAAGTTATAAGAAGTATCTCATCAAACATATGGCAATCAATGAACTTCAAGCCCATGAACAGTTAATGTTTTTTGATAGGGTTAATTACAGAGACTATTTAATGCCACAATTTGAATGTTTGTAAAATCTTTCTTTTACTAAGAATGGAGGCTTAGGTATGCAGAACGAGAACAAGCATATGGTTGAAGAGTGCTATGATGCTTTAGAATGGGTCATAATTCAATTTAAAAAAGTTCTATCTGGAGAAGTCGCAGGGAATGTACAAGAAAGCCTATCCTATGCTGAATCAATCCTTAGAAACAGATAAAAGTTTACTTTTACCACAAGAGAGGAGAGACATGCAACAATATCATCTATTCAAAAAACTCAAGTCAGAAACATGGTGTTGGTATAACGAGAAGGATAATGAACTTTGGGATTTGATCGGAAAGGAGTTTGACAACGAACGTTGGAAATCTATCATGCAGTTGTTAGTTAATCAAAACATGTCAAAGAAAAATAAGGATATGATAACTAAGAACTCATATAGGCTGGCTGTAAAAATTAAGGAGGAAACTGGGATAGAAGTCTTTCCCGTAATCATTCAAATCAATTATGGAGCAACATCAAAGATGGAAAGGTATGGATGGAAAATGTATTCCTTAGCTGAAGATCAGTTAAGATACGTGTACTCCAATTGGTCACCAAAGGATTTGTTACCAAGGAAATATGAAATTGAAGATGAAGTAATTGGTGTACTAGATGTTGAACTGAACAGAAAATTGAAATAATAACTTGCTTTGATTCAATTGCGCTAAGCAATAATGCAATGTTTATACGACAACAAGGAGACTACATCGATGAGTGAACAAGAATATAAGTTTAAGCTACTTACCAGCAATCAATACAGTGAATTTTATTTTTATGCCTCTATCAATGAGCTAGAAGAGTATTTAAATGAAACGTTGGCAATAACTCCAGAACAGTTTTTAGAGTGTTACACAGTGGCGCAGTCACGACAGTTTTTTGAGTGGATTAAAGCGAAATCTAATCAAAAAACTCAGAATGAACAAAAGGAATCAAATGAAGAATTAAAAGAAGCAGAAGAACAAGAATAGTAAAAGGTTGATTCTACTACGAGAAGGAGGTGATAATTTGAGTCTATATGAAAATCTGTCGGAACTTTACCATCAATTAGGTTGGAAGTACGAGGAACTACATATCGCAGTAGAAGATGATAATAAAAATGAAATATTGCGACTTAATGATGAAATTAATTCATTAATGCAACAAAGTGAAGAATTATATATTGAAAAAATACATACAAAATTACCGTGAAAATGTAGATTGGATATAGAAGCAGTAATTAAATAATATTAAATATACAAAAATAATGAAATATGTTATTATTAATATGCGAGATAATTCAAATACATAGAGGAGATATTGAATGAAACATACTTTTGAAAAGAATAAGTTGTACGATATCTTAGGAAGTCATCTTGTAAATACTCTAAAGGAACATGAGGTGTTTGTTGCAGGAGGAACTATAACAAGTTTGTTTAGTGGAAATCCGATCAACGATATCGATTTATATTTCCGTAGTGAAGCCTCGTTGGTTGAATTAGTTGAAAGGATTTATGAAGACAGTGGTGATTGGGTTCATGCGTTGACCAAAAAGGCGTTATTGGTAAAAGTTGACGATAAAGAAGTTCAATTGATTCATTTTAAGTACTTTGAGAATGCCGAACAGATATTTGATAGCTTTGACTTTACGATCTGCATGGGAGCATTTGATTTTAAAACAGAAGAATTTGTCCTACATAATGATTTCCTAAAGCATAATGCACAGAGACAGCTTAGATTTAATAAAGATACAGCCTTCCCAATTGTATCACTGTTGAGAGTTCAAAAATATAAAGACAAAGGATATTACATTTCGAAACCTGAATTCTTACGAATAGCTTTACGCTGTATGGACTTAACAATTGACAGCATCGAGAAACTAAAAGAGCATTTAGGTGGAATGTACGGGATTAATTATGATAAGCTGATTAGTTTGGATGAAGGAGAAGAGTTCAGTCTTTCTAATGTGATTGATAAAATTGCGGACTTGTCGCTAAGTGAAGATTATTTCAAAAAACCTGAAGGAGTCAGCTTTGATAGCGTAGATGATATTCTAGAATTACTGGAAAAAGGTATCCCTAAAGTTACAGAAATCAAAGGTAATAAATACAGACTTTCAAGCAAAGGTGCACTTAAAGATTTTAATAGAGATACAGAGGAAATCGAAGAGTTTGATGGTAAACAATACATAGAATCTCGTAAGTTTTATAAGTTTGTTGATAAACGTGATGGTCGTTATTTTAGTCACTGGGACAAGAATTATGAATATAAAATTGCGCAAATGGCCATTCCAGAAAATGAATACCTGTATTTCAATGAGCGCGCAGAGATAGAAGAATCCAATTACGCATATCAAGGCGTTTTAATTGAAGTCATTATTCCTTATGAAGGCTTTAGCCACAAAGATGATCATAAGATTTTTGCTAAGAAGTGTTTTGTAGTACGTGAAGTACCAAAAGAAGAATATGAGGCATGGATAGATAACAAAGATCCTTTAACAAAATACATAGCGGAGGAAAATAAACGGTGTATGAAGTAACTAAGGGAGCTAAATACAAGCATTATAAAGGAAATTACTACACAATTGTCAGTATGGCTACACACACTGAAACAGTGGATGGTTTGGTGATTTACAAGGATAAAAATAATAACATTTGGGCTAGACCAGTAGATATGTTCTTTGGATATACAGATGATGGCATTTGAGCTAATTGAGGAGGAGATTGAATGACAGCAGGATATACTCTAAGTCTAGAAGAGGTCAGGAAGATCATTGTAAAGCACCTCAATGAAACGGGTGTCTATATTCCAATGGATGATTCATTCATTATGGTATTGGATGAACACGATCAATTAATCGACAACGCAAATGTTTTACAAGTGTACCATGAGATTGAATAAAATCTTCATTTTAAACGATATACATAACTTACCGCAGAAATAGTATATACTAATTTGATATACTGTTAAATGGGTGATGAATATGTTTGTATCTCCAATGCTTCTGCATAAGGCAGATAACAATGAGCCATTTAACAGTAATTTGCATTTAACAGAGTTAAAGCTTGATGGGATAAGACTTCTTGTAGATACACGAGATGGAGTAAGGCTATATACACGACATAAGAACGAAGTAACTGGCAAGTTCCCTGAGCTTATTGATAATATTCCAATTGAAAATGGAACAACTCTAGATGGGGAACTAATTGTTACTGACTCAGAAGGAAAACCAAATTTTGAATCAGTTATGGAAAGGTTTAAATCAAGAAAAAGTAAACACAAAGTAGCTTTTTGTGCATTCGATATCATTAATTATAATGGAAAAAGTGTTACCCACTTGCCGTTAATTGAGCGCAAAGAGATACTGGAGTCAGCATTTAAGGATAATGATTATTACAAAAAGACAAAGTTTATCTTAGGTCATGGAGTTGAGTACTTCAATCTTACTAAGCAACAAAAGCTTGAAGGAACTGTTCAGAAAGAAATAAATTCGAAATATGAGATTGACAAAAGATCAGACAAGTGGCTTAAAGTAATTGCCTATGATGTTGGTGAGTACTACATTGCTGGCTATAAAAAAGATGAATTTGGTTGGCTACTATCTGATGGTGAACGAATAGTAGGTGTCTTAACTTTAGCAGTAGGCTCAAATGAGAGAAAAGCAGGGTACAAGGTATTCCAGCAGCTTAAAGTAAAGGAAACAGAAAGTACAGTCTACATTAAAGAAGTTATTAAGTGCGTAGTTAAACATAGAGGATTTACGAAAAACAATTTGTTGAGATTGCCTGAGTTTGAATGTTTTAAATTCTAAAGGGGGTGATTAAACTGGCAAGACCAGTTAAGTGTCCGATTTGTAGTCAGTATGGACTTAGAGAAGATATGATTTTAGAAAACAGGAGATATTACCACAAAGAATACTGCTTTGATAGGTTTAAGAAAGAGCAAGAGGCAACTAGAATTGAAAACGAACAATGGGATGATCTATATCAATACATAATAAAGTTTCACGATTTAGTTACACTATCAGTAGCAAATATAACAAGACTGAAGCATCTTCGAGCTGGCTTTGAGTATAAAAAAGGCAAGAAAATTCCAAAGTGGAGAACGGGGCCTGACTATGCTCTAATGCTTGAAGCTTATAGGCTATCTGAGAAAAATAACTTACATGCAATGTCTACAAAGATTGGAGATTGGAACGATGTTAATCAGGTCAACTATACAATCTCTACTATGATGGGGCATTTAAATGATGCTTGGAGAATAAGACAGAATAAAAAGAAACAATTAGAAGTGGCAAAGAGAGTTGAAAAACAAGAGTCAAAAAGAGACCAATCTCTTACAAACAAAAATACATATAGCAATAAACGGGATGATTTAGACATTTCTGATTTTGTGTAATTCGTTAGGAGTGGTAACAATAGAATATATCAAAGAATTTGTAGATCCATCAAAAGTTCATGAGTCTATATTTATCGGTTATTTATGGAATACGCCCACCTTATACGGTAAATATAAAACCCATAAAATCAGTAAAGAAACTTTTACAGAAGGAATATGGTGGTACTACTTTTATATTGGAAAAGAGATGTATGAAAGTGGCATTCGATTATTTGATGATGTAACCACTTACTCATTTATTACATCTAAACCTTCTGAAAACGGCAAGAAGTCATACTTTGATTATTATAATGATTATGGCGGCTTCTCAACAATTGATGAAGTCGTATCTGAGTGTGACGGAGACAAAGGAAATGATGAATATCATTTTAGCGAAGTACAAAAATATGAGTCACTTCGTAATCTTCAAAAGCAAGGATTGTTGGATATAAGTAATACAAATCTGGTTTCAAAATTGGCTAATATGTCACTTAAACAGATGCAAAGCTTCTTTCAATTTAAACATAAAGAATCCTTTTCTCACGTAAATAGTGGAGAAGTAATTGAATACAATCTTATAGATAACCTAGATGAAACCATTGATCAATTGGAGGCAGGTGAAGATGCAGGAATACCGCTATTCGAGTCTCCTAGGCTAAATAAGAAGATCAATGGTCAGAAGCTTGGGAACTTAATGTATCTCGTCCTTCCTTCAGGTGTGGGGAAATCGAGCATATTAACTGAGAAAGGTGTTTTGGGGTTACTTGAGAGCGGAGAAAAAGGAATTATCTTTGCAAATGAAGAAGGGATAAAAAGATGGAGAACAAGACTTCTAGTGACCGTTGCCGCAAGAATTTTGAAAAAGCCAGTGGCACGAGATACGGTTAACAGGGGTGGATTTAGTGCAGAGATTAAACAGACACTTAAGGAAGCTGCCGAATGGTTGCAGACACACCGTCCAGACTTTATTAAGTTTGTACAACTTAAAAAGTATCGGATTGAAGATGTCATTAATAGGATTGAACTTTATAGACCGTTAGGTTATAAGCATATTTATTTCGATACATTTAAACCTGACTTATCACAGAACGTAGAACGATGGCTTGCTTTCTCCAACTCAGCTCAAGAACTGTATGACTGTATCAAAGAAGAGTCTAATAATTGCGCCACAATAGCAACAGTTCAACTTAAAATTGGTAAAGAGTTTAGATACATAGATTTAGATTGTATTGGTAAATCACCAGAGATTGTAGAAGTAGCAGCCGTTGTAATGGCTGGCAGATTGATTTTTGCAGACGAATATCCCGGTGGAAAAAACGAATTAGATCCATATAACTGGGAGAAGGATAGTGGTTTTGGTGGATGGCACAAGAAACCGTATAAATTAGACCCGGGGAAAAAATATCTCATTCTGTTCCTACCTAAAAACCGTGAAGGATCTGAGGATGAGCAAATAGTGTTTGAAGTGAATTATGATTTTAATATTTGGAAAGAGGTAGCATTAGTAGTCGTACCTAATAATGGACGTTAAACTCCTTTGGAGGAGCAGCATGAGCAATGATCTGAAGTTAATAAAGGAAAGAATCATAGAGGAATCAAGGGTTGGAGAACTTTTAGAAGCAATGGGTTGCGAATATGTAGAAAAAAAGAATAATCGCTACGAGGCGCAACTCCCCCACAAATTTGAATCGCCAAATAAAAGATCAGTTCAAGTTTATTTAAATGAAAGCCTATCAAGCAGAATTAGGACGCTTGGAGAGTCAGACATAGATATTTATGGATTAGTGTCTTATATTGTTTTTGATCAAATATCGGAAGATGAAAGACAAAGAGGACTACCTAAAGCTAAAAGATGGATATGTGAACAATTAGGTTATAAAGAATTTTTAGACAACAACTATATACCTCCACCTAGTTTAATCCAGCTTGATTGGCTCAAGGATGTTAGACGGAAACGTAAGAAAAAAAGAGAGTTAAATAACCTTGAAAACGACACTTATGCTGACGAAATATTGAATCAATATGTCATGTACCCTCATCAATTTTATCTAGATGAGGGGGTGTCATGCGAAATACAGCGAGAATTTCAAATAGGGTTTGATTTAAGAAGTCAGCGAATCATTTTCCCCATACACAATCGCTTTGGGGATATAGTATCTATAAAAGGAAGAACCATATTTAGTGATTATGAAGAGAAAAATATATATAAGTTCTTGTATCTTATCAACTTCAATAAGATGATTGAGCTTTATAATTGGCATCGAGCCTTGTATTACATATTAGAAAGAAAAGAGATATTGATATTTGAAGGTGAAAAAACTTGCTGGTTAATTAGTCAATACGGTCATCGAAACTGCGTTGCTATTAGTGGCGATGATCTAAGTGAATGGCAGGTTAAGATGATAAAAGAATTAGATCATGATGTAGAGATAGTTATAGCGTTAGATAAAGACAAGCCAGTAGAAGCAGTAAAAAAACAAGCAGCTAAGTTCGGGAAAACTAGAAATGTGTATGCCTTATATGACAATAGAAACTTGTTTAAAGATAAAGATAGTCCATGTGACAGAGGGGAAGAGGTATTCAATATTCTTTATACAGAGTGTAAATACAAAGTATCAGTCTGAGTAAAATATAGTTTTTACTCAGATTATTTTTTTGATGAAGCTTGTTTGAAAAGAAGACATAGCAGCTATCAGATTTACTAAAAGTAGAACTATAAAGTTATAAAATTAGCAGTTGACAACATTCCAACATACAAATATAATTAAATTATGAAACAGAGAGGTGTGGTTCCATGCATGAAGAGCAACCTGCAAATCTTATTCCTACGGAGAATATAGATGAAGCAACTCATGTTTTTATTGCAGACAAGAAATTCAACATCAAGACCACGGTGGGTAAGTTTTATAAATTATACAGATGGGAGGCAAACGCAAGTTCATGTGGTGTAGCTGAAGCATATATTATTGATGATGAAGGAAAAGATTCAACGGGGTTCATGTATTATTGTAAAGCTAAGTTTTATATACAAAAATAAATAATAATACATATAAGAGGTTGATCATAGATTATTCATAGCCAACAACCTCTCAAACTCTCAAACTCGTAAACAAGCTTGTAAAGGTTGGATTTTATATAAAGAAAAGGAGACAAACAAATGAAATTTTACAACCCTGGATATTCTAATAATCATCAAGTGAAAGTTACCCTAATGTTTGAAGATTATAAAGGAGCAATAATATATGAAGTTGGAGGAAACACAATGGGGAGTTCAATCCTTAAGACGGCTATCAGTTCTGTAGCAGACGGAGATTTTATTCCCATTGAACATGAACTCAACAAGAAGCATATTAACAGCGTAGATGAAGCTGGATATATTCAGGAAGTAGTATTGTTTAATGGTAAGAAAAGAGTACTAATAGATATTGGAGACGTTGAAGATTCTATCATTAGTGCTGAGATCATTTCGTATAAAATTGAAAAATAAATAAAATTTGAATTTTAAACAAAAGTTAAGGAGATCGTCAATTGAAAACAATTAAATTCAAAGCAGTCAATTCTGGTGATGGAGAGTCTTTTTGCTTCGATATTGATAGGGAAACTTTTACGCTGATTACTGGAAGAGAACCAGAGGACTGGATGGATTATCAATCAGGAGAATACGTAGAACAAGACGATGAACTGGTGTTTGTTTCAAGTGATCCAAATAAATGCAGGGTTTATCCAAATGATATTTTTGGTCGTTCTGGCGAGGAAGTTGAAATTGAAGTGAAGGTAATAACTCTGTAATTCAAGTAAAAGAAGAGTTTTACTAAGACATAAAAGGGGATATGAAAATGAAAATAAATATGGAAGATGTCATTAAGCTTATGAAGAAAACAGTAAATGATAACTGGCTAAATCCATCAATGACAACAGTTGATAACTACGAAAGAGCAATTACGATTCTATCAGGTAATAACGATTATGAGGGCAAAGAAGAAGATTGGAAGGTGATTATGCACTATATTAATGATTTTGATGATTTTAAAATCGACAATGTGTATCAGATCATCTACGAACATCAACCCTTCCACTTCATGAAGGTTATGAACTAATGTTTTACAAAGAAAGGCGGTGTCGTCTTGGTGAAATTTTGGAATAAGATTTGGCTTCGTAGTGATGATGAAATAGGCGAAATGCTTATGTTCCTTCTAAAATGGTCTGTTCTAGTTTGTCTAATCATTCTTACTATTAGTGGAACAGTTAAGGCAATGCAACTTCTATTTTAAAATAAGTGAAAAGGTGAGAAATATGCTTTGGGACGCAATTAAAGAGTATACAAAATTGATAAGAAATAAAATGAATATAAAATGGTTACATATTGCTCTGCTAGTCGTTCTCAATATGATTGTGACTTCACTATTAACGGATAGAATTTCAATAATTATTTGGTTGCTAATTTGGCTTGTCACAGTGCCACCATTTGCAGGTTGGTATCTTGCATGCCACAAACCAAAAAAGAAAGATGATAAACAAGCCATTTAGAAAAGAGGATTATACATATGAACATTAAACAGGCGAAACAAACAACTGAGGAATTAACAAAATTACTTTGGAAATTAAAAATTATTAGTTGGGATGAAGTTTTTGGGCATCTGCCCGATAGCAAAGAAATTGAAGAAGAAGTTGATGAAACTCTGAGAAGATTATCTAACGGTATTGAAGACTTAAAACAATTTTTTGAATAAAAATATACTTTTACATAGTTAAAGGAGAATAATCTATATGCCTAAAGTAGCATTAGTGAAACATAATGGAAGTTCAGTTCTTTACGAATTCTACACTGATCTAGATTTAAAAAAAGGTGACTTGGTAGTTTGTGAAACCCACAGAGGATATGAAACAGCCAAAGTGGTAAGTTGTAAGGAACACGAAAAGTGTAAGGCAACGAATTGGATTGTTTCCAAGGTGGACACCAAGAGCCATACAGAACGAATACAGAAAGAAAAACGGATTAGTTATTTAAAACAGCAAATTGACTTGAGAAGAAATGAATTTACTGATGAATATATTAATGAGTTGATTTCTTTGAAAGATAAAGCGATGTATTCTCTGCTTAAAGAGTTTGATGAACTAACAAACAAAAATAATACCAAGAACGAAATTGAACTAAAAGATTCATTTTATTTTAAAAATGTAGCTGGCGGGGAATTTCTTGCAGTCAAACATAACGAAGAATATGTTGTTAAATCAGCCTTTTCACCATCTGTTTTTAATTATTTTACTGTTAATCAAGTACGATACTGGATTCGAAATGGTAACTGGAAGGTGATTGACTAATGGAAGGAATTAATGATTTTTGGATTAGCACGAAGAAGATATACACTGAAATTCGAAAAAATAAAATCTTGTACTTCTTTACGAGAAGAAAAAAATACAAGGATAAGATAAATTGTTTATACGAGATTATCTCGAAAAGAAAAGGGCAATTTTTCAAAATAAGATGTAAATATAAATACTAAGATAAAAAGGGGAAAATATACATGCAATTTTTTAAGATTAAAAAAGGTACAAAGTATCATGAAGCAGTAAAACAACATCTGACCCTACTTCCAAAATGGAAGCCGATTTATGGGAAAGTAAGTGAATTGCTCAACGAGAAAATTACACGAATGGTTCAAACCCCAAACTACCTTCAAATTGAATACTCAGAACTAAAAAAAGATGAGAACAAGAAAGTTTTCAAAAAAGATGGCACTTTAAAAGCAAACATGAAGAAAGCAAAAAAAATTCAAGCAGCATACAAAGAGATTATTGAAGAAGCTGGTCTAGATGAATATGAAAGTTTGGGACACATTAATTTTTGTTACGGTGTAATGCGTTATCATCATGGTGAGACCCTTAAAACCTTTAAGACCAGTGATCAAGAGTTGTACTATGAAGCAAATTTCGATCTAGAAGAAAGAGTTAAAAATTCATACGGAGAAAGTCTTGTAATTCCAATTACAGAAATTGAGCATCAAGAAAAATATCTTGAAGAGATCAAGAAACAGACTGCGTAAAACTACAAAACTACTATTTTATAAGGAGTGATGATAGCGATGACACAAGATTTAGAACCAACAGCCACACTAAAAGAAAAAGCAGATATAGTGTTTATTAAAGTAGATTCAGGAATCTATCAGATACATAAAGACAGAAATGGTAGATTTGCAGGAAGAGTTTATGTAGGCACGCAGGAAGTTTTGGTTGCACTGAATTTTGATGATGTAGTTATTATAAGAAAACATAAAAACGGATTATCCTTGCATGATAATTTCAGTGATTTTTGAAAAAGGAGAGGAGATAGAGAACAATGGATGAACTCGAATTAAAATTAGGGATTTACACAGACGTTTTGTATTCAAAAGTGGAACTGTTTCGGAAGCAAGGCAAGGAAGAAGTGGCACATGAAATCATGAATATAATCAACGAACTGCTTGAAATTCAAGGAATGATCTAAGAGAGGGGACAGGGGAATGAAAAAGGACATAGAAAAAATCATCGAAGACCTGAAGCAAGAACGAGAAGAGTACGGAGAACGAATCGTATCCTTATCCCATGCCTATGACAGTGCCTTAGAAAAGCTTTGTGATTTGGTAGGTCAAGAGTTTGTTGCTTACGAGGATAGCTACTAATACAGCCCCAAAAGGGCAAGGAGAGGAATAAAGGATGATTAGAATATCGGGAACAGCAACTGTGCGTGTGGATTATGAAGTGGAAATCGAATTGACGGAAGATGAATTTTATGAACTAACCGAGAAGAAACAAACCGAACTAATTGAATCTGCAATTGACTGGCGGGATGCTTTACGGAATGGACAAACAGACGAAATTGAAGTCGATGACATTGAGGAGGCCTAAACCATGGATAAGAAGATAAACAAAAGGCAGAATACTGAATCGTATGTCTTTAAACTAACCTGAACTGAGGAGTGATTAGATATGGCAAGTATCAAAATCATAAACAAACAGACAGGAAGGGAGAACAGGCATCTCACCCACAACTTTATGAAAGCAATTGACAATAACCTTAAAATTACACTACCTGAAAAATTCAAAATAAGTATTCAATAAATTGGAGAAAGGAATGATTCAACCATAGCTTGGAAGCAAAAGCAACCTAAAATCCCATTTGAACCTTATGACAATACATATAGTAAACTCGCCAAGATTAATGGAATTGAAGATATAGATCAATTTCTAAATCCACTCTCTAATGTTGTTCACAGTCCGTATTTGTTAAAGAACATTGATGCACTGGTGTCGAGGATTATTAAGGCAATCAAAAACAATGAAAAGATTATTATTTATGCTGATGTGGATTATGATGGAATTACTTCGGCAGTTATTCTATACAAATGGCTAATTAACTTCACTGACAATGTTTTCATTAAACATGTAGAGAGATCAGTCGGTCACGGTTCGGAGTATATAGTTGATAAAGTTGAAGATGATACAGATTTATACATAGCAGTAGACAGTAGTAGTAATGATGTAGAACCGTTGAAGATGTTGGTAGATAAGGGTATTGATTGTCTAGTTATCGACCATCATAGAGTCGATGTATACAATCCATATTGCATCTTGGTTAATCCACAACAACCAGAATGTAAGTATCCAAATAAGAATGCTTCAGGTGGACTGCTAGTGTTCAAGGTGTGTCAAGTGTTAGATGACTATATGGACACATCATTTACCTTAGAACTAAGTGATTTACCGGGATTTGCTTTAATGGCAGATATGATGTCCATGATGGAAATGGAAAATAGGTATTATGCTAAGTTGTCACTTAAAGGGTTGCGTCATGAAGGATTGAAACTTCTGTTCGAGTCTATGAATTCTGACTTGAAGACTCTAACTTCAACAGATTTTCTTTATGGTGCAAGTCCTGCCGTTACTGCTGCAACAAGAGCTGATAATATGAAATTAGCTATAGACTTTTTAATGAGCGATACTATTTCTTCAGACACAAAAAAATATGTAAAAGAATTAATTAAGTTGAACGAAAACAGGAAGATAGTTCAATCTGAAGCACTAGAAGCCATGAAAACTGGGTTATGTGAAAGCGATAAAGTAATAATTGTTTTTGATCCCACTCTAGGCAGAGGGATAAACGGATTAGTGGCACAAGAAATTTCAAAAAAATATAGTAGGCCTGCAATCGTGCTTGGATTTGGAGATGACAAAGATACATATTCAGGTAGCTTTAGAGGCTTGGATGACTTTTCAATGTTAGAGTTGCTGAGTAGATGTGAGAATACTACATATGCGGCAGGACATGACGGTGCCGGTGGTGTAGGAGTGTTGGTGACCCATCTTGAATTACTGCGTCAGGAACTAAATTCTAAATTAAGAGATTTCGTACCAGACAACACAATGTACTATGATTTAGAGTTTAGTGCGAACGATGTAGATGAAAGATTCATCAACCATCTAACAGAGTTCTATCGCTACTCAGGAAACAACTTTAAGCCGGGATCATTCCTAATTAAAGATTTATTCATTTCAGACAAGAAACTAATGGGTAAAGCGAAAAATACAGTTAAGATTGATTGTGGAAAGCTACAATTAATGAAGTTCAAAACAGGCGAAGAATATTATGAGCAAGTACCCGTGTTCACTGAGATCGAAGCATTGGGTTCATTAAATGTGAATGTTTGGACTCAGTATAGGCCAAAGAAGAAGATAATTAAGACTTGTCAGTTATTCATTGAAGATTATAAAGAAGTAAATCAAACAAAATAAAAATACATATAAGAACGGAGAAAAATACATATGAAATTTTACGGAATCGCAGTAAACACACAAAACAAAAACGTGGTAATCAACAACCTGCCAACTGACTATCTTGGAGCAGTAAATGAAGCAAAACGCATTGCAATTACTCAAGGATTGAAGTTTCAATTTGTTAAACCAGCAGTAAATGGACAAAAAGAAGGGTCTGTACTCACGAAATTTGCAAAAATTCGCAAAAATCGCAAGTCTGTAAAACGGTGATTTTATGAGAATCAAGATCTCCGATCATGCGAGAACAAGATGTGAGCAAAGTAATGTTGGAGTGGGTCGCCTCATTAAAGAGGTGGCTTCCATTCCTAATATTGTGGGAAAGATTAGCTGGAAGACTAAATTTGGAGTAATAGTTGTGGAAAGAGTTAATGAAGGATTACTACTGATCAAAACGTTCATTGCTCGATTTAAGTATAGAGGTAAACAGTATCACAAGGGTTGTCGAACAATTTAACAAAAGATATAACAAAGGGGATAAAAATGAGGAATCAAGAAAAGAGAGTCTATTCACTAGATTTTAAAAAGAAGCATAAACAAGTGAAAATGTATGAATGGATGAAGCATATTATTGATAAGGAAGGACTAAATCTTGAGGTTTACACAAGGGAAGGAGAAAATGTGATAACCAACAAAACTGTCTATTCTTTACTTGTAGAATCTAAAAATGATGAGAGTCCAATCAATGAGGTGAAAAATAATTCAAGCCATACATAAGCTTTATAAAGTCAGAAACAAAGAAACTGGGCTGTTTTCAAGAGGTGGAACTAGTACAACCAACTTATGGAGTAAAGAAGGTAAATCGTGGTCGAATATTGGTCATCTTAAAAACCACTTAAATCAATTCACAAATCATTGGAGTAACACAGACCCTTATACCAATGCCGAAATTGTAGAAGTTGAAATTAACTATGACACGTGTATGAAGATGGATGTAAGTGAGTTATTTGATGAAATCAAAGCCAATAAAGCAAAGATTGAAGAGAAGTATAGGTTGCAGGCTATAAAATGGAAAGAAGAGCAGGAAAGGAAGCAGTTAGAAGAACTAAAAATCAAGTATGAATCTTAATAAAATACAAGTTTGATGAGAAGTGAGTGTGTAGCTAATTGACTAAAAATAGACATCTTTTAATTACTATAGAAGAAGTCGTAGAAAAAAAGAATCCATCTCAACCATACATGACAGGGAATCATGTTGCTCAAACAACATCAATTTACACGGAAATAAATCATAACAATGAAATTGTAAATATGGTTGTTGATAATACTCTTGTTCATGAGGAAGAAAAAGAAGAATCTGTTGGGGTCGGTAGTGAAGATAAGGAACTTTTTAAGCGAATCTTGAATAAATATCTCAAGATAAAATAATGCTTTCACTTATATAGGTGAGATAGGAGGTGTGGGCTTGAAATATATCTATCTACCTAGGAGATCAGGAAAACCAGATACAATCATGGATTTAATCACAGAAATGATAAAAAAGGATGAACGTTTCATCGTGTTAAATGATATGAATTATCTTGATATCACCAAACGTTTGGAGAAGTTACGCAAGGATCGGATAAAGATTGACCGGGAGATATACGATTTAGAAAATTTGAAAAGCAGAAAACTATCTGAAGAATCGAATTTCTGGAATCAAATTCAAAGAGTTCGGAAAGATTGTGAAGCAAGACAAACTACAACAATTAGATTTTAAAAGAATGATTAAAAAGGAGAACTTGAATACATATGATTTTTTGGACAGTTGTGTTTTTTGCAATTAATTTTTATGGAATGATTAAAGGTAGTATTTTCTACAGTGCATATAGAAATTTAGAATTGATTAGCATTAGAGAGGCACAGGGCGAAGATAAACAGAAAATTAATCTCGAATTTGCAAAAAAGGGATGCTTCCCTATTTTTATTCTATTCATGTTGGCAGTTATTGAAATTATTTATTTGATTAACGCAATTGGATACGACATTTACAAGTATCCAAGCATTCTAATCATTCTTTATTTGATCATTTCTTTTATTACAGGCAAAAAGAAGAAGTCCTATAAGAGCATGAGTGACAATGAGCTGCTTAAGGCAAAAGAAAATCTACAAAAAGAAAATAAACAGACTCTGAAATCGTTTCTTAAAAATTTTGTATGGGTCGTTTATTTCGGATACATGTTCTACTGCCTTGTGTTTTAGGTAAAAGATATATTTTATAAAGACAAGGAGAATGTAAGCATGAAGAAATACGCTGACTGGTATTATGTGCGAGAGGCAGAGAACGAAGGGTTAGTTGCTTCTATGGATAACATAATTGAGAGAAATCGGACAGACCTAAACAAAAAGCTTAGTGCCTACTTTATAAACAAATTGCCCAATTATGATTCGGTTTTTAATGAGAATGAAAGTGAAGATGTTTTGTATGCTATCAATGAATATATCCAAGAAAATAATATTGATAAACGTGAAATTGATTTTCCTATTATGGAAGGCAGCGACGTTCATTTATTGAAGATCACAGACAACCTCCAATTAAAAATCATTGTTGCTGATGAATATTATGGTAGTGGAGATTACAGCAAATACATAGCTATTGATCGCTTTATTATCAATGAAAATACTACAGAGCAAGATGTAGATTCATTAATTGAGTTTATTAAAAAATACCTCAATAGCGTTCGGTAAAAGGCGTATTTCATCAAAATTTTATAGGGGGCATATTGATTGAAATCTAACATAATAATTCCTGAAACAATTAAGGTTGGCTTTCAAGATAGAGACGACACATACACCAAGAAACTAGCTTATGTAATCTATTATGATCATAAAGGTGTTTTAAGAAAAGAAGCTTCATGGAATAGCTGGAGAGATAAAGATATTCCTGATTTATCATTATCAAATGTCCCAACATCAGGCTTTGTGCTAAATAAGAAAGCTGGCGGATATTCAAGTGGCTGGAATCACCGCCAAACCTACATAAGAGTGTATGACCCAAGAGATTTTGAATTTGAAATTAGTGTGTTCAACTTACTATACATATTAGAAAATACCAACTCTATTAAAGGTAAAGGTTTGGAAGGTGAATTTGTTTATGGTTGGGATGGTAAAGAATTAGTATTACTACCTATTGGTTCTCCTGACTATCACGAAATTAACTCTTTCAATAAGATTTTGCAAGATAAAAATTTTGTTAAAACAAAAGACTTGATCATCGGTGCTACATATAAAACAAAAGACAATCAAGAGTGGATTTATATGGGGAGATTCGATTTAAAAGATACAAAATCGGAGAGAGTTGAAGACGGTAGATCGAACGATTATTGGAATAGACCACAATACAAATATACCTATCACAAAATTTCAAAAGGAAAGTATCATTTCTTTGTCAGAGAAGCAGAGTATAGTTGGGGCGAAAAATATAAGTCTTTACTAACTCTAAAATCTCTTGGAGAAAAATTTATTGATGTTGTATCTAGCGAATGTGTAAGCAATTATTCTGATTTATTTGACTGGCTGGAACGACAAACAGAATATTCCCACAGAGATGAATCAAAGGATGAGTGGGTTAATTTCTCTTTTCAGGAATTTGAAAGACATGTGAATAGCAAAAAATTTAGAGATGATCGTTGGGGTAGCGAATTCAAATTATACTCTAGTCCTGATGAGCGGGAAACAATCTACTATGATATAAATTCTAAACAGTTCTACAACGCTGGAAAATGGATTAAAGAAAAGATGGATTACGAGAAGATATATATTGGCGATATCACAAAGGTTTTTAATCAATATTCACCAGTTTATAAAAATGAATATTTAGAGAATGGAAAAATATATCGGAGGATTAATTAGAATGGCAAATAACAATGATCAAAAAATTCTTGAACTAAAAAAGCAGATTGAAACCAAAAAGAAACAAATTAGCAAGTCAAAAAAGTTTTCTCCAGTAACAAATTGCTCAATTGAGTTGGATGGGATCAGACATAACATTCAAGTGTTAACGAAAGAACAGGTCATCTCTTTAATGGTTAAACTTAATTCATATGCTATGTCGGCAGATAATTTGGGACTATTACATAATTACACTATTAGCGGTTTTAATGTAGCGGAATGGATCGATGATCTAAAGTCTAAGCTTGAGTTCATGTCCAGAAAAGAAGAAGAGCTAAAACTTAAAACAATGGAATCAAAACTTGATAAGTTGCTCTCAAATGATAAAAAAGTTGAACTCGAAATTAGTGAAATTGAATCATTGCTTAATTAGCAAAGTTGTATTTGATTAAAAATTGTAAAGGAGAATGTTGAAGTGGCACTTTACCGTAAAAAACCTGTAGAAGTTGAAGCATTTAGATACTGGATTGAAGATAGACCCGATTGGTTTTGTGATAAAGTTTCATCAAACGATATAATTACTCACTCTACTCATTGTGAAATCAACACACTTGAAGGCATTATGCGTGGAGAAGTTGGTGATTACATCATCCAAGGTGTTAACGGAGAAGTTTATCCGTGTAAACCAGATGTATTTGAGAAGACATATGATTACATAAAAGAAATTTATTAAGCAAGTAAAAGTCAAATTTTAATAAGAAAGAGTGGATTTAATGAAATTAAAGAATCTCACATTGGATCAGTTGGAAGAGATGCAAAAAGAAATCGATAAAGAAATTGAACAAGTTAAAAGAGCAATGGAAATGGAAAAGTGCGGGCATTTTAAAGAGGAAATTGCCATTTGGGGCTCTTCTTTTGGAGCGGACGAGTTGGATGAGATTGTTGATCCACTAGAAAAAAACTTTCTTCGATGGTTTTTAATAACAAAAGTAAATCACAATGTTGACTTAGAGAAATATTTTATGATTTATAAAGTTGCTGATTCAAGCATAAAAGAAGGCTACAGAGACATATCTGTGTATGGCTTCTTCGATGTTAATCCTATGGTGACCTCAGCAGGAGTAAAATATCCCACAATTCAAATTGGTTTAAAAGGAAGAGAATATTTACTTCAAGAATACGTGAAATATAAGTTTGTGTAAAATGCACATTTGAAGGGGGGATATGAGATGGACTTTAACAAAAAGTTGATGTTTGAATATAAGAATTATAAAGGTGAAGTGAGTCTGAGACATGTGTATCCTCAAGGTATCCGCTATGGGTCTACAGAATGGCACCCAGAAGAACAGTGGTTACTTAAAGCTTGGGATTATGCTAAAGGAGAATATCGAGAGTTTGCAATGAAAGACATCTTAGAATTCATGTAAAATGTACCTTTTAAATAGAACATGAATAGGAGATGTTTACTATAAAATACGGTCAACAAGTATGGGGTAGTGTAGCAATCGATAAAAAAATATCAATCACTTCAAGTACCAATACGTTTGGATTTTGATGTTGATGGTAGATCTTACTCAATTACAATTCCTAATGGCACATATAGTACAAACCGCGAAAGACATGAGTCAGAGTTAATTCAGGTGATTATCACAGCATCCTCAAATCAAAACATTCCTGTAGAATTTAAATTGGGAGGGATGCATTACGATGAGAGGTATAATGTTCTAATTATAGAACACACAGATAAAGAAAAAGCGCATGTGTTAGATAATTTTACTGGTACCGCAAACGATATACTTTTTGGAAGTATTAAGTTTGACTTGAAGCCTAGAGACTAAGTAATGTGGGGACATATAGTAAAGTAGAAATAAATAAAACCAATAAGTAAAAATAAATAAATTATTGACATTATTAATTAAATGAATATAATGAAATATATAAAAGAAAAGAGGTGATTAAGATGAATCAGATTGTTAGTACATTGAGCTTGTCTGCGAATACTTCTCTGCTTTATTCTGATTATACATGCCATCGAAGGTGGGATAATAAAAATGAGTAAAGTGACCAACAAGTTACTGGATAATGTCGCAAAGCTTCGAGAATCATTAGATAGACTTAGCAAGAGTAATGAGAAATTAACCAATGCTCGTATCGGCCTAGAAAAGGCTCAAAGAGATAAGATCAATATGATTAATGAACGAATGAGACATATAAATATTAAGAAGTGGATTGAAAAAAATGGACGTAAGTGATGAATTGGCTGAAATACTCATTAATTGTTTTATATGTGATATAGACACAGAGCAAGAAAAGAAACTACATGAAGACGGATATGTAAAAAAGAAACTTAAACAGTACTTGGGGAAGAAGAATTTTGACAAGTATGATGAACTAAAAGAACAAATTTGGAAAGACGCTTGGCGAGAATTCGATAAAGTGGCATCAAACAAAAATACATAAAAGAGGACAACTTAATATGAATGATGAATTAAAAAGGTTTATCGTTGAAGACATGCTGCCTCGTGAAGTCGAAGCTTTGACTATTGCTGCTGATTCATTATATCTAAAGAGAGATAAAGATAGAGAGTATTTAGATGACTGGTGGCTCGTGGTTAGAGCATTGCTAGGAGTGAGAGTAGAAGAATTTAGAAACTGTCGGATTGTAAATGAATTATATAATTTTTTAAACCATAGACAGGAAAGTGAGGAGGCAAGGAAACATGAATTATGGTGTTAGAGATATTATTGAGCTACATGTGTTTGATGAGGCTGGGAATTTTGTTTCAACTATCAGTTCCTTAAAAAAGGGGAGCATAAGTGTAGTAAATAGAACGATCAGAGTTAAAGACGCTCTGTTGAATGGCGACATGCTCAAGTTTCTAAATAAATCGGAAGACACGAAGTCAGATTATGATAAGTTCTTTAGTAAAACTCAAAATTGTGAAACCATAGTTTTTAATCGTAGGGTTGTCAATTGTAAACTTATAGCTGAAGGTTTTTATAGAAAACAAGAAAATCAAGAAGATATTCTAGTACAATATGAAATACCAAAGTGCAGTATTGTAAGTGCTTATAACTTCAACCATTCTTATATTGGCGATGCAGATGAGTTTGATTATGTATTTGAAATAAAAGAGTTTAATGAAGAAGGCGATTTATTCAAGCTTCATATTGAGAAGTAATACATAGCATTTTAGATAAAACAGTTCTTTTACGTAGACAAAGGAGAGATAAAAGTTGGAGAAGATTGATATCAAAATTGAAAATAATAAGCTATTTATAAAGGCAGATAAAGAAATGTGTAGTTTGAAATATGGATACAGAGAATATTCTAACAAAGACTATGTAATCAAGATCGAAACGCAGTATAAAGAACATGAAGTAGAAGACTTAAAAAAAATTTATGAAATACAAGTTGAGAATTATATCGGCAAAAAAATGCGATCAAGTGGAGACGATCATCCATTAAATGCTGTTACTATTTTAAAATTAGAAAACCATCTAATTCAGCTACTAAGCGAAGAAATATTTAATGCATATAAAAAAGAAACAATTAATTATTTCTTGGAGTATCAATCATGCAACAAATTACTTGAAATCAACGATGAAGAAATGAAAGAATTCAAAAGTAATTGTAAAACAATCGAAACTATTGTAGAGAAGTTAAAGACAGGAAATTTGAATAGTCAATTAAATAGTATTTATGGAATGTCTATTAGTTCCCGTATCGACAAATTTGAAGAGATTTTAAATGATATGTATCAAGTCGTTAAACGATACGATACATTTATCTCATTGTCTAAAGATTTTGAAGGAATAGTTAAACAGGATTATAATTACATTTTGTTGTAGGGAGATGGTACATACGCAATTATTTTATAAAAGCGATTTATATAAGTTAGGCGAAGGAATAATTTCAGGTAAAAATGAAGATATAACAAAAGAAAATGCAAATCTAAACGGCGAGTCCTATAGTGGGAAGATGAATAGATTTGGTTCTGAATATAGTAAAATGTATGCACGAAATGTAGTATTACCTGAAAGTTTGGTAAAGGCAATAGATGAAGGATATGTCTATGTACATGATTTGGATCATTACGCAATTGGGACACACAACTGCTTATTTATTCCCTTTGATAAGTTATTGGCAAATGGATTCGAAGTTAGCGATAAAGGATCTGTAAGAACTCCAAACTCAATCATGACCGCGATGGCACAAGCAGCTATTATTTTTCAATGCCAACAAAACAGTCAGTATGGGGGTTGTGGAGCTTCAAAGTTTGACTGGGATTTAGCTCCATATGTAACTAAGTCATTTAAAAAGCACTTTAAAAAAGGACAAAAGTACTTTAATGAGTTTTATTCAGAAGTTGAAGATGACCAATTATATATAGACAATGTAGAACTTAGCAAGGTGTTTCCGAAATCTTATACATATGCAACCGAAGAAACTAAAATTGAAACATATCAAGCATCTGAGAGTTTGATTCATAATCTTAATACAATGGCATCTCGTGCTGGAGGACAAGTACCGTTTACCAGTGTAACCTTTGGTCTTTGCACTTCGACTGAAGGAAGATTGATTTCTGATTCACTACTAACAGCATCAATAAATGGATTAGGACACTCAGAAACAGCGATATTTCCGCAATTAATTTTTCAATGTAAAAAAGGAATCAACCAAGACGAATCTGATCCTAATTATGATTTATTCATGAAAGCACTTGAATGTTCAAGTAAACGACTCTTTCCGAATTTCGTTAACGTAGATGCTGACTTCAATCTTCAATATTACGACCCAAATAAACCAGATACAGCAATTGCAACGATGGGTTGCAGAACCCGTGTAATATCTAACCGTTTTGGAGAACCTTCTCAGTCTGGTCGAGGTAATCTTTCTTTTAATTCTGTTAACCTAACGAAACTAGGAATTGAGTATGGAATAGTTAATGGTCGTAAAGAAAGAGATATTGATGGATTTATGGACAAGCTAGATGAAGTTCTTGATGTAGCTCTCGAAGGTTTAGTTCATCGTTACAATATTCAATGTGAACAACCTGCGAAGGCAAGTGACTTTATGATGCAAAATGGTTCTTGGGTTGGTGGCGAGAAACTAAAGCCAAACGAGAAACTTGGTGATTTACTTCGTGTGGGTTCGATTAGTATTGGATTTGTGGGATTGGCTGAATGTCTTAAGGCGCTATTTGGAGTTCATCATGGTGAGAGTCCAAGTGCATGGAAAGCAGGATATAGCATCATTTCTTACATCAAGAATTTTTGCGATAAAAAGTCTGATGAATATGATATGAATATCACTTGTTTCGCTACTCCAGCAGAAAGCCTTGCGGGTAAGTTTGCGAAATTACTTCAAAATCAATACGGAAAAATTGAGGGTGTAACAGATAGAGATTATCTAACTAATTCTTTTCATGTACCAGTCTATTATGAGATTAAAGCATACGAAAAAATTGAGCGCGAAGCCCCTTTTCACAAATTAACTAACGCAGGACACATTTCTTATGTTGAATTGGACGGAAACGCAAGGAACAATCTGCAAGCATTTAAACGAATTGTTCAATATGCTTTGAATAAAAACATGGGATATTTCAGCGTTAATCATCCCATAGACAAATGTTTATCTTGTAATTTTGATGGAGTGATAAATAAAGAATGCCCTATTTGTGGAGAGAGCGATGAAGAAAATATCTCACGGATTCGCAGGGTTACAGGATATTTAGTCGGCAATCTGAATCGATTTAACTCAGCAAAAAGAGCGGAAGAAAAAGATAGATTAAAACATAAGTAATTATATGGGTGGGCGGTAGGGTATAAGGAGGTTGAAATGCGAGAAATCGAATGTTAATTGTATATGACTCACTTACAGGCAACGTAGAACGATTTGTAAAGAAACTAGGAATGAGAAATATTAAGATCGATGATGGCTTACTCATTGATGAACCTTTCGTTTTAATTACGTATACAACTGGATTTGGAGAAGTGCCCAAAAGAGTTGTAGATTTTGTTAAAAATAATGAGTATTATATGAAGGGCGTTATATCTAGTGGTAACCGTAACTGGGGTCTTAAGTTTGGCAAAGCAGCAGAAATTATATCACATGAATATTGTATTCCTTTGATTCACAAATTTGAACTCTCAGGTAACCAAATGGACATTGAAATTATAAACGAAAGGATTAAAAATATTTGAAATACTTAGAATTGAACAACCTAATTATGAAGAAAAAAGACGGATTCTTTGACCTTGAAAAAGATTATGAAGCAATCAAAGAGTTTGAAAAAGAAGTAATTAAAAATACAGTACATTTCAATAATAATGAAGAACGAATGAAGCATCTAATTGAGAATGACTATTACATAGATTTTTACGAACTTTATAGCAAAGATGAAATAAATAAGCTACATGAAATAGCTTATAGCTACAAATTTAAATTTGCTTCATATATGGCTATTCAAAAGTTTTATAACGATTATGCATTGAAGACAAACGATAAAAACAATTATCTTGAGGATATCGAGCAACACAATTGTGTGGTCGCAATGTATTTGGCACAAGGGCAGTATGAAGTGGCAGTGAACATTCTAAAAGGATTAATGGAGCAACGAATTCAACCTAGCACTCCTACGTATTTGAATGCTGGACGCAGCAGAAGAGGAGAAATGGTGTCTTGTTTCTTACTTGAGATGGATGATTCTTTAAACTCCATCAACTATGTACTTAATACTTGTATGCAGCTCTCTAAGATTGGTGGAGGTGTTGCAGTAAACCTTTCTAAGTTACGTGGACGAGGAGAACCAATTAAAGGTGTAGAAGGCGCAGCTAAAGGAATAAGTCCTGTTTTGAAGCTCATGGAAGATGCTTTTTCCTATGCTGATCAAATGGGGCAACGCAAAGGCTCAGGAGCAGGATACTATAATATCTTTGGATGGGATGTTCAAGAATTCTTGGATAGTAAAAAAATTAATGCTGATGAAAAGTCCCGACTTAAGACACTCTCTATCGGTCTCATAGTACCTCAAAAATTCTACGAACTTGCTGAGCAAGATAAACCTCTATATGTATTTGCACCATATTCAGTATACAAAGCTTATGGAATTCATCTTGATGACATGAATATGGATGAGATGTATGAAGAACTACTGAAGAATGAAGCGGTTAAAAAGAAGCGTCTAGATGCGAGAGATATGATCACTAAAATTGCTGTATCGCAACTTGAATCTGGCTATCCATACATAGTAAATAGAGATAACGCTAATAGTACACATGCTTTAAAAGGAATTGGAAATATAAAGATGTCAAATCTATGCACTGAAATTTTTCAGCTACAAGAAACTTCAGAAATTAATGATTATGGACAAGACGACATAATCCGTAAGGACATTAGCTGCAATTTGGCTTCATTGAACATTGTGAACGTTATGGAATCTAAAAACATCAAGGAGTCTGTATTCACAGGAATTTATGCAATCGACTCTGTGTCGAGATTGACCAACATCGGTAATGCTCCCGGTGTAAAATTAGCCAATGATGAATTGCATTCGATTGGACTTGGAGCAATGAACCTGCATGGATTTTTAGCGAAAAACCGTATTGCCTATGAAAGTAATGAAGCCATTGAATTCGTTAGAGCATTTTTTGCTGCTATGAATTTTTACTCTCTTGAAGCAAGTATGGAACTTTCTAAGAAGTATGGCTCATTTAAAGGGTTTGAACTTTCCGAATATGCAAACGGAAATTACTTTACAATGTACGAAAAAGAAGACTTCAATCCAGTCAATGAGAAGATCAAAAAGTTATTTGAAGGTATTAATCTCCCGACCAAAAAAGATTGGAATAGATTGAAAACGCAAGTTGCTGAATTTGGTTTGGCTAATGCATACAGACTCACAATTGCTCCAACGCAATCCATTAGTTACGTACAAAATTCAACGTCAAGTGTTATGCCAATCGTTGAACCTATAGAAACAAGAACTTACGCCAATTCAACAACATATTACCCTATGCCGTTTTTGGCACGAGATAACTTCTTCTTCTATAAGTCTGCATACAATATGGATATGTTTAAAATGATTGATTTGATTTCAGAAATTCAGAGACATATCGATCAAGGCGTATCAACAATATTGTATGTGAATAGTGATGTGTCCACAAAAGAATTGGGAAGGTACTATGTATATGCCAATAAGAAAGGTCTCAAATCTTTGTATTATACACGCACTAAAAAATTATCTGTAGAAGAATGTACAAGCTGTGCTATTTAAACGAACAGGAGAGTAACTAGATGACATTAAAAGCTGTAAATTGGAACAGAGAAGACGATGGGTTTACTCAGACATTTTGGAAGCAGAATATTGAACAATTTTGGACGGATGATGAGATTCCGCTATCCGATGACAAGATGAGCTGGGTCGATTTAATGCCGACTGAACAAGACGTATATAAAAGGGTATTGGGTGGTTTGACGTTACTTGATACTCTACAGGGAGGGGTAGGGATGCCCCAAATTTTAGAGCAAGTCGAAGGACTCCAACGAAAAGCAGTATTTGGTTTTATGGGTATGATGGAGCAAATCCATGCCAAATCATACAGCAGCATTTTTACCACATTGGCTACTAATGAAGAAATTGATGAAATTTTTGAATGGGTGGAACAAAATAAACATCTTCAACAAAAGGCTAAAACAATAAAGCAATACTACATTAATATTAGAACCAAAAGAGATTTTTATATGGCAATGGCTGCTTCTGTTCTTTTGGAAAGCTATTTGTTTTACAGTGGATTCTTCTATCCTCTGTACTTAGCTGGACAGGGTAAATTAACAGCCAGTGGAGAAATCATTGATCTTATTTTGCGTGACGAAGCCATTCACGGTCTATACACAGGTTTAATCGCTCAAGAAGTGTACGAATCAATGAACAAACGTGACAAGGATCGAGTAAGGGAGGAAGTGCTTGATCTCGTTGCTGAACTATACAAAAATGAAGCGGAATATACTGACGAGTTATATGCTGTTATTGGTCTTGAAGAGGAAGTTAAAAAGTATGTACGTTATAATGCGAATCGTGCCTTGCAGAATCTAGGCTTTGATAATTACTTTCCAGTAGAAGATATTAATCCAATTGTACAGAATGGTATCAGTACGAATACAAAGCAGCATGACTTCTTTTCGAAAAAAGGGAATGGCTATGTCAGAACAACAAATATTGAAAGAATGACAGACGCAGATTTCAAGTTTGATTTTAATAAGTAGAACTAAAAAAGATATATAAGGGAGCAATTAATACATATGACAACTAAAAATAGTCAACAAGTAAAACAACCATTTTATAATATCGGTGATAAAGTTTACATTAAGCCGCTTAAGGTAAAAGGTGTTGTTAAGGGGCAACTAAATGGTCTTGCTGTCGTTACATACTTCATAAAAGATAAAAGACGTACAAATAAGTTCGAAACGCAAATGCTCAGAAAATATAAGGATAAGCAGACTTCTACTAATGATGGATTTATTAATATTGATTTAAACGGAAACCTTCATCTTAAAAATGTAAAGATTCAAAATGATAGCCATTCTAGTGATTTCTTCAAGGTACGTGAATTCCAAAAGGCATTTAATTGCCCTGCTCCAGATGTGCCAACCGTACTGTCAGACAAATTAGCAATCAATCGTGCCTCTTTTATTCTTGAGGAAGTGATTGAGTTGTTGTATGCTACTGCTGGTAATAAAGAGAGGTTCGATAAGTTTTTTGCTGAATTAGTCCTGAACGCCGAGGAAACCTACGATAAACAGCTCACTAAGCCTTTTCCTGAAGATCGTCTAATTGGACAAATTGATGCTCTTACTGACATCAAGTATTTTGCTGAAGGTGGATTTGTTGAGACTTCTGTTATTCCAGATAGAATTTTTGATTTAGTACATCAAGCAAACATGTCTAAAATTTTCCCTGATGGTAAGCCACACTACAATGAAGTAGGTAAGGTAATTAAGCCTGAAGGCTGGGAAGCTCCAGAACCTAAGATTGAAGAAGAAGTAAAACGACAAATTAAGCTTGGTGCAAAACGGTTTAACTAGTATAATCTTGGGCGGTGGTAATTCCACTGCCTTTAAAATTGATCAAAAGGAGAATTTATATATGAACAAAATCGATGTACTAGACAAGGGTTATGTAAGATTGGTAGATGTAATGGGTTCAGATCTTACAGTGGCTAATGCTGCTCGTGTATCCTATGCAAAAGAGTCAAAAGAACTAACTGAAAAGGATATTAAGTTAATTAAATTTCTAGCGCGAGAAGATCATACAAGCCCTTTTAGACATGCATTTCTCCAGTTTGAAGTATATGCACCTCTTATGGTAGCTCGACAATGGTGGAAATATATCGTTGGCTCTGACCATACAATGGACGCATGGAACGAGTCTAGTCGCCGTTACATCACTGAAGAACCGAACTTTCATGTACCAGCATTTAATGAGTGGCGTTCTAAACCTGAAAACTCAAAGCAAGGCAGCGGAGATATTGTTAAATTTGAGCTTGGCGAAGAAGCTACATATCGACTTATTAAAACCATTGAGGATGCAGAAAGCAATTATGAGTGGGCCATTGAAAAAGGGATCTGTGCAGAACAAGCAAGACTGTTTCTCCCAGCGTATAGTATGTATGTGCGTTGGTATTGGTCTACATCACTCCAAGGAGTTTGCCATTTCCTAAACCAGAGACTTGAACATGACGCTCAAAAGGAAATCCAAGAATACGCAAAAGCAGTTATCGAATTGGCAAAAGAAAGATTCCCTGTTAGCATTGACGAATTAAATAAATAAAAATAATGAAATGCCTATATACAAAAATAATTAAATATGATAATATGAGTACAGGTTAAACGAAGCCTGTACTTTTTTTATTAGGAGGTTGATAGTTTGAAAGTTGCACACAAGAAAGGAAGTGAAGAGTACGCTCTTCTTCATAACAAACATTGCACCTACGATCATATTGGGATTAATGATGAGGTATGGTCGTCGAATATTCAAAGAAGATTTTTCTCAAATAAATTCAAAATTAAATAGAGAATCGATCTTCAATTCATTTTGTTTTACTATTATGGGCTTCTCGATTCTATCAAAATTATCTTCATTAGTGGTAGCACAGCAACCAGTAATACCACATATTCAAACACCAATTATGTATGTGTATGCCATAGCATTTAGTCCTGTTTTTGAAGAATTGATTTGTAGAAAGTATATATTTACAAAACTACATAAACACTACAACTTTTGGCTATCAGCAATTTTAAGTTCCATCGTTTTTGCAGTACCACACTTCAACGCAGTTAATTTTATAGGGTATGTGTTTATCGGAATTGTGTGGAGTTGGTATTATAAAAAGACAGATAACATTCTAGTACCAATATTCAGTCATCTATTATTTAATTACTTTGTTATTTTAATAATGTCTTTGAAAGGGTGAAACATATGAACTTATCAAGAGAAGCAGAAACATTATTGAGTTTGTGTTGGGTAGACAATGAACCGAGATCTACAACTTTCCTTGTTGGTGAAAAAATGATTTTTAATGGAATCGAGTTTAAGCCTAACGAAGAAACGTATAATGAATTATTGGAGTATCAGTCCAGCTCTCCAAGACCATATAAGATTGAGAAGTTTGGCAAGTTCGTTAATCTCACAGGAAGGAAGGTGAATTAAATTTGATTCAAAATATTATACATAAGATATTTTGGAGTAAAGCATTTGAGGAAATCAGAGAAGGACATAGGAAAATGTGCTATGAACTAGGCATTAAAGATGGTCAGGATGAATTTGATAAAAATAATAAATTCTATAAAGAGTTTGCTGAAGCAATTAACAATGAATCAACCATATTAAATTAAATAATACATAGGAGAACTAGTTGAATGAAAGTGAGTAACAGAGTTATTGAGCAGTTTAAAGTGTGTTGTCCAATTAGTTATTTAAAGTGTGATTCAATCACTGATGTTGAATACAAAATTAAAAGGGCAGTTACATTGGGAACCAAGTTTGCTGAATATGGAGAGACTAAGCACATACAGTATTATCACCTTCAGTTTACAGTGCAGAATGGAAAAGTAATTGATCTGACTAAGAATTATGATAGATACATAGATGTACGTGAGAATGTCAAAAAAGCATATGATCGACTCGAAGGAAAGTTGCTAGTATAACTCTTTGTAAAAGCCGTCTTTTATCAAAATAGATAGTACAGACAACAATGGATTGAGAACACTAACTAATACATATAGAATAAAATAAATATATCGGAGGATAAATATTATGAGAAAAGTGATTTTAGGAGCAAATAAAGAAATGATCGGGATGTATGTGGATCAAGTGTTAGAAAAATATGATGACAGTTTAATGGTCTTGGCTCCACCTTCAGGGACGATTAGCACTTATGCACCATCCAAGAAAGGAAAGAACAAGGGCTATTATCGAATCAAACTTGAAGTTTGGATTCCTGAAGATGCAATTAAGGGTGAGGACGCACTAAATGATTTTGGTGCATCTATTTTAATGAGACTACCCAAAGATAGAGTTGCTGACCATTTGAAGTAAACTATGCAAACAAATAAGGAGATAATTCAATGAAAAGCAGTGCGGATTGTGAACTGATTAGTGTTTCACTTAGTAGTGAAAATTATTTTGGCAAAGATGATGAACTTAATGGAAGTGCAAAAATTAAAGTTGATATCTCGATGGGGAAATTATTTGGAAAAACATTGGAGTGTTCAGAAACAGAATATATCAGTCTGTCAATGTTCTCTAAAGGAACTCAACAAAAAGCAATAGAATTATTTGAACAAATTAAAATAGAAATTAAGAACGAGATAAAAATCTAATTTTATCAAAATATATAGGAGGATATAATATATGACACAAATATTGACACGGGAGCAAGTGTTGACGATGGAACCAGCGGAAATCGACCGTCATATTCACACGATATTGTTTAATGGTGAAGATTTAACAGGATTTAAGTATAAACATGTAACCTATACAATACCCGACAGGCGCGTTTTTGTTAAAGAAATTGATACAGGCGTGATATGGAGAGAATGTCTAGCTTATTCCCTAGAGATATCATCTGCATGGGAAGCAGAAAAGAAGATCAAGGAACTGAGATTACAGGCTAAATATTGCATAGCATTAAAACAGATTGTTATTGGTACAGGCGAATATGTAGGAATGTTTGATTATATCCACGCAACACCTGAACAACGTTGCAAAGCCGCGTTATTGGCTGTACTGGACATATAGGAGGAAGTTGAAAATGAACAATAAACATCGTGGCAAGCACATTGAAACAGATGAGTGGATCTACGGCTACTTAATCGGTGACGATGTAATCGTTGGAGATATTGTTGTATGGGATGATCAATATTTCTGTACAGAATATTGGTATAAGGTTGATCCAGATACGGTTGGACGGAACATTGGTAAAATTAGCATCGAAAATGACGAGGAATTATATGAGGGAGATATTCTTGCACCAACTCTGGCTTATAAAGAACATGAAGTAAAAATTATTTGCTACGACAGAAATCAATCAAAATACAAAGCAGTACCATTGAGTATGTATTTGATTAACGCAGGCAATGGTGGGTGGACAGGTTATGATATAGAATGGCTTCCACATAAGATTGGCAACATTCACGACAATCCTGAACTATTGGAGGTATGAAAATGAAATTGTTTAGAGTGGATAATAAATATACTAGTTACGGGTTAAACAGCTACTTAGTAATCGCAAAGACAGAGCAAGAAGCCATAGAAATGGCAGGGGCTAAACTTAGGAAATATGCTCTTGATACTAACTTTACTATTAATGAATTGGCCTACAGACAAGTTGGAATACAAATAAATAATATTTTTGAACATATCGGTCAAGCTAGTTATTTGTCATACTTTACAGCTACATGTCTGACTGAAGATGTTGCCCATAAGCAAACAATAAAAATTTAATGTGGGAGACATGAAAATGAAAGAGAAATATTCTTTTAAATTTACAGGTTATCCAAGTGGAGATCACGAAGCATATTGTTTTGATGTTTGTAAGTCAGATTATAGACATACCACATCGAATGAGCCAGATAAAGTATTTGATAAATCATGTTTTCATAAAGGTTACTATAGATTGTATCCAGACGATTTGTTGTTAGGAATAGCTGAACAACACAAGAAATATAAATTTGAGATTATCATTAAAGTCAAAGAGGAAAGGGTAGATAATCAATGAACTACTTAGAAGTTACTATGCGTGGATTGTCCAATATGCTCTACAATATCTCGCAAAACCCAAGTAAAGAGAACTGCAATGTCATGTTGGACAGCATTAAGAGAACACTTGCCGATTATAATGAAGCAGGTGGGAATATCAATATTAAAGATTTTAGGGAGAAGGGGCAATGAACCAAATGTTTAAAAAAGAAGAAGTGGAATTTTATTTGAATTTACATGATGGTGTAACAAATAAGATTTATGACATCATTCAATTACATAGTTCAATTGATAATAAATATTATGAAGTCAATGAAATACAATATAAAAATAACGTCATCATAGTGGATGTTGAATATTATAAATATGGAGATCTTGAGTACGATAGCATACATATTGATCCGCGAATGCTGTACGACGATGAGTTCTTTAATGAACTCAAGAATGAGTCTGAGCAAGTTGAGAACGAGCGATCAAATCAAATTAAAACTAAAGAGCAGCACAGAATAAAGGAAGAATTAGAAAAGGCGCGCCAGTTAATTGCTAAGTATGAACAACAATAAGATAAAAGTCTAGTTTGATCAGAAACAATGAAAGGGCGAAAGAATGGAAGTATTTATGGGTGGGACTATTATGGTGAATACAGAAAAGAGAAGCGTTGTGTCTGGAAGTTATGTAGTATCTTTTCATCCAAAAATGTCGGGTAAAAATATCACTACAATTGATGGTAAATGTTACATAGATGGATATGAGTTAGTTGAGGTAAATGGAAAAGAACTTTTTGGTCGCTATGGCACAGAATATTTTAATGAAGATGATCAAATACCTGTTTTATTTAGAGTAAGAGTTTCTGATTGTGCGAATTAAGTAGTTATTAAATAAAATGGAATATATTCCATAAGAAGAGGGGATGCAAGTGAATAAAATAGAAAGTCTAATTAATGATTTCATGAAGAGTATCTTTCACGATGAGATAGTTATTGCTAATTTTAGTGAAGAGAGCAGAGATATTGAATTCACATTGATTAACAAACTCTTTGAAGACGAAACGTATGTGTTGATAGATACTTACTGTCAGGATGAAAACGAGCTTGTCGAATATCTATCTAAATATTTCTTTGATAATTTTAAGGAGTATCTTGAGGATCTGCGTAAATCAGCGGATTTGGTATTATGCGATGAACCAGACGAAATGGAGTATGAAAATTGTTATCCCTCAATTGATGGTATTGCTTATAGTATGGGGTTTGACATTGACGATGATGGACATTGGACTGAACGTTCAAATGATGATTTTGAATGGTGGAGCTATGACAATTGTGGCCCACACACTTACTATGAAGAAATAGATGGTGACAATGTTTATGAATATGAAGATCACATATTTTTCAAAATACGCCGAATAATCAATAGGGCAGATTACGAGAAAAAAATTATGCCATTTTCAGACCATGAATACAGCGATGATCCGTTTGAAATGAAACCACGACAGAATTTGCAGAACAATTTGTGAAATTCTACTGGAGGAAGATGAATGAGTAAATATGAATTAAGTTTATCAAAAGATTATGTTCCTGATTGGACAGTTGTCGATGCTGTACGTGAATTGTTTCAAAATGCACTCGATCAACAAACTACATCAAACGATAATAAAATGTTCTTCGAATACGAGAATGAAACTCGAAAGCTGTGCATTGGAAACAAGTCGTCTATCCTTAATGTGAAAACTCTTCTGCTTGGCTCTTCAACCAAACGTGACGATCCCAATACAATTGGTCAATTTGGAGAAGGATATAAAATTGCCACACTAGTATTGACCCGACTAAATAAACCAGTGACCTTTTATAACTATGGTGCAAAAGAAGTTTGGAAGCCGAGATTTGTTAATAGTCGTCGTTATGGGGAAGATATCTTAACCTTTTTCGTCGATAAGAAATACCCTTGGGACAAAGTACCTGATAACAATCTAACTATTGTTATTGAGAATATCACAAATCAAGAATATCAAGATATTGTTGAGTCTAATCTTCATTTGCAAGATGTTGGGGAAATTATTGAAAGCAGCTTTGGTCGAATACTTGAAGAAGAAAGATATAAAGGTAAAGTGTTTGTTAATGGATTGTTTGTATGTAACTACAGTGAGTATACGCAAGGATATGATTTTAAGCCTGAGTACATAAAGATTGATAGGGATAGAAAATTGGCTGACTCGTTTGAATTGAAATGGCTATCTTCTAGGATGTTGAGCGGTGTTAATTCTAATAAGACTGTGGACATGATTAAAAATAGTTCTCCAGATGTTCAATATATTACAAGTGCCTATACAACAAATGCAGACAATAGGCTAAGAGAGATCGTAGATAATGTATATGATGATTTTAGAAATGAACATGGCGAGAATGCTGTTCCTGTTTCAAATCAAGAAGAATATACAGAAGTATCAAAATCGGCAAAATATAGACCAGTTTATGTTTCATCGTCACATGCAATTGCAATTAAAACAAGTTACAAATATGTGAAGCCTGTTCTAGAACCAGATAAGAAAGAGTCGGTAAATAAAAGACTCGTTACATGGTTAGACAGTCACAAACAAAGCTTATCTAAAAAAGCAATTAGACAATTAGAAGAGATTATTGAAGACGTTGTTGAATAGTAAAACAAAAAATACTTATAAGGGAGATATTAAAATGACAATTGAACAAAGTACAAAAAATGCTATTAACGAAAAGTTGCAGGATGGAACGATAGAGAAACTGTTGACTGATAATTTTGAAAAAGGAGTAAATGAAGCATTTAAGAGCTTGTTCAGTCCATATGGAGATATCACCAAAATCATTCAAAAGAAAATTGAATCGGTGATGATTCCCTATCTTGAAGGATATGATTATTCAAAATATATTGTAAAACTGAATGATGTTTTAATTGATATTCTAAAGAATACAACATTTGACAATAAGAATGTTTTAGAAAATTTCAAATCATTGATGACATCTGAAGAAAGACAAAAAACAATTAATGTTTCAGAGTTATTCGAGAAATGGACTAAATATGTATCAAAAAATGTAAGTACAGATGGTCTTGAAGTTATCACAGACGATGGAGTTTACTATCAATACTTAGATGTTAAATTTGAAGTGGAATACGAAGACAGTAAGAGTTGGGATCATTACGATTATGCTAAACTAACTTTCGAGTGTGAACAAGATGAAGACATGAATTTCACTATTAGAATGAACCGTTGGAAGAAAACTTCAGGTAAGGGTTGGGATATCGAGTACAATAGATCGCCTGAACTCAAGTCTCTAAGATATTTAAACGAATTTGAGGTGTTAATTATGAAATTGTCGCAGAGTTACACTGAACTGATTATTGATGAGGAATATGGGGATGACTCGGTACGACCTGAAGCAGAACCAGAAGCAACATTTAGCTAATACATATTGCTGTAAAACACTTGTTTTATAGAAAGGAGAGTAAATTTTGAAGTGGTTGGTTTGGTCAATTAAGTCTTGGTCATGTGAGCACGAATGGAAATATGACGAAAGCATTTTTAAAACATATCATCCAGATTACAATTTTACAACGTCCAAGACTAGAGTTTCAGCAACATGTACTAAATGTGGATGGCATCGTAAATATGATAAATTCTAAATATTATAAAAAGAGGGGTAATACATATCAGAACATTAGCAGTTAGTGATCCGCATGGATGTAATGACGAATTTAATTCATTATTGAAAAAAGTAAAGTACAATCCTTCTCATGACAAACTCATTCTACTTGGAGATTATGTTGATCGAGGACAAAAGAGTAGACAGATGGTTGAACAAGTAATGCAGCTTCATAATGAATGGGGTGTAATTGCTCTTAAGGGAAATCATGACGATATGTTTGTGGCTGCAATAAATAATGATATTGAAGAATTAGATGCCCAATGGCTTAATAATGGTGGATTTCAAACTATAGAGAGTTATTGTGGGATTAGTTTTTTTGAAGAAGGATTCGAATGGGAGCAATACATAAAAGCAAAAGAGTTCATTAGGAAGCACTATCAGAACCACATTGATTTCTTGGGGTCACTGCCTTTGTATTATGAAACAGAAAGTCACATATTTGTTCACGCTGGAGTTAATCCATTTTATGAAGACTGGCGAAATCAGCCTGAGAGCGACTTCATTTGGATTAGAGATATATTCTTTAACAACAAAACAGGCTTAAATAAAACTGTTGTTTTTGGTCATACACCCTGTATCCATTTGCACGAATCTGAGGACATTTGGTTTGATCCTACGGGTGATAAGATCGCCATTGATGGAGCCTGTGCATATGGATTACAAATGAACCTGCTTGAAATTACTGAAGAAGGAACATACATAGAAAATTGTGTGCGTAGAGGCGAAATACATGATTAACAAGAGTCTAAATTATAAAAGAGATCCTAGCTTGAACAATGAAGAGACGATTAAAGAGGCAAAGCTAACAAACAATAAAGAACTTAGGGATAAGATTATAAATAATAATATTCCATTTGTTAAAAGCCTAGCTGACCGTTGGTATAAACGAGGAGTCCCAGAAGAGTTTGATGATCTAGTGGGTATGGGAATGGTAGCACTAATGAAGGCTTACAATACATATGACACGAACAAGAATATTAAATTTACTTCATATCTTGGAAAAGTAGTATGGAAAGAATTTATGGCACATTCCAGATATAAAAGCATGAAATGCCGTAGCAAGTACTCCAGTATTAGCTTCAACGAAACACTTCATAAATCAAAAGGCACAGACGAAGAAAAGCTACTTGCTGAAGTTATTTCAAATGATAGTCACCTAGATTATCTGACAGTAGAGGATGAAATGTTCAATACGCATTTAGTTGAACAAATGGATACATTGTTGGCGAAGAAGGAGAGAATCGTTGCTGACAAGTACTTTTTCGAAGGCAAAAGCATATCGGAAATAGGAGTTGAACTTGGCGTGTCACGTCAGGCAGCGCATCAAGCTTTTCAAAGAACAATAAAACGACTGAAACCAATCTATACTAATTGGGAAGTGGTTTAATCTGAACAGAAAACAACTTTTAACTTTCACTATTAACTTATTAACTATAATGACTGCTTGCTGTCTAGTAGGTGCAATTTATGGTCTGATTTATCCCCAAACTACAACCCCTTGGTTTTGGTTTGGATTCTCTGGAGTTTGTTTATTAGGTGTTGTTTTAGATTATTTAGACTATCGAAAATTGAAGTAAAACTCATATTTTATAAAGGAGACAGCTATTTTGTGGATAAAGGTTTATACAGATATACAAAAAAACTAATTAAACAAGCTTTTCCTAAATACAAAAGAATTCAAGTGGGCGCTACACTAACCGAAGTGTTAATAGACAGAGGTGCCAGTTACACAAAAATTCCTTTAGTGAAATTCACAGTTGTATGCAATTCATATGGTCTCTTTACGACAAATGATCATCAAATAAATGTAGCTGTCGATCAACTGACGAACAAGGTCTATTGGAATTTTGAGAGACTATAGATAGTTTGATAGATGGAGGAGACACGATATGAATAAGAAAAAACTCGAAGAACTGTTTTATTCTAAAGAGATGGAACAGATTAGGCTTGATTATTATAATAATGCGTATAATCAGGGAAAGTTCGATGAAACATTGAAGAAAATGAATCCTGAAACATTGATCAATATGCACGATGGAGACTTTGAAGTCTGGAAAGGTAAGGTGTGGTATTCAGATAAAGATCAGTACAACATTTCAGTTGAGGGTTACATGGGGTTTGAAACTATTCAGCAAGGCATTGAGTTATACGAAATGTTTAATGCAGAACTATTGAGATACATAGAACAAAACGGTGGTCTGAAAGGTAGGCACGAGTGGAAGAAGGTATATCATACTAGAGCAGTCGAGATATCAAACGAACATGATAGTTACTGGATTTTTCTTGATGGATACAAATCTGAAGAGATTAGTGACCTTTATTGGTATATGTGTGATGTAATTGAGCAACTGAAACGGCTAAACAAAAATTTAAATATAACTAAAATTATGAAAGAGGTAGCATATGAAAATAGTACTCGATTTACTAACTGACAACTACAACTCATATTCATCAGAAACAATTGATTTTGAATCTTACAGTGATTCTTCGGAAGTGGAGATAAGGTTGGGAGACAGAGTGGTTGGTATTGATAAGCAAGAATTAATTAAGTCAATTGAAGCACTATGTAAGTAAAAGATGCATTTTATGAGGAGATGACATAATGGATTTTACTATGGATAACTTTATTAATGAAACAAAACAAAGAGATAATTATATTAAAGAACTTAAAAATTGCGTACACAAAGATGGTGATGGTTTCCCAAATATCTATGTAGATCGGGTTTGGGGGATCATTGATGGTTTGGATTCTAAAATGAAAGACCGATTGCTGTTTTGGTTTATAACTGAACACCTGACAATAATTAATGATTGATTAAAGGCAATTCTAAACAAGAAAGAAGGGATAAGGTGACAATTTGGTATACAAGCGATACACATTTTAGCCATAAAAACATTCTTCAGCATGAGAATAGACCATTCGGTTCTATTGAACAGATGGATGAAGCCCTGATTGATAATTGGAATCGTCACATTAACAAAGATGATACTGTGTATCATTTAGGCGATTTTGTATTTGGCGGTATTTCAAAATGGGAAAATATCATTCCACGACTCAAAGGCAAGATTCATTTAGTAGTGGGAAACCACGATAACGATAAAGTATTGAAGAAGATTCCTCATTATTTTGAATCAATTGAAAACATAATTGTTAAGAAAATTGATAAGCAGCATTTGTTTTTGTTCCATTATCCCATAGAGGTTGGATTAACTCCAAATGCTTATTCAATACATGGTCATATCCACTCACGTCCTTCTAATATGATTAATCAATTAAATGTAGGTGTAGACAGCGATTTTACTAAAGAGAAGGTTGGTTTTGGAAACCCGATTCCTGAAGATGTTATTCTACGCGAACTATTGATTAGAAAAGAAGTTGTATTGCAACTTAGAGGCAGTAGTAGAGGTGATCAACATAGAGATAAATAAATACATGGAAATTATTAACAATAAAAAGGACATAAAGTTAATTACAGATGAACAGTACGCAAAATACATAAGCAAGCTATGGCAATGGCAAATAAACAGCAGTACAGAATATTATCAATCGGAGGATGATCATTTTTGATGATCAATAATACATATGAAATTTTTAAATCAAGATGATATTTTTCAAATTTTAAGAAAATCACTTAAGAAGCATTATGGCAATTTTAGAAGCGAGCCTAAGATTGAAATTGATGTTGATGTAATGGCTAGTAAATATGATTTTTATTCGAGAAAAATTAGTTTTAGTGGAAAGATTGTATCTTTTAAATATAATGAGGAAATCTATAAGAGAAGACTTACTTTGAAAGAAATTGAGGGAATGATTAAATTAGAGTTAGGTGGAGAAGTAAATGTTGCAGCATACATAAATGAGATTGAAGAAGTCTTAACAAGAGATAGTTACAATAAACACACTGTTTTAGTGGCTACAGTGACAAACGAAGAACTTTCTTTAGATAAAGATTGCACCATGACTTTAATCGATATGGCAATCGACATGAACGACAAAGAGTGGTTTATCGAGCTATCAAATAGATATAAGCAATTATAGTAAAACATGAAAAAGAAAACTTAATGTTTATAAGGGTTTTATGAATCAATAATCTACGTAAAATCCTGATTTTATCAGTTTTAAAATATAAAAATAATTAAATATATACAAGAATAAAAAGCCGTGATATAATTATCTTATAGAATGTATTACATTGTATGACACTGATGGTCACTATCATACTTTGATACTCATTGTATTTGGAGGTAATATCATGGCTTTAAATGTAGTGAAAAATTTAAGCGTGATTGATCTTGGGTTCAGCTATACCAAGGGAAAGACGGGCAATATAATGTACCTTCAGCCCTCAATCTCTGGCGATGTTCAACCAATGTTCGAAGAAAACATTAAACCAAATGATTTTTTCTATAATGAAGAATTATTCGTGGGGAATCTTGCACTAAGGCACAGTGAGATTAAATATTTCACGCTAAAAAATAATAAGAGTGAAGCGATGACTTCCGATGTCTTATTGAAAACTGGTTTAGGATATTTAAACAAAAACAATCCATTTAATATGGTAACCGGATTGCCTGTTTTATTTTACTTTAATCAAAAAAACGATATGGAAAAGATGTTGGACAGAATTAACACAGAAAATGCTTATAGTCTCAAAAAAGGCAGGGGAAATTATTCGGAGGTTAAACTCTCTATAAATAAATATAAACTTGTTCCACAGGGATATGGCATAGCAATGGATTATCTACTAGATAGTAAAGGAAAGATTCAAAAAGTACATATCGCAAATAAGAAGATATTGGTGGTTGATTTAGGATTCTACACTCTAAATTTTTTGGGACTAGATAGATTAGAAATCATGAAAGAGTCAACAAGCTTATTGCTGGGAGTAGAAAAAGCATATCAGTTATTGCGTAAGTACCTAATGAATACTATAGGTAAGGCTCCAGCTATTTATGAACTGGACAAGCATGTGATAAGTGGAATATATGAAGGTAGAAATATAAAACCTTTAATAGCAAAAGCGTTTAGGTCATTAGCGATCCAAATTCAAAATGAAGTTGAAGGGTTAAACATAGATTTTGATCATTATTTAATTGGTGGAGGTGCAGCACATCAGATTTTTAACATGCTTGATTTTCACAATAAGATACTTTTCGATCAGCTTGCACAAATAAGAGGGTATGAAAAAATTGGAGTTAGAGCATGGGGAAGAAATTGATTAGTGCAAGACTCAGAAACGGAAAAGACGATGATCTCAAAAAGGCACTGAGTAAACTTCCTGTATATTACGATGAGAGCGACATCGTAAGAGAAGCGCTAAGACAGTTTTTATTCGGACACAAGGGAAGAAAACCTAAAATATTGGGGAGCAAAGTTGCAATTGATGATGAAGATGTCATGGACACTAACATATTATTAGAAGAAGATGATTCTATTTCACAATCAGATCTTGATAAAAGTTTGGATGATTTTATCGGGATTTAGTAGACCTTGGTCTACTAATACATAAAAAAATATTTAATAAGGAGTATTTAATGAGTACAAATTACAATGTATATATGTTTTTGAATTCAAATTCTGAAGTAATCTATATTGGAAAGACAAAGCAAATCATTGAGAGAATGGAAGCTCAACATTTTACTAAGTCGGGTCATTGCCCAACGTCCTGTTACTTGGAGACATCAGAAATATGGCATGCAAATACAAAAAGTGAATCAGAAATGGCTATTTATGAAATATATTTAATAAACAAATATAAGCCTAAATATAATAAATCACTTTTATATAGAGACGAAGATAACTCTGAGAATCACCTTTTGCCAGATTTAAGTTGGAGTAAATACAAGAAAGAAATTTTAATTGAAACTTCAAAAAAGGAAACAAAAAAATCAAAAGAAGTTGCGGCTAAGGCAAGACTAAGACCGGGAAAAGATGACGATCTAATTGAAGCATGGAACAATATTCCTGCACACAATGATAAATCCGATGTAGTTAGAGAGGCGTTACGGTTATTATTCTTCGGCAAAGCAAATCCTTCTGACATTGATCAAAGCATTTCATAGAAGAATCAAAACAGAATCTATAAAATAATCGCGGGGAAGGTAATAGAATATTTAAAGAAGTGAATAGTTCCATTTTAAAAGTGCACTTCGATCTACAATGCACAATTTAAGGGAAGTCACAAGGATTAAAGTAAATTAAAAGTTGAATATCTGAAGTTCTTAGTGAATAAGTGTTATGTTAATGGCGTTAAATATTTGAACAAACATACCTGCATGTTGTAGACCATATTAGGCATATACTGTCACAACGAGAGGTGATTACTGTGGATGAAAGCTCTAGAAGGATTACTGTTAATGAATCAAGAATTAATGTTGTCTTTAAAAGTCAAGAGGCTTATGAAACAATTTCGGAGCAAAATGAAGAAGTTCCATTAACCAGTAATCATTACGAATCCGCAGCAGACATATTTAAGGATTTAGACGACATGATTGGACTTGAAAAGGTAAAAGAACTTGTGTACGAAATTTATGCATTGATACAGGTACAAAAACTTAGAAGTGAAGAAGGTCTTAAAAGTAGTAATCAGGTATACCATATGATATTCAAAGGGAATCCCGGTACAGGGAAGACGACAGTGGCAAGAATAGCTTCTAAATTGCTAAACAGAATGGGTATCCTTAGTAAAGGTCATCTAATTGAAGTAGAGCGAGCAGACTTAGTTGGAGAATACATTGGTCACACCGCACAAAAAACACGAGATCTTGTTAAGAAGGCTATGGGAGGTATTCTTTTTATTGATGAAGCCTACAGTTTGGCTAGAGGAGGAGATAAAGATTTTGGAAAGGAAGCTATAGACTGTCTTGTAAAAGTCATGGAGGATAGAAGCGATGATTTAATAATTATCCTTGCTGGATATCCAGATGAGATGGGGATGTTTCTTAGAACAAATACAGGTCTTCCATCCCGGTTTCCAATACAAATAGATTTTCAGGATTACACAACAGATGAACTAATGTTAATTGCAGTAAAGATGGCATATGAAAAAGACTACAACATTACCTCTGATGCACTGATAAAGCTAAGAGAAATAATCCAGATTGAGAAAGACTCAAGAAGTAATTTTAGTAATGCACGTTATGTTCGTAATGTGATTGAAAAAGCGATTCGACACCAAGCTGTCAGAATAATGAGTAGACGTGTGAAGATTTCTAAGCAAAATTTAATGGATATTTTGCCACGAGATATATCAAATTCAAATGTTGAAATGAATAAAAGAGAATCTATCATATTGCCATAAATTAAATTGTATTTGTCCATAAAGAACAATCATACTTAATTAACTTAGCTAGAAATCCATCGATTGTTCTTTATGAAGCCTCATAAATATTTAAGGGGGTGAGAGGTGCAAAGTATTCATATTAGATTTTATTAAAATCAATATTTTATAAAGAAGGGCGATGCCAATTTGAAATTTAGTGATATTTCCCCCGATGGAATTCCATTTGAGAAATTAGATGTTGAAATGAAAGAAATCATAAAAATACTTAATTTGGATTATGGAATAAAAACAAAGTACTGCTGCTTTGGACACGAAGATAGGGCTATCATGTACATTATGTTTCATGAAGAAATGAATGATCTAATAGAAGAACTGGCTTTCAAGATATCGGAGCACACAGAAGGAAAAGATTTTGGATTTCATTGCTGGATAAGAAAAGGTAAAAAGGTAGAAAAAAATTGGATCTGTAAAACTAATGGAGCTAAAAGCCAGAATGAGCGCTACCGAATTCTTCAAAAATTTATTGAAGTTTTGAAGAATAGTGTCGTGATCGATGTAAAGGAGTGTGTTGATTAATTTGTGTGAAAAGTGTAATTCGATTTTGCTCCATAATCATGTCGATAGGGGTTCAAACTTAAGGCTTAGAGATACAACAAATCGAGTGGAAGAGCTGATACAAACAGCTTATGATATGGGACATAAGGGAGTTGCTATAACAGATCATGAATCCATCTCAGCTCATGTTAAAGCAATTCAAGCAACAGAAAAACTAAAGCAAGAAGGCAAGATACATAAAGAATTTAAGCTAATATTAGGTAATGAAATTTATTTGGTGGAGAGCCTTGCAGAAGTAAGAGATAACTATAAATCTGGAGTTACTAAATTTCCGCATTTTTTGTTATTAGCTAAAGATGAAATTGGTCATGAACAGCTTCGCTATATGAGCTCAAAGGCTTGGTCTGATTCATTTTTCACAGGCCCAATGTTAAGAACACCAACAGAACGCAGCTTTTTACGATCAGTTATAAAAGAAAATCCAGGACATTTGATTGCTTCGTCTGCATGTTTAGGTTCACCTCATTGCATATACCTTTTGGAAATGAAATCACATTTAGAAAATAACAATAGAGAAGAAGCAAAAAAAAGCTATAAAAAAGTATGTGATTTTACAAATTGGTGTATCGAAGTATTCGGAAAAGAAAATTTTTATTTAGAGCTGCAACCTGCCTACAGTGAGGAACAGATTTATTGCAACAAGCAATTGCTTCTATTGGCTGATAAATTTGATCTTAAATACATAGTAACAACAGATAGTCATTATCTGCGTCCTGAAGATCGAATTGTACATAAAGCATTTCTGAATGCAAAAGAAGGAGAACGGGAAGTTGATTCATTTTATGAGGCAACCTTTGTACAAAATCACGAGGAGATAAATGCTCGCTTAAGTTATCTAAGTCACGATGTGATAATGAAAGCATTAAACAATACAATAGAAGTCGGTAACAAGATTAAAGATTATACTATTTTAAACCCAACGATTATCCCTAAAATCGATCTTCCAAACTTCGAAATTAGTGGATTATTTCGTTCAATTTATTCTCAGTATGAATATATAGATAAAATGGCTCACTCGAATAATAGTCAAGATAGATACATAGTAAAATTAATAGAGGATGGATTTAGAGAGTATCTTCCATACAACACCTACTCGAAAGAAAAATTGCATGAAGTAGCCGCTAGAATTAACACTGAATTAGGTGAACTATGGAAGATATCTGAGAAAATGAATCAATCAGTAGCAAGTTACTACATTACAGTTCGAGAAATTGTAAATGTTATTTGGGATGATGAGTGTGGGAATAGTTTGGTTGGCCCATCTCGTGGCTCTTCTGCTGGGTACTTAATTTGCTTCCTCTTGGGAATTACTCAAGTCAATCCTTTAGAGTATGGCATCGAAATGCCGCATTGGAGACACTTGACAGCAGAGAGACCCGAATTTCCAGATATTGATATCGATACTGAAGCAGCAAAACGGAATCAGATCTTCAGACAACTAAAGAAGTACTTTGGTGAAAACCAAGTTCTACAGGTTTGCACATTTGGTACAGAAGCATCAAAATCTGCTGTACAAACAGCAGCTAGAGGGTTAGGGATTGATAATGATACGGCTATGTATGTATCTGGACTAATTCCTTTTGAAAGAGGCAGCAGTTGGACGTTATCAGATTGTGTTACTGGAAATGAAGAAAAAGAACGTAAGCCAGTTAAAGAGTTTGTTACTGAAATAAATAAATTTGATAATTGGCTCAATGTGGCAATGAAAATTGAGGGACTAGTAAACAAAAGAAGTATTCATGCTAGTGGTGTAATAGTTTTCAATGAAGAATATTATAAAACTAATGCTATGATGACTGCTCCCAATGGTACTCATGTAACGCAACTTAGCCTAGAAGACTGTGAAGCCGTATCAAATATGAAATTTGACTTGTTGACAATTGAGGGTTTGGATAAGATCCGTGTAGCAATGGATTTTTTAATTAAAGAAAATCTTATGGAATGGCAAGGGTCAATTCGCAAAACTTATAACAAGTACCTGCATCCCAATATAATTGACATAAAGAGCCAAGAAATATATGACCTAATTGGTTCGGATAGTATAACTGATCTTTTTCAGTTTTCCACAGAAATAGGAATACAAACCGTAAAAAGAACTAAACCATCTAATCTAATCGAACTAGCTGCTGCAAACTCACTTATGCGTCTTATGGGTGACCATAACAGCGAAACACCAATTGATAGCTTTATCAGATTTAAAAAGGATATTAATGAATGGTACAAGGAATTGCACGAGAATTTTTTAAACGAAGAAGAAATAGAGACCATGAAGAATCATTTACTTGCATTGAATGGAGTAGCAGACACACAAGAGTCTATAATGCTTCTTTCAATGGATAAAAAAGTGGCAGGATTTACAATTCAAGAAGCAAATAAGCTCAGGAAAATTATTGCAAAGAAAAAAGCAAATGAAATCGAAGACATAAAGAATAAATTTTATGAAAAAGGATTGGAGTTGAAAAATAGAAAAGAGATCCTAGATTACGTCTGGAATAAACAAATAGTTAGACAGTTAGGATATTCTTTCTCTGTATTACATACCTTGGCTTATTCAATTATCGCGTTGCAGGAAGCTAACTTGAATAATATTTACGATCCTATTTATTGGAGAACAGCTTGTTTAACTGTAAACTCTGCTTCCATTCACGATGAAGATGGAGATGAAGATACTAAAACACAATCCACAAACTACGGGAAAATTGCTTCTGCAATTGGGAACATGCAGAGCCGTGGCGTAAAAATAGGTCTTCCTGATATAAGCAAAGCCGATTATGGATTTATTCCCGATACAGAGTTTAATCAAATTGTTTTTGGACTAAAAGGAATCAATGGCATTGGTGATGATGTTGTTCAGAACATTATTAAACATAGACCATATAAATCTTTTGATGATTTTATCGAGAGGATGTTTAATACCTCAATCATCAAAAAATCCCAAGTAATTCAGTTGATTAAAGCAGGTTGCTTTGAATCTTTTGGTAATCGTTTAGAAATTATGAAGCAATTTATACATAAGATTTTTACACCTAAACAAAAAGTTACTATGCAGAACTTTAATGCTCTTATTGAAAATAATTTGATTCCAGAAGATATGTCCCAATATAAGAGACTGTTCAACTTTAGAAAGTACGTTATCAAAAATGTCTATGGTAAAGAAGGTAAAGAGAAGCTTTACTTGCTCGATAAAATTTCCACTCCTTTTTATTATGAGTACTTTTCAGGAGAAGCTATAAAAGATTATCATAATAATTTCCCAATCATAGCAGAACGAACATTCAAAAAAGAATACGATAAAAAGATGGAAGGAATAAAGAGTTGGTTAACTGAGGATACTACTCTGTCTCTTTTAAATTCGAAGTTATATAAGAATGAGTGGAACAGTTTAGCATCTGGAACATTGAGTAAATGGGAGATGGACTCTTTATCATTTTACTATACAGAACATGAACTCCAAAACATTGACACATTCAAATACGGAATTGTTAACTTTTTTGAATTACCTGAAGAACCAATAGTTGTTGAAATGATTCAATATAGAAATGGATCAACCAGACCTAAATTCAAATTGGATTTTATTGCTGGGACTGTATTAGATAAAGACAAAAATAAAAATACAGTAACGATCCTTACAACAACAGGTGTAGTTACTGCAAAATATTATGATGGTGCTTTTGCACATTACAATAAACAAATATCAAAACTGAAACCAGATGGGACTAAAGAAATTATTGAAAAATCATGGTTTACGCGTGGCAATAAGTTGATCCTGTTTGGATATCGTAGAGGTTCACAGTTTAGACCGTACAACTATAAAGACTCAAGAGTTAAACATACCACTATGTTTATTGATGAAATTAGAGAAGATGGTTCGGTAAAAGTAACTACTGAGCGAAAAAGCTAAAGGAGAATAACATGATGGACAAGATGAGCAAACATAAGATTGAAAGTATTTTGAATCGAAAGCTTAGCGAGAAAGAGTATAAAGAGATTGTATCTATCGTACTGAACAAGCTTCTAGAGGAAAGCAATAATGAACAATAATCTCGACAGATTTGAAACTCAATATCAGAAGTATAGATTTCCTGATACACAAGATAAGGAGGTGAATAGGTTTTCAACTTGTGCGGGATGTAATGAAGATATCTTAGTTGGAGATGAAATATTGATCTTGTTTGATGGTTTGACTGTTCACGATGACTACGGTTGTCTAAAGAAAGCAAATGGAGCAAAAAGAATTATTACTGGAGAGGAATGGTAATTTGAATTTAGTTGGTCATAATATTCAACTTGTTAAAGAATTGAAGATACATACATTAAAAAGACTTGAGATGTACAATAAATATGGATTTATAAAGGAAGAGAAGTATGAGGAACTAGTAAAGCTAGAAACAGATTATTTGGATGATCGATTGAAGATGATGGAGAGCTTGCTATGAGTAAAAATGAAGGGAAGCTCTTTGAGGGAGACTTTCAAGCGTCTGCTGGATCAACTCAGAAGATATTTTTTACCAGAATTAAAGATACTTTTATTCCAGCGGATTTAAGAAACAGAATTAGAGTTACGAAAAATGATTATGACTGCATGATGTTTTCTGAGAAGTATCTTTTTACTTTGGAGCTTAAGTCCACAAAACAAAAATCGGTCAGTTTTGATGAAAGTGTAATTAAAAAGCATCAGATTGATAAATTAAAAGAGGCCAGTGAGTACGACAATGTTATTAGTGGTTTTATTATAAATTTTAGAGAACCAGACAATAGGGTCTTCTTTGTACATATCAAGGATTTTGTTAAGTATCAATTTATTGCTCAAAATCAGCTTAGTCACACATATAAGAACAGAGTGAATAAAAGCAGCATACCTATAGGTATATGTGAAGAGATAGGGCTAGAAATCAATGGATTTAAAAAAAGAAGCAAGTGGCATTACCACTTAAACGATTTTGTAAAAAATGCAATAAATACATATGGTTTTAGCAAACAATTTCATGATAAAAGTAGTATTTTACAGAGAGTAGATAACTATTTATAAGCCTTCTTTCAACATAATTAGAGAGGAGGGTGCAGATTGAAAAGAAGCAACATAAATAGTTTTGAGGTTGTAATACATATTGCTAATGAAAAAGAAGCCAAACCGACAGAAGAATTAAATAATGAATTTATAATTTGGCTGGAAAATACAATGAAAAAGTATTCTCATTTAGTGCCAAAAGATATATAATTAATATATAAAAATAATTAAAAAACTATCAGGAGGAACTTTATGCTCAGGACTTTAACAGGTTCAGAAAAATTCACCAAAACTGAGCTTGAAGCCTTGGTCGCAAAGATCAAGGCTCTTATTTATGCTCGTGTATCTACCGATGGGCAGGTTGATAATTATTCAATAGAATCTCAAATTGAAAGATGCATGGATTTAGCCAAACAAAAGGGGATTAAAGAAGAAGAAGTAGTTGTTCTAATAGAAGATGGGGAATCAGGTGATAACCCCAATCGCCCAATGATCAACTATGTTTTATTCTTGTTGGAGTATGGGATTGGTGATCATGTTATTTTTCTACATCCCAACAGGATGAGTCGTTTTCTTCATTTACAAACACAACTGTCAAATCGCATATGGGGTCTTGGCAAAGATTTCTGGTTTGTTGAGTTTGATTTTGACAAATCGAGTCCAGAATCAATGTTGAACTTCAACATCCAAGGTTCAATTGCCGAATACAACAAAGCAAAGATATTAGCAGATACTAAGCGTGGCAGAATTACAAAGGTTAAAAATGGTCAAATACCGGGTTTAAACAGAATTTATGGGTATACCTATGATACTGAATTGGACACACTAGTTGAGAATCCTGTAGAAAAAGAAATTTATTTGAAGATGGTTGATATGCTTTTACATAAAGATTATAGCTGTTCTAGGATAGCTGAAGAATTATCTTTGCGTAACGTGCCAGCTCCTAAAAAAGACAGATGGTATCAAGTTACGATAAGTAGAATATTTAAAAATGAAACCTACACAGGCAATTATTATTTTGGCAAAACCAAAGTAATCCGTAATGCTGATGGAACAAAGAAACAAGTTCCACAACCAAGAGAAGAATGGAGACGAATATCTGTACCTGTTTACATTGATATGGAGACATACCATAGAATTCAGAAGAGACTTGATGAACTAAATAAGAACAAACCCGGAAGACCCACAGAAGATTACCTGTTACAAGGAATTTGCCGCTGTGGCAGATGTGGGGCAGCAGTATCATCAGGTGTGACTACGAAAACTAAAAATAGATTGCTGAAGTATTACGTATGTCAACATAAAACAAAGAAGTCTTATAAAGTAGGAACTGGCGAATCCAATCCAATTTGCAAAGGACGCAATTGGAGAGTGGACTATGTAGATAAAATTATTTGGGAATACGTTAAGAATATAATATCCGAGCCAGCAGAATTTTTTGAACGTATAATTAAACAGCAATCAGAAAACTCAAACTCTGATGAACTGCTTAAACAAAAAAAGAAATTGGATAAGTCCCTACAGGAAAAAGAAGCGTCTCGCGAACGTTATACAGAGATGTATGCGGCTGGAATAATCAAATCAATGAAGGATTTAGAAGATAAAGTGTCAGCCGTAGATGAACAGATTAAAGATATAAAAGAGGAATTGCATACAATAGACCAAAGCTTATCGACTGTGCTTAATAAGAAAAATCACATCGAATTAGTGCAAAAATCGCTAAGATCTTTTAAATATTTGCTTGATAACGATCATATAGATATAGAAACAAAAAGAAAAGTGACGCGATTATTTGTGAAAAAAGTTATGCTCAATGAGGATAATAAAATAAATGTTTATTTACATCTAGGATTTATTGATAACGCCGAGAAAGAATCCGATAATAAACATATAAATGTAAACAGTCGCCAAGGCCATGGAAGACCAAAAAAATCAATTTATTTTGATCCTCGCAGGGTATTCGGGAGAAATGGACTTTTTTTTACGGACAAATCCTGGTCTTCCTTCTCGTTTTCCGATTCAACTGGATTTTCCTGACTACACTGTGGATCAACTCATTCAAATTTCGGAGATGATGGCTAAGGAACGGGATTATATTCTCATGCCTCAGTCTATACTCAAAATGAAGGAGCATTTGCTAAATGAGCGGAATGACAGTCTCCATGCATTTAGTAATGCACGTTATGTTCGTAATGTGATCGAAAAAGCGATTCGGCACCAAGCCGTCAGGCTGCTTAATCAGTACAGGAGTGGGCAACCCGGCAAGCAGGAATTGATGACGTTGCGACCAGAGGATTTGAAAATGGACAAAAGATAGGCGATAATAGGAATCTGAATCACATCGAATTGTATGACATCGAACGAGGGCCGGCCTGACATCAGGTCGGTTTCTGTTCGAGAGTTGACATGAAAATAAAGGAGCAAACAATATGGCGAACTCCACTCATGATACACAAACCGAAATGCAGGATAAGGCGGTACTGGTCAGTCTAATTACGGATGAAGTCAAACGATCTGGCATCAATACGGAATATTCGTTGGAAGAACTGGTGAAGCTGGCTGAAACAGCGGGAGTTGAAGTGCTGAGCGTCCTCACACAGAATAGGGAATCCAAGGACTCAAAATGGTTTATTGGCAAAGGAAAAGTAGATGAATTGCGTGCAGTTGCTGAAGAATTGGGAGCGAATACAGCTATTTTTGATCAGGAACTATCGGGAGCTCAAGTACGAAATCTTGAAGAGAGCCTGGATCTCAAAATAATTGACCGGACACAGTTAATTCTGGACATTTTTGCTCAGCGTGCAAAGACACGGGAAGGTATTATCCAGGTTGAACTGGCGCAGTTGTCATACTTACTCCCTCGACTGTCTGGACACGGTAAAAATCTTTCGCGGCTCGGTGGCGGAATCGGAACACGTGGTCCTGGTGAAAGCAAGCTAGAGACGGACCGTCGTCACATTCGTGACCGAATCAGTGATCTGAAACGCCAACTTGAGGAAGTGACGCGTCATCGGTATTTACACAGGGAGCGTAGACAAAAGGCCGGCATCGTCCAGGTGGCACTCGTTGGCTATACAAATGCCGGCAAATCAACACTGCTGAAGCAACTGACAGCTGCCGATGTATATATTGAGAACCAACTATTTGCGACGCTTGATCCTACCTCTAGAACAATGGAACTGCCGAGTGGCAAAGAAATTATTCTCACAGATACAGTAGGATTTATTCAAAATCTGCCTCATGATTTGGTTGCCTCTTTCCGGGCCACTTTGGAGGAGGCCAATGAGGCTCATCTCATTTTACATGTCGTGGACGCCTCCTCAGACATGCGTGACGAACAAATGAAAGTTGTAGAGTCAATCCTGCAACAGCTTGGGGCTGCGGACAAGCCTCAGATCGTATTGTTTAACAAAAAAGATGCTTGCACCCCTGAGCAATTGGAAATGCTCCCTTCTGGGGAAGGCTATTTGAAAATCAGTGCTTTTGATGAAGCAGATTTGCTACGCATTCGCGAACTGGTTCAGGAGCATCTGAGCGGTGACACACTGAGATTTCGTATTCCTGCGGAACGTGGGGATTTAACATCGGTGCTTTATCGAATTGGAGATGTACTGCTGACAGAGTATGATGGCAATGATGTCATTTATGAGGTAGAAATTCAAAGAGGAGAATACGAAAAGTATGGTCATGCGCTTAGTGAGTTCACAGAAAGTTAA